GCTGTGTAAGGTTGAGTCCAACTTATGGTATACAATGTCATTCTTCAATTCCGTATTCTGCTTTTAATGCATCCATTGCTGCTCGAACTTTTTCAGCCACAGGACGATATTTCACAGGATGAATAGGATGATAGCTCCATTCCTGGCCACCCCAGATCTTGCTACCGTTCAATAGTTTGTCCATTTCTGCCAGGATTTCAAACCTAGGATCAGCCCAGAACTTGAATTTATTATCAGTCACGATGGGCATGACATTTACAGGACCGCATGGGTGAGCTGTGTCGCCTGTGCCCAGGTCATCGTGTCCGCATCGATTGCACTTCATTTTTGGACTCTCAAGCAAATTCGTAAAACTTAACTGAAGGGTCCAGCTTCTGGAGTTCTTTGGCGGCGGCTGTCAAGGCACGGTAGCGAGTCTGAACTTGACTGCGGCTCAGTTCACCATCGCAGGTCAAATTCTCTGGGCTTAGGTCAGCATCAATGCTGTCTGCAATACGCTGACGATCTGTGGCGTTCTGCAGGCTCAGGGCTCGCTGTCCAAACAGTTTGGCAAAAGAATTTTTACGATCCAGGTAAGTGTTCAGTGCTGACATAGTGACTCCTTGTTGCTGTTTAAGTGTTAATTATAGCAGAATGGCAATTATTGGTCAACCAAAATCAGTCATATTATTTTTTTAACATTTTAACAACGGTCTTAGAAACTTGGTTAGCAGTTCTAATAGCTTGACTCTGCGTTTGACTATGAATCCTTGCTTCATTTCTTTGAGCTCGGAGTTCTCTTCGAATTTCTTGAGGACTCAACCCTTCGTTATCTAATTCATGCTCGGTCATGGGCGCTGGAGATTTGTGTGTGTCTTTCAGAAGAAACCAAACAAGCCCTGCAAATACTATAATGCATACTACAATAGTCATATTTTTTCCTTTTGTAAATTAGCTTTGATTAATTTTAAACGTCTGCTTACAATTAGTCGACACAATGTCATCTTTGAGGGTACTGGTACACTCTAGTGTAGTAAGTTCTTTTGTAAATATCTTTTGAACAAGTGTAGTGTCATTATTTGCAATAACTTCGGACCTCAAGAATGTTAACTTATTTTGTTCAAGAATTTGTTTGGTTAACTTAGTTGCAGTTGTTTCCATGTTGGCGGATTTATTGTAATGATTATAAATCCCTAACCCGCCAAAGTACAACCCAAAGAATAAGATTACAGATAAAATCCCACCTAAGTCTTGCAGTTTAGCAAACTTTGATTGGAGTGATCCAACAATTCCTGCTGAAATAAAATGTGACAAAATTGCTACTGCTGCAAAGATTGCGAATTCCATATCTAACTCCTGTTTTGTTTCTGTATGTGTTAATTATAACGGTTTTGGCAATTACTGTCAACCGTTTTACATTGACCAGTAAGTTTCTGACGCAGGGTTGCACGACCAAGGAGTGTCTGCATCAATTTCCACAGGTGCGCCAGTCATCAAATTCTTCACAGTCATCTTGGGAGTCCGGTAAGTGTCACGGCTCACAATGTTCAGTTGGTCCACAGTCCAACCTGCTTTGCGGCAAAGACGAGTGCGGGTGGCGTGAGCCGCAGGGAAAGTTTTGTATGCACGGGTTCGGTTGGGACCGTCTGTTACGATAAGACCGGTAGCTTTTGCGACGATGTAAAACATTCTGACTCCTGTTTGCTGTTTATGTGTATATTATAGCATTTTGGGCATTTGGGGTCAACCTTTTTCGCACATAAAAAAAGTACTACTTTACGGTGCAAAAAGTAGTACTAAAGTACTATAGAATTATACAGTTGTTCTACGGGTACACTGTGTGATTGATAGCCCTCCAGCACCAGGTCAAAATATCGATTGATGGGTGCAGCATCCGGGTGTCCTGGCTGCATCCGATAAGTCAGTGCATGATAGGTCCTTGACTCATGCACCACTTCAAGAGCACAGCGATCGTAATAGCTGGGATATCCTTCCAACTGGTCCAGTGCCTCAAGATTCTCCGGAGTGATTTCCCATAGTACTCCGTCAACATAGCTGCCTTCACATGCTTCAACATCAGCATGAAACGCAAAACGAAACACATGATCAATCAGGCGAGCATGACCCATGCTTCGGGCACCAGGGCAACGGCGTGTCATCTCATCCTGATTGGTATTCATCCCGTATGCAAACATTAAAAGTTGTGGTTTTACCATATTTGTATTCATGTTATTCCTCCACAACATTAAAAAAACGATAGTGGTCTTCTAACGTCCAAGTGTCAAGATTGTCTATTGACTTGCCGTTAAAAGTTTTAATTTCAATATCTGGTGCAATTAGCTGGTAGCGTTTGAAAAAAGTCCATCCGTCTGGAGTGCTATCATGCAAACTGGCTTCACGCAAGGCTTTGTCGACTTTTTTGCTCACCCGACAGGTAGGCATGTTGATAGCCTGCTGAATAGTTATTTTGCCATCAATTAAGAGATCACGAACCACACAAAGTGGAATTACATGCTCAAACGTCACATCCTTGGCAGCTAAACTGACCCCACTTTGGTTGTAGTGGCTTTTGATTCGTCCCTGAATAGCATACTCCTGATAACGACGAATAGCTTTGTCCATATCATCACGCCATAAACGAGCTTGCATATCTTCTTCAACGACATTGTTACGATATAACTTTAATAGGCGTTCAAGGGCTACAACTGCCCATTCCTCGCACTGACGATATGCCTTGTCGTTACGCTTGACCCTAGTATAATTTTTAACACGCATGTTCTGCATGCTTTCTTGTAGTGTAGGCATATTAATATAAATCCTTTCGAGCAGGTATAAATGGAACGCTACTGTTCAAGGCAGGAATGCGTCCACCTGTCCACGTTTTGGACAATTGATGCCACAAAAATGTACCACCTGTATTCCAATTTTTAGCCACCTTGATGTGTTTGGGTTGATGCTGTACCGGCATATTTGCATAGTATTTTTTATGCCAATTCTCATAAGCCTTGCGCACCTTTACCCAAAAATCACTTGATTCGTAAAAGTCTGACCCAAATAATTGATGCAAGTGATCTCCTAGACTAACAATTTCATCATCGGTGTAGTCTATTCCATCTTCTTTGGCCATGTTAAACCATGCACACATGATCTCAATCTCCTGCGAAACAATATTCCGCGGAGTAGGAATGGTGGTAGTGTACATACAGAATTTACGAATAGTGTCACTGGTGTATTTGTCGATTTCTGTCATACGACTGATAGCACCTGACATATGTGTGTCTCCAAACTTTTCCGCTGTAACAAACAATCCTGCTTGTTCTAGGTATTGTTGTTTTAGCTCGGCTTCAACCCATTCACTCTTTTTACTGCCATCAAGTCGAACACCTAGCACCATCTGACGGTACAAGTCAATACTGTCTAAACGCAATTTACCAATGTCACTATTGCCACTCACAAAGTTTTCACGAATATCTGCACGATTTTTTATTTTGTAAAGAATACTGGGAACCATAACCTTACGAGGATCTTGATTAAAAATCATAACTGCAATAATCCAATACACAATTGCTGTGTGTTGGGCGTCCCAACTTGCAAATAATTTAGTGCCCACAGGATATAATTTGGCTAAATCTCCGCCGCCTGTGACCTCATATAGTTTAATAGGATCAGCTTGCACCTCGCGGAAGTTTCTAAGTATTTCAATTACCCAGGTTAGGTTAAGAATTCGTTGGATTGTGATGTCGATCAAAATGTCCGACATGGGAGTAAGACCAGCCACGCATAGTTGCAAGTCTTCAAAACATTTAACAAGTGGATTGTTTTTTTGGAATACCGCAATGGCATTCTTGAGTTGACTTCGAACTCCTGAGGACTTCATGGACAGAAGAGTGGAGAGTGTGTCATTGAAACGCTGTTTTAGGTCAACGAATTTAGAACCACTGTGATTGTACTGTGCGTTCTGTTGATCCGCATAACTCTGCGGTACAGCGGGTGAAATAAAGTTTGTTGTCATTTCTAAATACCTTTTTAAATTGTGATTTTCTCCGGCGTAGCCAGTGGCATGTCCATCGATAATTGAAATTGTATGTTAACATAAAAATTAATTTGTGTCAACTATAACTTGAAACTGGTAATAATTTATGGAGATATCATACAATCACCTCTTTCTTGATTTGTCTATCACTGTAGTGCTTGTGACCAATGCGCCGAATGGTGTCGGCTGCTGTTTGTGGATCAGCTTCGAACATGTCACGAATGTCATCTTCAGTGATACCCGGTTGTGCAGTAATGACGTAGATTTCGTAGTGGCGTTGGCTATTGTATCTAGCTCGCAATTCCCAATGCATGATGTTGGGCGGCCTTGGTGGTTCAACACCCTTTAACAGTGCAAATGTACGGTCAGCCGGATTGGGCACACGAACCACAGCTTCCAGTCCATTGCAGTTCCACATGATGGCAAACATGGTTGGCCGTTCGTCAATTTCTTCAGTCACAATAAATTCGCCTATTGAGGTTGTTTGAAAAAATCCTGCACTCTCAACACTGCTTCGTCCCAGCTGGGTGCTACCACTGTGACAAAAGCTTCGCCGGCCACAATGTTCATGTCAAACGGCACCACTCCAGAAAACCTAAATCCTTCCGGAATAGTGATCTGAACCTGATACTCTGTCAGGCTCTTGATGTCACGCATCACATGTTCGATTGTTCGGCCGTCTTGGTTCATAACCGAAATTGTTGCAGCACTGAACGGGCTTCAGCACAGTTGCCCAGAGTTTCTTCCATGGCCTCAAGAATCACCAAGCGTTGTAGCACATCGGCACAGCATTGCTCTTCGGCTGTGAGCTGTTCGTACCAGTCCAGGTATTCTGATTCGCTGTCAAGATGCCACATTGTGTCCAGCATTTCGACCTGGTACGGAGTGAGATTTGTAAGGTGAATATCCATGGTGTTTCCTAGTGAGTGAGCTTGTATTATAGCTGATCTAGGGTTTGGAGTCAAGTACAGCAAAAGTACTAACACCATTGCAGCGAAAATGCTGCACAATCGCGATCTGAATCAAAGTAAAAAATATATTGTCCCGGACTTATATCCGAACTGACTGTTACCAATTCCCAGCGCCACTCACCGGTGCATTCGCTTTTACACCAGTTGATCACAGAGTCCAGCGCCCCAAACGGTTTGGAAATTTTTCGGGTGTGTTGAAAACTCTCAGCTGCTCGCAGTTCGAAACTGAAAGTTTTAGATCGTTTTGCAACAGCGGTTGACATGGACATAATTTATCTTGACACAGTGACCAAATTCAAACTGAATATTTTTTCAGTGTGGCATTGTATTTGGTCATGTCAGCACAGGTGTACTTTTGATATGAATCTTTAAGTATATCCGGCATGGGCACAGTGGTGATCGGCACTCCGTATTGTTTCGCCACCTCCATAAAACTCTGTGGCTTACCAGTGCCCACATTCCATATGCCACTTTCAGGAATTGACATGAACCGCAGGTGTGTGTCAACGATCTTGCTCACATGCACAAAGTCTCGATGATACAATTCACTGTTTTCAAACACCTTGATAGTGCCAGTGGTTTCGGCCTGTCGCCGAAACTGGCTGTGCGGACTGGCCTGATTGCCTTTGTGGTCTTCACCTTGAGATCCGTACACATTGAAATAGCGGAACCCTTGTGCTGTGTTGCCACCTTGATGTCGGGCATGATGTCGCTCAAACAAATACTTGCTCCAGGCGTAAGGAGTTTTGGGATCAACTGGACTGTGTTCAGCAAAGTCACTGATCAGGCCATACACACTGGCCGAACTGGCGTACTGAAAGTTCACACCAAATCGTTTGCATTCGTCAAACAGTTCCGCAGAAAATTCATAGTTCTGACGCAGTACTCGGTCAACATCACGCTCTGTGGTACTGCTGATGGCACCCAGGTGTATGACCCAATCTTGATCGATCACACCGGGTCTGGCACCGTCGTTCCAGTCGTATGTGGTCACTTCGTGATTTGCGTTTTTTAACGCAGTCAACATGTGACTGCCAATAAAACCTTTATGACCTGTAAGTAAAATTTTCATAAATTTAAAATTTCTTGTAATGTTTTGTCAATGTCTCCACGATGTTGTATAGCAACACCACCAGCATTCTGCCATTCTTCACAGTTGCTGGTACGGTCGTCAATTAAAACATCACCTGGGTTACAATGCACATGTTTATCATGACTATATGGTCCAAACATTACAGGAATATCCGGGTAGTGAATGGTGGCCCAATGCACTTTATCATAGAAGGCCCACTTAACATCATTGCCTTTGGGTACTGCTGTTAAAAACATCAAATTCCAATTATTGGATTTGCATTTTTCTTTGCAAGCCGTAACAATAGTGTCCGCTTCTGCTGTTTTATCTAAGTCTCTATACAGACGTGGATTATCCCGTAGTCGTGTCCACTCCTTGTGTTCCCAGCGTTCGTCATCTTGTTTTTTACGCAACACACTGATTGCATAGGCGTTGAAGTCTGCAATTACATCATCCATATCTAAATATACTGTTCTCATTTTTGGCTGTCACCCTTGCCCACACGGTAATTGTCTGCTATACTGTCGGCAGTGCTTACTTCAATGATGGTTCCGGCTTCCAAACAGATCACCTGGTGCGGTTGCAATGGTCTATTGCGCCAGACGCAGCCTGCTGTCAGTTCTGTTTCGTGCTGGCTGGCATCGCGTGTTTCAATAAACTTGACAACAAACTTTCCATCCAGCACATACCACGACTCATCTTTTTCTGCATGAAAGTGCATGCTGAATTTGGCATCCTTGTTGAATTTCAACAGCTTGCCGCAGTACTTGTCCGTGGTGGCCCATATCAGTTCTGAACCCCAGCCTTTTTCTACAAAACCTTCTAATCTCAACATTGAATTTCCTCTAGTGTTGGTGCATACACACCGGTGTGTTGCACAGTGACGGCTGCTGCCCGATTGGCAAAATCTATGGATTTCTTCATGCAGCCTGTATTTAAAAATTCTACAACCAGTGCAGACAAAAAGGTATCACCGGCACCACACACATCTGTCACTTCGACCAGTGGTGTTTGATAACTGTTTCCTTTGTATTTTGCGCCGTCTTTGCCGCTGGTCACAATCAGTTCACTGCATTCGGATTTCAACAAACTGTGTTCCAGTGCGTTGATTTTTACAATGCATCCTTCCAATCTTGCCAACTCAGTTTTTTTTGTATCAACAAAGATCGGGCCACGAAACTCTTTGCGTACCCATTCAATTGCTTCGTAACTTACAAAGCCTTTGTTGTAGTCCGAAATCACAATGGCATCGTAGTTGTTGATGCCCACGGGCCATGATCCGGCTTGTATGCCTGATGATTGTGTATCGTTGTCTATTCTAACAATGTGCTGTTTGCTTCGTGCATCGATCAATCTGGTTTTGGTACTGGGCGGGCCGTCTGTGATGTACTTTACATTGCAACCCAGTGCTATCAAATTGTCATTGACATTGCCGGCCATGCCGGGGCGTGACAGTTCGTAAAGAAGCTTGAACACCGGCACCGGCGCTTCGGGACTGATGCGATCTATAGACCCGTACTGGTAAACGTCTACACAGTCATCGCCCAGCAATAATATGTTGAATTTTTTCTGTTGTGGAGTAGCCATTGATCCTGTCAAACCATTCTGTTTGTTTGCAGTATTCTTGTCCAATGTAGCCGTGAGCTTTCCAGTCACTGCCTTTGACCATGATGTCTGCGTTGTACTCTTTTAAAATATCAATCAAGTCTTGATCAGTGTTGAAGATTTTTACTTGATCCACTGCTCTAAGACTTTGCAACAATTCTTGGCGTTCTTGTTGGGAGTTTATTGGTCGGTCTAGGCCTTTGATCGTTTTTACTCTGCTGTCCGAATCAATACACACCAGCACATGATCGCCTAGCGTACTGGCGTGCGCCAACATGCGCAGATGTCCCACATGCACAATGTCAAATGTCCCATTCAATACAATCTTCATTTGATATAGTGTTTTTGTATGTATTCATCGGCCCTGACAGGGTCTCGCGTGTAACACAATATATAGTCAACAATGTCGAAGTGGTTGCAAAAATCATCGCCGTAGGCCACACCAAATTTTATTGCGTTAAAGATGTGATCTTTACGCCATTTTTGGTAGTCCCGTTTGGAAACTGCTGTTGTTCGATTTTGTACAGCCACGGCAGTGAACACACTGTAGCCACGCTGCATTGTCATTTTTTCAATGCCTCGGACGCTGGGTTATCAAACAGATCAAATTGTCGATGTTGGTCACTGCTGGGTTCCGTCCAGTATTCACACTCGCACACATATCGATTTTCAGTGTGTGACGCATTCCTTAAAAATCCATGTGGCGCATCCGGATGAGTTTTACAAGCTGGTTGATGCATGATCTAATTCCACCTCATTGCTGCTATTGTGGCATATTTGGCATGCTTGCGTCTAATCTTTATGGTCAGATAATTCTTTGTCTCATCTATAGACGGCCCCACGGTCCAGTCCCAGTCCCAGCCTTGACGACCCACATGTTGTTCTATCCAAGGTCTGTAATGATCATTGGGGTCTGCTGACTCAAAAGTCACATAGGCTGCACCGCCCAAATCATACCAGAATGGATCTTCGGGCCCGGGCCCTGCTACGATCGCACCTGTTGGCCAGCGAACATTGATCACAACTCCGGGCATGAATCGCCACCAAAGTTTTCTTTTAATATTCATAACCATTTTAGAAAAAACACAAGATATTTTTTTTCATCCACAATGTCATAGGTGTCTGTTATGCTGCCGCCTGCGTCTTCATGCAGTTGTATTCCATAAGTTTCTTCGATATAATTTTTAAAATCACGCTCATCAAATTTTTTTCCCAACGGAATCAAGCTGTTCATGTATTCCAGGCGTGTCGTTTTCAGGCCCTGCCAATACTTCCAACGTCGGCGACGAAACTCAATGTCAGGATCACTGTCGTCAAAATCTTGAAATGGAACAATGCTGGCCACGGTGGTGTCATGCCCACTTCAATGCAAAGGCCACTGCCTGTTTGGGATCATCAAACTCCACATCATAAAAGCTAGTGCCCACGGTGCCTCTTGGTGCTACTTGTCTATGTGAGGTGCCGCGTCTCATATGCCATCCTTCGCCGTGCCACATCATGATAGGCCGGCAGTGCAACAAATTGCCCACATGCTGTTGCAAGTAACTCAGCACTTCGGCCCAGGGCTGATAGGTTCTCACTGTGTGTTTAGCCGCGGCGCATGGTTGCGATGTCATGTGCTTCTTCCGAGCTGAACACCGGAACTGCATTGCTCTTGTGCATGGTGCCAATACCGAGAATTTTTGTGCCAGTGTATTTGGGAATGTCTTTGGTGCGTAATGCACCCGAATGTCCTGTGTCCAGACTGGGAATATGCCTGGTGTTGGCACGATCATTTGAGGATGAGAGATTGTACTGCAAGGGTTCTGCTCGCATGGCTCTAGCCCGGCGTTTTTCTTCCGCTGCCACACCTTGAGATTTTAAGATCTCTTTCCAGCTGGCATCAAGTTCTCGTGCTCGTTGTGCTTCGGCAGCGTTGCGAAACTTGACCTTGCCCTTGCGTTTGCCTGTCAGACTGAGGGCAGGATGGTGTAGGTGCATGCTCATTTTTTCAATAACTCCCAGGTATATTCAGAATCTTGCATGTAGGCAACAGGTTTGATCCAGCCGTAGTTGATACAATCTGCAAGGATCATTCGATATTCTTTTGGACATTTTTCACTGATTTCAAAACCAGCACGTGGCACCAAAGTAAATTCATTGGGGCTGAAATGCCAGTCAGGATCGCCAGACTTGATTGTTCGAAAGGGTCGACCAGAAGTAATCTTTATCATGCTGTTATTATAACACAATTGGGATTAATGGTCAAGCAAGATCAACCTGTGTCATTTTGATGTAAACTCTGTCCCGATAATGGCCGCGATGATGTTTGAAGTGCGTTGTGCCCGCGGAAAACATCTGCGGCTGTTGAGTCAGGGTGTCAAACAACTTGTACAGCACATTGTCATTCTTGATTTCTACCAAGTATGGCTCTGGAGAATTGTTGCGCACAAACCAAAACTGCCAATGAGATCCGGCCCCAGCACGACTGCAAAATATTTTCTTCACAAGGGTAAACTTTCCTGCAATCTTTGCTGTGGCAGCGGCGGTCATTGATGCTGACTGTGTCTGACTCATCACATGATCAAGGCCAGTGTCTTCAGCATAAAAGTATGGCAGTCGATACAGCAGACCTTCTTCAGATTTCTTCAGTTGATAGTTGCCAGTGACCACACCATACAGCTTGCGTCTAAATTCACTCATGACACCTTTGGACTTGAGTGCTGTCATCAACAGTCGATCAGCATAGTATCGGCGAATGTCAACTGCTGTGTCGCGATCCTGAGGGTCTACTGTTACTGAGTGCAGATCCAACCAGGCAAATCCACCTTCTTGCGACAATCTATAGCTGGCGCAGGCCATGGCAATTGGATCATCTTTGAACACAATTGGTCCTTCAGGAGGCTCGTTGTCAGTGGTGAGAAAATCGTCCCAGTTGATTGTACGCAGTGCAGTTGTCATGTCAATCCCAAAGATTTTGATAGTATTTTCCAAACAGAGCAAAACCGGTTTGGATTCGTTTTTCGTAGGCCATGCGACCTTTCATGTCAATCTCAAATGTGTCTTTTGGACCTTTGATCATTTCACTATTGCCATTTTCCAGTTTCTTCCATTGAAGGTCATGTTCACCGGAGTGAAACTGATCTTCCCAACTGTCGTCAACCTTGCTGTTGAACGCAAAAATCATTTCGTCCAGGACCCATTCCCAACGAGCAAAATGATTGGAATCTGTGTCCCATTCATTTTCTTTGGGCTCTGCAGATGTGCTACGCAGTTCTTTGGGAACATCTTTGTCGTCAACACTGCCAGCGCCGTGTTGCTGTTCCTTCAGTTGTCGCAGCATGGGCAACACAATCAACGCCAGTGTATGATCCATGTTCCAAGTATCCCACGGGTCAATTTCGACTTTGATTGTACGCTGTTGTCGACTGTGAATCCAAGTCAGGAATTTACTCAGCACAGTGTCCGGACGATTGTGATTCCAACGGGTAATCTCGCCCACTTGGGGTTCAGGCGCTATGCTGCCGTGCGCCAGCCATTCGCCAAACTGGTGTACCCAATGCGGCTTGCTTTTGATGCCGTATTCGCCTTCTTGTTCTTTGACCCAGAAGCAAAGTAGTTCGGCCAGTTGGTAAGGACCGAAATAATTTGTGTGTGGTCCAATTTTTACTTTCATAATTTGTTCACCTTTGAAATTTCCGGCTCACTGCAGAGAGATTGCACTGCGGTAGCATCAGCAGAAGAAATCAACGCCCGCATTCCGGGATAACGAGAATGGAACTGTTCGTCCAGCTCAGGAATACTTTTGCCCTGACACACAAACTCACCGGTTGTGGTATTGTAGCAGTAGTATTGATCTTGAAATTTTTCTATATTCAACAACACAACATCCGGAGTTTCTGACTCCAACTCCGGGTCTGCGGATCGCAGTTGGTGAAGCTGTGTCATCAATCTATACACTATGTATTGTTGGACAACAAAAAATAATAGTTTACCAACAAAATAAATCGTCACAAGCACAGTGAGAAAGTTTACAAATTCACTCATACAATCCTTAAAATGGGTCCGGGTCTACAGTCCGACTTATTATACAACATATTTCTCAAATGATCAACGGACTTTTTTTCTTTCAAGTTCCAATCTGGCAGTGAGTTCTCTTTGTAGATTCTGATCAGCTTTGGTTGCCCGGGTCAGGATGGCCATCAGGTATCCTGCGGTGTAAGTGGCGCCGCGCTGTTTTATCAGACACTGAACCAGCTCGTTCCATTCTTGTCCTGGATCCAGGTGAATCATATCACAATTTCCTTACATTAATCCAAATTCACTCCGGGCATGAGTTTCTTACCGGTCCAGTGATCGTTGGTTACACAAATGCCCCGCAAGAAATATTTATTGTTGGCAGTGACAGTTTCCAATGCTTTGGATCGTGCCGTACAGTCCTGCTGGGTGTCGTGGCGTTCGGTATATTGATGTTGCCACACACCAGCCGGATTGAATATTGCAATAATTAACACCCAACTGTTCATCTCATGCTCCAGAATAGGCACAGCCACGAACGTCAGTATTCAAGTTTGGCTGATGCAGTTTGATCAGTTCACGCTCACGAGCATGTGCTTCAGCCTTGCCACGAACCACATCCACGATCACCTGCACAAACGAATCAGCACCACGCTCACGCATGGCTTGGTAAAGAGTCCAACTTTTGTTCTCACTGCGCGAGCGGTAGATGTGCTTGTTGAAGCGGGTTGCCAAACTCTTGTCCACAGTGCTTTCGGTCTTGGCAGTTACGCCAATGTAGAAGTCCGCACCAGATTGCAGCATGTAGATCACATGCGTACGATCTGATCGTTTTTTACGGGGTGTGTTTCTTGCTTCCATGTGTATATTATAGCATTTCGAGCATTAATGGTCAACCGTTGTTTTTATGCTACATTTTTACGCTTTTTTCCTACGCAAATCAAAGAATTCCACATTGGCTATCCATTTATTGTCAACCAAAAATCCCCAATCTCTTTGCTGTGGGCCCGGCATAAACAAGGTCCATGGCGTGACGCCCGGTTCCAATTCCACACGATGATAGGTGTTTGCACCCGCAGTTCTAAACGAACCCGGTGCCCGCCAATGTCTGGTTTCGCCAACCATCTTACCCTCAGCATCAAATTCTGGAACCCACTCCCAGTAGCCACCACGCAGTATCAGCGTGGCATAGGGCCACGGATGATCATGCACCACATCTGGATCGCTTTTTAAAAACTTGTGTACAAAGATGTTGAACGGAAAACGTTTACGATCCTTGAGAAATACATAATATCGTTCCAGATAGGGTTCTTCTGCGGTGCGATCCAAAATTACTCGGTGTCGACCCCAGCGTTGAAACAGTTGTTTTATCATTGTTGTAGTATACGCTAACCAGGAATTTTAGTCAAGAAAAAAGGCTACCAGGGCGGCAGCCTTTTTGCATGTGTTCAGTTTGAGTTGAACAGCGAGGGGATTTAGACCAGGCCTAAAGACATGGCTTTGTAACCAGCAGCAATCAACTTGCGGCTTGGTGTGCCAATCGCGTACTCAGTGACCTGAACGCCATTGCCAGCTTTGCGGCTGTTTGCATATACTGCAAAACCGCTTTGGCGAATCCGGCTCACTTCGGCCGAGATGTTCTTGATGCCAAAACGCTTGGCAGCTTGGCTGGCAGTCACTGTTTCACCGGAGTGAAGAGCAGAGAACAATTTGTAAGTCTTTGTTTCAGTGTTAAAACGCATATAAATGTTACCTTTCTTTGATAATAAACATTAGCTGTTAAACTACAGCATGTATCTAGTATACAACAATTTTGCGCATCAAGCAAGCGGTTTTGAATAGCATTTAGCCATAAATAATACAAACGGCAAACAAGGATTCCAAAATGGCTCAAATAATTATAGATACTGGTGCGGCAGCAAATGACGGAACGGGCGATCCATTACGCACAGCATTTACTGATACCAATACAAATTTCACAGAAATCTACACCGCAGGCCCAGTGGCTTCAAATGTGCAGATTGCCAACAACACCATCTTGACCATCAACACCAATGGAAACTTGGTGTTGGCGCCCAACGGCGTGGGCGTGGTGCAGAGCAATGTGAATATTGTTCCAAATTCTTCAAACATTCGCAACTTAGGATCCAGCACACAGCGTTGGAGTTCGTTGTATGTGCAATATGCCAACATTTCTGGAAACTTAGAGCTGGCCGGCACATTGGGTGTGGGCGACTTGACGGTAACTGGCAATCTAACAGTGACTGGCAACACCATTCAAATTGGTAATCTTGTTACCGATTCTAAAACTATTCAATTGTCCAACACAGCCAGCACTGCCAATGCGGCCAATGGATCCGGTGTCACAGTGGGTGCCAGTGACAACATAGCCACACTGCTGTACAACGCCACCGGCAATGTATGGACCACAAACATTGGCCTAAGTTCTGTGGGCAATGTCACAGCACCGTACTTCATTGGCAATGGATCACAACTAACCGGATTACCAGTACCGTACGGCAACGCCAATGTGGTTACCTTGTTGTCTGGATTTGGATCAAACACAATCACGACCACTGGCAATATTTCGGGCGGATACTTCATTGGCAACGGATCCACATTGACCAGTTTGACAGGTGCCAATGTAACTGGCACAGTGGCCAATGCCACTTCGGCTGTGTCAGCAACAACAGCCGGCACAGTGACCACAGCCGCACAAGGCAACATTACCAGTGTTGGTGTGCTGACATCATTGAGCGCAAGTGGTAATATCACCAGTGGTAATTTATTAACAGGTGGACTGATTTCAGCTACCGGTAACGTCACCGGCAACTATATCTTTGGTAATGGTAGTCAGTTGACTGGTATCTCGGGTAACATAGCCAACATCACAGCCAATGTGATCTCTTTCAACACCGCAGCCGGTATCAATGTAGCAGCCGGGCAAATGGCCTGGAATAGTTCCGATGGCACCTTGGACATTGGTTTAAGCTATGCCGACGTGGTGTTACAGGTAGGACAAGAAACACACTATGTGGTTCGCAACGACACCGGCAACATTATCGAAAACGGTACTGCTGTATATTGTTCAGGAGTCACTGCTGGATCCGGTCGTATTGAAGCCAGTCCTATGACAGGATCAACAGACCCTATAAAATTCTTGGGCTTGGCCACACAAGATATCAGCAACGGTGTCAACGGTGTGATCACATACTTTGGTTATGTGCGTGGATTAGATACCAGAGGCACAGCCAACACAGCCATATCAGTGGGCGACGAAACCTGGGCAGTGGGTGATCAGTTGTATGTTCACCCTACTGCGGTTGGTAAACTGACCAATGTAGAACCTGCCGCACCCAATGTGAAGATCTGCGTGGCCTCTATCATGACCCGCAATCAAACCTCAGGTGTGTTGTTTGTGCGACCCACTACCAATCTTAACATGACAGATCTCAGTGATGTGCAAATTACCACACCTGCGACCAACCAGTTTTTGGTCTATGTCGGCAATCGTTGGGAAAACACAGCCCTGGACATCAGTTTGGCCACCACACCTACCTTGGGTGGCAACTTGGCCGGTGCTGGATTCAACGTCAGCAACGTGGGTAACATCAGTGCAACGGGCAACATCACAGCACAAAACTTCACAGGTAACATCAACATCACTGGCAATGTCCAAGGAACCACGGCCAATGTGACCTTGGTTGCTGGTGCGTATTCAACTGTGTTTGACAACACTGGCAATCTAACACTACCCGGCAATACTTTTGCAGTTAACTATGCCAACAACACACCAGTGGATGTGATTACAAGGGTCGAAGGGGCTTGGACGGTGACTGCAGGTACCAACAACTACAGTTTCACAGTGCCGATCAACAACACATATCAACTATGGGTCAACAGCAACATACCCAACGGTATCATAGTCTACAATGCCACGGTCAGTGTGTCCAATACCAACGTGCCAGTGATAGGTCAACAGTTTGCCTGGAACTATACAGGCGGTGGCAACATATTGATGTTTACCAGCATCCCTGCTCAAATCATAGGCACAGCCGGCGCTATCAGCAATGCCTCTCCTGCGGTGGCCAATACCAATGTGTTCTCTTTTGGTATCGACAATACCAGCGGCAACACTGTAACTGTGAATTACGGTTGGATACAAATTAGTTAATGGATCAACCATGATTATACAAGGCGTAAAACTCAGCAACACCGTTGTGTACGATGCATCGTTTAATTCAACGGGTGCGCTACTGTACCTAGATCCAGGAAATGTTGCCAGTTATCCTGGTTCTGGAACCACATGGACTGATCTGTCAGGCAACAACAACACAGCCACCTTGGTTGGTAGTCCAACTTGGACTAGTGCTGGGCCAGCCAGTTATTTCTCACTCAACGGCACCGGTTCACAGTATGCGTCCACTGTCTCTAACAAGTACAATCAAACCTACACTGGCAAAACTGTCATGGCAGCCATACAAATCAATGCCAGTGCTTGGACTCCGGGAGTTGATTTTTACCGGGGGATATTTGGCACAAACACTGGCCTTAGAAACTTTAACACTTATATACACCACGATGTTTCGAATAATTTACAAATACATTACAGTGCAAACAGTTTTGGCGGACTCAGCGACAATGTGTCAATTCCCGCAAACACCTGGGTGATTGTTGCTGTGACACAGACCACAGGCGGTGTAGTAACTTTTTATTTCAACGGACAAGCAGTAGGAACTGTGGCAGGGCAAACATTTAGTCAGTATCTGAGCAGTTCAACTGAAAATGTAGGTAGACTTGACAACTTCTGGTATGGCAACATTGGTGTCACTGCGGTATACGGACGAGCCCTGACTGCTGACCAAATAAAACAAAACTCCAACGCACTACAATTAAAGTACGGAATATAAAAACAAAGAAAAACCCGCCTAGGCGGGTTTTCTATTCTATAGACTGCTAGTCTATCACTTGCCTCGGGTGAATGACATGTACAACACTGCCACTGCAACTAAACCAACTAGACCCTGGCTGCCCAACGAGGCAACAATCTTTGTGATATTAGCAATTACATCCAGACCCAAAAATGGCACTGCTGCGCCAAAAAGAATTTGAAGTACCACTGCAACAGAAATCAACTTGATACCCACATCGGTAATGTTAGTGATTAGACTGCTGAATACGCTTAATGCTTTGTCCATATAATAGACTCCTTTTAAAATACGCCAGTCGACGACTCACGGACAAATATTTAAGTACTATCGCCAAAGACCACAAATTCCCACGGGGTTTCTGGGCACTTTTGCCATTATCCTGGGTTATTTCGGCATGCTGTTTACAAAGGCATTCATCATGGTCATGGCCTGTTTCATGGCCTCTTCCGCCGATGGTTGCTGAACGCACCCGGCCTTGACACCCTGCGCTTGCCATTCTTTAGCAGAGGTTTGGCAGGCCTGTTGTGTTGCAAATGTTCCAACCGGCGCAGGTGCAGCGTTGATTGCTGTCACTAACAATAATGTCCACATTATGCTGTCTCCTTGATGTGTTTGCAAGCGCCACGAAACTTGAATCCCGGGCAAGAACAGGTTTGTTCGCCCTGGTACTCGGTCACAGTGTATTCTGCACCTTTTGAGCCGGCTACGGTCCAACTACGACCCTGCGGTGTTTCCAGATCTTTTGGAACAAAATTCCACAAATTCGGCACTTCCCGAAACCGGCGTCCTGTGGTGTAAAAACTGATGGGCTTTTTGAACTCCTGTATTTGTGTAGTACCCCAACGAACATACGCAACCATTTTGTTACGGGCATCGTTGAGGAAATACACATGATTGGGATGAGTCCACTCAGTGGTTTCTTGTACCACTTTCACGCTGGATCCTGTTGGTCGTATCGCACACCAAACTCATTCAACACAGACACAATCTTGCCAATGCTGATTTTTAATTTGCTGGCAATTTCGTGCGGCTCGTATCCGTCAAGGTACAGCTCTTGAATGTCGTAGTGCAGTTCGCTAAAATAACCCATGATGATTTCCTATTGTTAAATTTTACGAATGTATTCGCCAGCGCGGCCAAGGTCTTGTCCTGCTCCGGACACTGCGCCGCCAATGGTGCCGCAGCCAGTTACGCTGATCAAAATCAATGCCAACGCAATTTTACGCATGTTCAGTCTCCCCAATTGCAGCCAAGGCCTCTGAGAGAGCCACCAGCTTACTACCCTTGTCGGGGCTACCACAATACCACACACCGTCCCGCATGATGTAGTAATACTCTGCGCCACAGGCCTCGACCTGATCCAGGAAGGCAGCAAAGGTGTGTGCCACTTTGAAGTCCACGCCTTCTTCGCCACGGTCACGACCGTAAAAAGTGGTCATGTTGCCGTAGAGTTTCTCATACGCTTCGTCTGACATGTCAGTGTCAAATCGACTGAACGGATGCTTCTCACCAATCTCTTTGTCCAGACTACTGATGTCGCCCAGTGCTACAAGATGATTTGCTTTAGGAGATTGATCTGAGCCATAATGCTCTTGCAGGATCCGGCCATTGTGCTCCAGGTAGCCATCCCAATGACAGTAAACACTCTTAACAACGTCACCGTGCATGACACCAATTCGACTTCGTGTACCCATTTTCGACTCCTTGTTGCTGTTTAAGTATTAATTATAGCAGAATGGCAATTATTGGTCAACCAGAAGCTGTGTCATCTTTTGTGCGTTCATTGCACAGATTTCGCTCATGATCTTGAGTATTTTGATGGTGTTGGCGTCACTGGCTTGGCCAGACTCCAGCACTTCCATTGCAGTTTTTAAATAATCCCAATGTTGAATAGTCATACGGTTTACTCTTGTAATTGTTTGGCATGTTTGACCCGACGAGTGTACACTGTTCGTGACTGCTCAACACGGGATTTGAACGGCGTGTCGCGGCTGTACAGTTCCACAGCTCGGCGACGCTGACGCGGTAGTTGTATAACAAAAGACACGGGTTTCATAATTGCCTCAACCAAATTCTGCGTAGATTTCTTGTTCAATTTCGCGGTTCAGCGCATGAGCCAGGTCGCGGGCCTGTTCCTGCCCCGCAGGGGTGGGGTCAAATTCAGCACGGATATCGCTGGTGCGATTGCCTTCGCCGTCGTCCGCCAGCACTTCAGTCACCAGCCAGCTGGAAGATGCTGCATCTTCACTACGAAAAAAACGAACTTCAAACTTGCTCATTTGGCTCTCCTGTTTGCTGTTTATGTGTATATTATAGCAGAATGGGAATTAATGGTCAATCGTTGGCTAACTCACGCAATTTTTCAGAAATAGCAGCCTGCTTGATAAAAATGTTGCCACCGTAACGACCGTTACAGCTGATGAGAGTCAGCCACTCGTATTCAGCTGTCAAACGCTCAATCTCTACTGCCTTCTGTTCCGGTGTCATCTGCATGTCTGCTCCGTTTGCTGTTTATGTGTATATTATAGCAGAACGGGAATTAATGGTCAACCAGAGCAAAATCGTCTTTTCTCCTGGTGTGTTATTTTAATATTACTTGATCAATATGTCAATGATGTTTGGTTCATTGTGCCGGGTCACAACTGCACGGTTATCATACACTTCAATGCTGTTGTGATAAATCCTGGTGACCGTGGCACCATTGGGATAAGTGGTCTGTTGCCAACTTTCCTGTTTGACAACACCTTTGCCCACAGTGGCAATGGGCAGCACGCCAGTGAAGCTGGTAGCAAACTGAGTTACGGGTATGATGGAGTCACTCATTCTTCCACACCAAAATGTTCTATTAAGTTTGGAATATTGGTAATATCGTCTTTTGTGATATTGAACCATTCTCCCCTCACCCATTTCTTTTCAAAATGTTTGTGTAATTTTTTTTCAATAATATCTGCTCGGTACAACAAGTCTGATTTCCAAACTTCTTTAAGATCCATCCAGTGTGCTGTTTGTAATGCTGCTTTTCTTTTTCGAGTATCTGATCCCGAAGTTATTCCAATTTTATAAGGAGCTCCGGGACTATCAGTACCGATAACATACACGGTTCCTGTAACTGCACCTGCTAATGCTATTGTTGTCTTTTGACTACGAACTAATCCTTTGGCCTTAATGTCACTACGCCATTTTGTAGCATATTGTTTGGCGCAGGCTTTACATTGTCCAATAACTGTTAAATTACTATTATTAGATACTTTTTTAAGACTGTGAGTAAAAAAATGTTTGTCACCTGCTTCTAACAACAGGTTACATTTTCCGCAGGTATAATGTGATTTCATTCTTCAACTCCGAAATGTTGTTTAATCATGTCTACGGCCTGGCCGCGACTGATCATGTCACGCAACATGGGATTCAATGCTCGACCACATTCCTGCACAATCAACTGGGCGAACTTTGCCATCTCATCTTCCCAACATTCCACAAAAGCTCGCATAGGAGTCTCAGTTGGGTCATAGGTAAATTCAATTCCAGCCTGTTCGGCAAGTTCTCGAATTCGTTCGTTCATAAAAACCACTCCCGGATGTGCCAAACCGCAATGGCAACAATATTAAACCATAAAGCAAACAACGCCGTATAGAGATATATCATAGCCCAGCGTCCTGCTCGTTCTCCTTCGGTCATGATTCAACTCCAAAGTGTTTCAAAATCAAATCGCTGGTTTGATAGGGCTCTGCTGTGTCAGCAATCCGGGCACATTCCTGCACAATCAAGTCAATAAAATCAAGCATGTTGTTGTGTTCAAACACGAATCGCGGAGTTTGGTTGCCAGGAGAAATGTAAAATTGTCCATTGGCCTGTTCAAACAATTTTTTAATCCGAGGATTTATGTATTTTTCTAGATATTCTTGTTCAATTGTCATGATCCACTCCTACGCCATACAATGTCAAATGTGTTGGGATTTAGAAAAACTACCCAACCCTGGGGAATGTGTTCAGGAAATAGACTTGTTTTACCGTTGCTGTGCTTGTAGACTTTCATGGTTCGATTCCTTCAATTTCATGTTCCTCTACGGCTTGGTTGGGAATGTTGTCTGCATCACCGGGTTGTGCAAATACAAATCCCAAGCCCAACAATGCGTCAATCTCTGCGGGTGTGCAGTTGGGCCAGCCGCGATGAACAAAAATCCTACGGGTCAGGTTGTCCTGGGAATAATAAATCCTGTAGCTGACTCGAGGCGCATTGACTGCGGCTGCAATCACAGACTGTGATATCTCGTCATCCCATGTGTCGGTCACAGTGACTCGAGTTTGCTCATACATGAAATCTTGCATCATGGTTCAACTCCGTGTTAGTATAATACAGGTTCCACAGCATGCTCATTCCGTAGAATCTTGAACACTTCTTCATGCTGGGTATAGATCAGCCCCTGACGTTCAAGGATCGCTCGGCGAGTCCCAGCATCAAGCTGACACCACTGTCGAACAGTTTCGTAGCTGCCGAATGCTTCACGAGGCATAGTATCTTGGATCCAACCAGACAAGGCCTTGAATGCTTCCACAGTGTTACTGGGATGGCTGGATCCAATTGCTCTAAAAAAGTCATTGGCCAACACCGCAGAGAAACAACTACCTGGCGCATAACCATACACCAGATAGTTCAGCATGGGGTCGGCAAAGTCTCTGGGCACCGACCAACGCTCACAGGATTCTTTTAGTAGATTCCAGCTGTATACAGTTATGTTCACGATTCAACTCCCAAATGCTTTTTCAATTGGCTTGTAATACTCAACCCCAAACTTGGCTTTGATCCTTTGAATTTCTGGTCTTTGCATTGGTCCATCACCCACTGCATCCATACATTCCCGCACAATCAACTGGGCGAACTTTTCGTTATACTCGGCAATATAGTTCCATCCGGTTAGATGCATTTTGGATTCAGCATATTGCCTAGCCTGTTCGGCAAGTTGTTGAATTCGTAAGTTCATTCTTCAACTCCGTAAAAATGTCGTTTAATCTGCTCTACCGCATCAGAAATTTCTCCCCACGCTTCTGTGCCTATATCTGTGGTAATGACTGTGTTCTGGCTTTCACATTGAGCGATACATTCCTTCACAATCATGTCAACGAACTTTTCAAGATCATCTTCCCAACACTCGACAAATGCTCTGACAGGTGTCTCTGTTGGGTCATAGGTAAACTCAATGTTTGCTTTTTCAGCAAGAGCTCGAATTCGTTGATTCATTCTTCAACTCCAAAATGTTTATCAATCTGATATACAGCAAATTCCGTTCCCATCTTCCACATTCTTTCATATTCATCTTCAACAGGAACTTCGGTAGCCTTAGTATTAATAACTGATATACATTCCTGAACAATCAATTCGGCGAATTTTTCGTTGTCAAAATGTAATTGGCCTTCTGGACGCTTGTCCCAGCATTGTTCAGCCAGTTGTTTAATTCGTAGGTTCATAGTTCAACTTCCCAATGTTTAGCAGCCATCGCTACTCGCTCTGGACTCGCCCCGTGTAAATTCATCACATCGTAAGAGTATTCCCGCACAATCAACTCGGCGAACTTGTCTGCAAATGCATCTAACATATACGCACTGTTATGTTCAAGTGTGAACGGAAGATTCTGTTCCATACAGACTTGTGTATAAAGTTCTTTAATTCGTTCGTTCATTAGTCTTTCCATTCTGATGGATGAAGTTTTGGGACATATCCGTATCTGCTGGCAACCTTTTTATCCTCTGCGGCAATAAATTCAGCTGCTTCTTGATCCCAGTCTGACTGGGGTTTCGCAACTCCAAAATGGTCGGCAATCGACCGGGCCACCCAGGCCACTGCCGCATGTTGTGCAGGCTCATCTTCCAACATGTCATCCACCCGGGCAACCTGTGCCAAACATTCAGCCACAATCAGTTCAGCGAACTTTTCTTTATCAAAAAGCCAACCATCACTGTTATTGTAAGATGTAGCCTGTTCGGCAAGTTGTTGAATTCGTTTGTTCATGCATTTTCTCCTGTGTAGCCCCAGAACTCGGTGTAGGATTCGCCCACCTTGTATCTGCCTTTATCTCGCAAAAAAACAGTTTGAGCATCCAGACGTATGACCAGATCGCCTTTGTTTATCTCTCCAACCGCCCAGGCTGGCACTCGGGCCACAACATCAATACGCCGCTTTATCAAGGTGTAGGGATGGGTCACTTTCACGATTCAACTCCGAAATGTTCTTTCATGTTACTAAACACATGATCAAGTGCATCGTCGTATGAAAAATTATCTGCATTGCCTTCGTTGTGTGTAAGCATAACAATATTCAAACATTCTTTCACAATCAGTTCGGCGAACTTTTCTGCCACAATCATATCAAAATTGCGGTCAATATCTTTGTTGTCATCGGTGTTGGCAAGTTTAGATGCCTGTTTCAACAGTTCTAGAATTCGTTCGTTCATTTCGCAACTCCAACAGCGTCAGCGTCAGCATCATCCAGTCGTTCAGCAATGTTCAGGAAGTTTTCGCAGTATTCTCGCATGAGATCGTAGCTGCGTTTTTCGTCGCGGCTCAGTTCCAGTTCAGCCAGGGTCTCGGCTGCATCCATGCTCTCAAGACAGTGCCGCAGATCAGTTGCGGTATTTTGAAACATACAATAGCTCATGTTCATTCTAATTCTCCTGTGGCATCATTGACCCTGCCGTAGTACACGGCCTCAACACCGTCTTTTGCGTGAGCATTGAAGTGTTCAACATACCCCATTGCCTGTTTCCAAGTGTCAAATTCTTGTTCCGACTTGACCTTCGACAGGTTGGGCAGACCAAGTTCTACGGGGTGGACATAAACAATGTGAACATATCGTGTCATAGTCGATTCCTTGTTGCTGTTCAAGTGTTAATTATAGCACTTTGGTGAATATTAGTCAACCGTTTTAGACACGGCTCAGATTCATCACACGACCCGGAAAGTCGTTGTAGGCCACTGCCACAGGCACAAAGATGACTTTGCCAAAACGACCTTTGTCTTCAGCATCTGACCAGGAGTCCCGAGTCACACGGATTTTATAAGCATCGTAACCTTGCTCGGCAGTGGCTTCGATTACCATACCTTCCACAAAGCAATCTTCACGACCCAGCATGGGTTTGAAATCGTAACTGCGAATCACATCACCTGTTTTAACAATCATTGTCTGCTCCTGTTTACTTACTATGCCACTATTATAACCGATTGGGAATTATTAGTCAACTGCGGGCAATACGATAAGTGATGCCTTGTGCGGTAATTACTTTGCTAATGTTGCCTTGTGCAGTATAATCTTGTTCCAGCAAAGCCAGTGTCTTACGGTCGCGCACTTGAGCTTGATCCAATTTAATAGTCACAAACTTCTTGCGATAAGTGAGGAAAGCACTCTTAACGGAGTACACCATCTCCAGTCCCAACTTCATGCGCTCTGCACGAATTTTTTGAGCTTCAGTGTACAATGTGCTGGCAGCATAACTTTTTATTGCTGCATCTCTGGCGGCGAGCCATGCAAACGGTGCGGCTTTAGAGTCCAGTTCAGTTGCGTTCATATTGACATCCTTTTTACTTACTATGCCACTATTATAGCACTTTGGGAATTATTGGTCAACTGGCGCCAGCAATTGGCCAAAGCCTGCCATCAATTCACGCACGGCCAGGCGCTCGTCGCGGTGCAGTTCGTCTGACCCACATGCCTGCATGGCCTGTAAAGTTTCCAGCATGCCGCCCTGGATGTTGTGGTACATGCCCCAATTGGTGACAAGTTCCAGGTGTTTGGTGTAGTCCATTTCACGCTCCTTTTTACTTACTATACCACTATTATAGCAAAAAGAGCATTTTGAGTCAACCAAAACAAAACCCGCCAATCAGACGGGTTTTTTAGTAGTAAAAAGTATTACTTTTTTGGTGGTTTTTCCAGTGCAGCAATTTTTCCAGAATATGCGCCATTGGAGCGATGAATCAGCCCTGTTTTGGTATAGGTAATTGTGCCGCCAGTGGCAGTGCGGATTGTGGTAGGAACAGTCATGGTTTTCTTTCTAGGATTAATAATGGGATTGAAAATCATTTAATAGATTTCTTTGGTTACTTGATACTGTTCGGGAGGATATTTTGCTTTGAATTCATCAGTTTTCACAAAATCATTAAGGTCGGCCATTTTAAAAAACATTCGGTTCAACACAGTTTTCCTGGTGTCAATTTGAGTTACCGAAAGATAACATGATTTTGCTTTGCCTGCCATACGACTCCTTGTTGCTAAGTGTTAATTATACGACAAATGGATTTATTGGTCAACTGTTATTTCAGCGCTTTTCCACAATTTTATCAATCAACCCATAATCCAGCGCTTCCGCTGCACTCATAAAGGTGTCTCGGTCCATGTCGCGCTCAAATTCCTCATAGGTTTTGCCACGGCTGTTGTGCTTGACATACAGATCGGTCAGCATCTTTTTCATATGCATGATTTCTTTGTAGCTGATTTCAATGTCACTGGCCATGCCACGGGCACCACCCGACGGTTGGTGTATCATGTGTCGTGCATGTGGCAGCATCAGTCGTTTGCCCGCTGTGCCAGCCTGTGCCAAAAATGACCCCATTGAGCAGGCTTGTCCCATCACAATGGTGCTGACATCGCATTTGATAAAGTTCATTGTGTCATAAATGCTCATACCTGCGGTAATAACACCGCCTGGGCTGTTGATGTAAAACAGGATATCTGCGTCGGGATTTTCACTCTCCAAAAATAACATTTGTGCAACGATCAAGCTGGCACTGTGATCACTGACTTCGGTATCCAACATCACAATACGATCTTTGAGCAGACGGCTGTAGATGTCGTAACTGCGCTCGCCTTTGGAGGTTTGCTCGATTACCATTGGGACTAGATGGGGCATGAAATTCCTTGTTGTTGTTCAATAAACAATTGTAACATCAAACTGTGCAATAGTCAACTGAGCAATTTGCTCGTATACAGGCAATTGAGATAAGTACAAGATGAGAGATTTAATCAACATACTAGATGATTTGCTTCAGGAAGCAACTCTGAGCCCGGGTGAGATCACCAAGTATCCCGAACGCTTTGACGCATTTATTGCGCACATTCAAAATAAACGGCCATTCTATACCGAAAAAGAAGGCGCCGAAGTTGTGTTGGCTCCCGCCGAAGCTGACAGATTCTTAAAGATGAAAGCAGCCGGCGAATTCCAAGGCAGCATCAAAGCAGTCGACGCCGATGGAAAACAATGGCCGCTTTCGAACTTTAGAAAAACTGCTGAATTTGGTGGCAGCAGCGCCAAGCCCGGAGCGCAAGCACCTGGGCAGACCAGCAAAGAAGGTGTATTGGTCAAACCAGCACAGATTGGTATTACTGATCAGGCCATTCCAGCAGATGAGTTTGGTGCGGCCATTGTGAATAATCCAGTGCTACAATCAACTGAATACGGACAAGCAGTCATCGTCATGGCACAGAATATCATGGCTGGCAATCCTGCTGTGATGCCTGACGAAATTCGCAAAAACGACAAGCTAAAAAAAGCCATTGTGGATTACGCAGGGGAATATCTTGGTGTGCTGGCATTGGTCTACAATCAATCCAAATTTGCATCGCGTGACCAGTTTTTAGCCTGGTTGGGCACAGATATGATGAGCCTGGTATTGAGCTTTCCCAGTGAACAAAATAATCCCATTGCTGACAGTTTTGCTTCAGTTACCAATCCAGAAAATGCACACACACTAAACATCAGCAGCAAGGGCACCGGCGGCGGCGCTGCACCCAGTGTGAGCAGCTTAAAGATTCCTGATCATCTGCGTTCAAAGACTCAATACCAAACAGCAATTGATTTGATTGAGCTGTGTCAAAACGAAAATTTACCCAAGCCATGGACTGTGAGTCAAGTGTTCCAGGTCATGAATTTGTTGAACCAGCGGTTGGGACCTGACGCGATCCCTGCAGACTTTCAACCATTCCTTCCTTGGTCAAAAGATATTGTGGCCCAGGTGTCAGACAGTTTAAAAAATGGCACAGCCATGCCCAAGTACGAGCCACTGTTTGCCAAGTTAGACAGCAAAGGCAGTGACGGTGGAAAACTTACCTATGTGACCAAAGCTGCTGTGATGAACATTGTGAACAGCGGAGCAGTCCCTGAATTTCAAGCTGTTGTGCTGGAAGTGTTGGATTACAATTTCATTCAGCAGTATACCACAGCATCTGGCAACACGCTGATTTTCAACACTCAATGGCCTGCAAAACTTGATGGCGAAGTTACTATAGAATCAAAATCTGGCGGCGTTAACCCTACCAAAGGCGGATTCAGTTTCAAACTCAAACCCAAAGGTGCCAGGTCTGAACCCAGTATGGAACCGTATGATGCGGATGCCGCTGGGACTGGGCAAGAACCTGCAAATCTAAATGCTGCCGACCTAGATGCAGTGACACAAAAACGCTCAAGAGTTACTGCTAGAGCCGGCGGCGACGAAGACGAGACAGAAGTTGTGAAACCTCCGAGAGATAATGTGCCAATGTTTGGCCGTAAACGTCAGCGCTGAAGTATTGAAATGCTATCGCAGATGCGGAGTCTTAATGCATCTTCGGCAGTGAGCCATACATCATGTGGTGGTAGTAAATTTTTACGAATGTTTTCTTCATCAAGCCCAGTGCATTCTTGATAGTGCTTGACCATACGGTGTTGAGTCAGTTCAAACTCTTTCATAGTGGCAAATAACTCATGAACCTTGCCTTCGTTGTACCAAGAGAATTGATGACTCAGTATCGAAGTGTTTGGAGTCAACACACGGCGTCCAGCACTGCCAGCAAGAAAAATCAACAGTCCCGAACTGGCAATCATTCCCAAGCCCACTGTCTTTACAGGAATAAGACTGCTGCGCATCACATCAATCAAGGCAAATGCATCTTGTACATCGCCGCCCTCACTACAGATCATCAACAAGAGTTCTTTGCGTTTTTTCTTGGACACAAAGTTTTCGTGTAAAATCCATTCAATCACCGGTTTGACTGTTTCAGCATTGATTTCTCCCATCAGCACATACATGCCTATGTCGGCCAAGGCCTGTGTGTGGTCTTTGTTGAATTCTGTATCTGTTTGGTTTGCCATGATGTGATCTAATTAAAGTTATAGTAGTTAGCATTGTACAGCTAACCAAATTGGTACACAACTACTTATGGCACTATTGTGCCATAATCCAAATTAACAACCAGGTCCGCGAACCAGGGATATTTCCACTTTGTCCAGCCGGTTTGCCGGCACAGAACCAAGATTGATCAATGTGCTGAATCTCTTGCTGGCCTGGCCGTTTATGGACACTTTGTTGTGGTCCAGCGTTACATAATACCAGGCCGCGTACTCGCGATAATCCAGTTCTTTGGCATAAAAGCACTGTTTGAACTGTTCATTGCCGTTCACATCCATAATGGCCACACGAACGGTGGGCTGGCTTTGCACCATTTCTTTTCGTATCAATTCCTGTGCATTGCGATCATCAAAATATGCTGTGGTGGTGGATCCAAATCCACGCCGTTTAACAGTCACTTCCGAAGTCACATTGGTACAGCCGGGAAATCTACCGCAGTCGGGTCTTTGATTTATTGCAGCAACAGCTTCGGCTATGCTGTCAATGTACAACTTGTTCCAGGACAGATGAAATGCCACTTCCAACTGTCCATTTCTGTTGGCATCGAAAAATACTCGAGTCGGTGCCAATTCAATATCAAACGCTCTGCGTGGATAGTCTGCTAGCACAGATTGCAACAATCGATCGCCGGACACTCGTTCTCGTTGCAGAGACTGTATCTGTGCGCTGATACGCCCACCGTCGATGGTGCCGGCTGTTTCAGATTGGTTCAACAATCTATTGGCCAACTTGCTGTGCTTGACCCATATTTTCATACTGACCTGAACTCTATTGCCCGCCTGCTGTTGTTTGACAATTTCAAATCGATCCACATAGCCCGAAGAGTAGGTGATGATCTCGTCCCGTACTATACGACTGTTGCGCACAGCAGTTTCGCTCACAATCACAGTGCCCACAGCATGTTCCACCGCCAGTGCAAATCCCTGTTGTCTTGCTTGATCCACAGTGGCGCCTTCGCCAACAACTTCTACATAAAGAATTTTTTCTTGGCCTTCAGCCAGCCATCGAACTAACCCAATGCCCACAGTCCACGGCGTTGGTAAAAATATAGAAAGCACATCAGCATGAGCAGTTGTCAGCACTGTGGCAGTGCTGATGGCCAGCAGTAAACGCTTGAACATGTTACTGCATCATTGCAGAACGCACAGTGGGACGAACAGCATTGCTCCGAGCGTCCCAGCGATAGACGGTCATTACAGTTTTGCCGCTGTTGATCACTTTACCTTCGACCAGGTACAGCCCGCCCAGGATACCCGAAGCTTTCACAGTGATTGTGTTGTTCACAGTGCTGGCAATTTTCAATGCGTCATTGCGTACAGCAGTGTTGGTTTCGTTGTTGTTGATACGATTGGGATTGACAGCCGTTTCAACTTCGGCAAACTCGTCAGTGGACTTGACCACATTGCTTACAAAGTTGTTTTTCTTGTTGTCTGTGGCCTGCTCCAGATTATGACTGATCATTTTGACCGAAGTGCTGCTGGTGATGTTTTCACGATTGATAAAATCGTTAAGACTTTTCTTGGCTTCGAGTTCGGCCACACGGAATGATTCTCGCACTGCGGATGCACTGTTGCCCCAGACTGGAGCATATCCAGTGGCTTCAATGCTTTCAAGCTCACCTGTGATCAATTTATATTTGATACGCACTCCGATGCGGGTAAAGTCGTTCACTGCCACTTGTTCACTGATGGCAGTGGTAGCACTGGCACCGGGGTCTGCGCCGCTGCCGGGTTTGAGCGGATTGTTGCTGCATCCTGTGGTCATCATAGCAGCAGCCAATGCCACAGCAGTTAAAATACGATGTTTCATTTCAATACCCTTAAATGTTGATGGTGTATTACCACTGAACTTGATTGGTCAACCAGAATTGGTTTGTGTAAATCCAAAAAAATCCAGCTCATGTATCTAGTGTACACGAACTGGATTAATTGGTCAAGTGCAGGCAACCCAAATGGTCAATTGTGTTGCTGTTGTCACACTTGTTGCAGTCCTGTTGTGGAAATGTTGGCCAACCGTTCTTTGGGAGCAACCAACATGTTTTGGTAATCAACCAAATAAAAAGAATAATCGGTAAGGTCTGCCAGGGCTGCTTTGATTGGTTCAGTTCCGGTGATGAAATACTCAACCCAAATCCACGGACGATATTGTTTGATTGTGTTGAGAGCTCCGGTCAACGCTGGAACTTCGTATCCTTCAACATCCAATTTGAAGAAATCCAGTCTGGGCAAATGCATGTCATCAATGCTTACAATGTCAACCAAACGGTCTGCCATCCAGCTGTCTTCAATGAGTTTGGTTTGATCGTTCAAAGACACTGTGCCAAAATCTTCTATGCGACTGTAATCCACTTTGGGCAAAGTGCCGATGCCGGGTTTGGCGCCAAGTCCACGGTTGTGTAGATACACATGATCGTATCCGTTCAAGGCCAAACTGCCACCCAAGGCATGGAACAATTGTCGTTGTGGTTCAAACGAAATGATCCTAATGCCGCGGCCCTGTGTTTTGTGGGCCACAGGCACAGTGAAGAATCCAATGTTGGCTCCACCATCCACAATCACTGCATCATCGGACAGTGTGTTGATCAATGCAAAAATATTGGCCAACTCACTTTCGATGTGGGTACGGCCGGTCTTGACCAAGGCTTCGGCCTGGAACAAACAGGTTCTGGCCACAATAAATTTACCATACACACTGTCTAACACTACAAAATTATCTACAGACACATCGACTCCATTTGTTTGTTTGTGTACACTCAAGAAAAAATCCAGTTCATGCACCTAGTGTACACGAACTGGATCCATTGGTCAAGCGGTTTTGAACTGGATATTACTTGGCTTTGGCTGTGCTTTGAGCAGAGTAGGCCTTCATGATACCTTCACCAAATTTGGAATAGTCAAACTTGGCAGCAGCCTGTGCAGCTTTGACTGTTTCAGCAGCAATTTCTTGTGCAGCATCAGTGGTTGCTTTGAATGCTTTTTTGGTGTAGTCAGCTTGACTGTCAACAAAATGATTCATTGACTCGGCAATGTGATTGTTTGTGATGAAAGTTTTGATCCAGGTTTTTTTGGCTGTTTGGACGGTGTCCACGAATGAGTCGGTTGTAAACATAATTTTCTCCTAATTTAAGCGAGTTTACTGAAAATAAGACCCGCCTTATTGCGGCATCCTATGGTTGTTATTATAACACACTTATTTATGATTTTTGTGCAACGCAGCAATTTTTGCTGATCTATCTCTTCAAAAAGTTCTAGTTAGGACAAATTAGTTGGATGGTTGATTAAACCATGCTTCCCATTCTTCGTCAGTTACAGGCCACATGTTACAATTTCCCAATCAAATGCAGAGTGTTGACTGTTACCAGTCCAAACGCAACAACAGCCACACTCAGCGCTACTGCCACATGAATGATGCTGTCTTTCATGTATGTGCCTTTTCATATATTTCTCTAGCCTGTTTAATGTGTCCGCGGCGTGTCAGCCAAGCAGCGCGATTAGCAGAGCTGATTATGTCCGATAGATCATATATGATTTTAAAAAAATTTTTCATTACCAATTTCCTTTGTGCTGATATACTCTCATCCAATGTTCAACATCGCCTGCATTTTTGGGATTCTTACTTGAAACGAACATTTCAATATCCGAAGGCCGATAGAAAACTTGTTGTAAGAGCTGTTTGATAGATTTTAACATTGTGTGTTTTTCTTTCTCATGGTTTCTACTGAGTTATTTAGTGTCTCTCAGTAGAAACCATTAGTATTCTTCAACATTTTTTACACTTGTTTTGGCAGTTTGAGTAAATATGTTTAACATAACCAAAAGGAAACTTTATGTCATTTTTATCAGCGATTAAGAACTTTTTTGTCACCGCGCCAAAACAAGAACCAACAGTAGAATCAGCACCATACAAGATTCCAGAGCCGGCTGCAACTACTCCAATTCCATTGGTGGCGGAAGTTGCTCCTGCGGTGGTTGAAAAGAAAAAGCCGGCTGCAAAGAAACCGGCGGTGGCCAAGGCTGTTGCTCGCAAGCCACGAGCACCCAAAGTTTAATTCTGCAACAGGTATCGGATCAAGCCGACACCATCGATCACAACCAGGAACACGGAATTGGCCATCAAGCCAAAACTCCGTCTGGTCCAACATGCCCAGGCGCTGGCAAAACAGCCTGCAATAAAAATCGTATACAGTGGCACCACTGGAATATTGGGCACTGTGGCTGCAAACATCACAGCAGAAACTACGCTGCAAGCCCAGGCAAATACTTCTGTACAAAAACGCACACGATTGCTGGCCCAGTCAGTACGAATATATTGACGCACACTGCCGACTGCTTTTGAAATAAAATTCATTATGCCAATCCCAATTCAACAGCACGACGGTAAACTTGTTCACTGGACAAGTTTTTGCCTTTGGATTCGCACTGTATATCAAACTGATCCCAAAAGGTCAGAGCCCAATCAGTAACAGGTTGATTCCAATAAAAATCACTGTGTGCTCGCATCTTTTGTTTTTTGTAGCCGGCCTCTAACAACACAGCATGATCCGGAATGATATCCGCAGCATGATCCACCAGCACATCTTCACGACTCACACTGTAATGCAGTGCAGGTCTAACACCGCGCCAGCTGTCAACTATGCCTTTGACCCTATCGTCGGTGGCCTGGATGTATTCTCCAGTACGGATCCAATGATGATGTATGTCCAGCACAAGAGCACAGTCTTTGGCCAGTTCAAGACTTGAGTCAACACCCCAGGCGTTTTCGTCGTTTTCGATTGTGATTGAACTTCTTGCTTCAGGCGACAGTCGTTTGAGTGCATCTCGAATACCAGCTGGTCCGCGTTTGCCTGAGATGTGTACATTGATCTTAAAGTCCTGGAAGGTTCGGCCATAGCCCATCCAACGCACCATGTCTGCATGATATTCGAATTCTTCTATACTGCGTTCTACAATGCCAGGATTCTCACTTGCCAACACGCAAAACTGTCCGGGATGAAAGCTGAGTCTAACATCCAGTCTACGAGCAGTTTCACCAATGGGTGCAAATATACGAGCCAGATGATCTTGTATCTCTGGTCGTTGCCACCAGGCCTTCCAACTGGGTTCAGTGTAGCCTTGCAACATTTCACTGCCTAACCGCACCATTCTGCGATTGGCCGGCAGTGTGGCCACACGCTCGATCATTCGCACAGCAGCAGCAGTGTTGTGATTCATGATGTCCCACTGGCGCTGTTCAGCTTCGGCAGGATGTTCGCGCAGCCAGCGCATGGTGGTTGATCGGCCGTTGAGTTCACGGTCCACAGCATTGACTTTCATGCCGCCGCATTCGGACGGATCATTGAGCCATTTGCAACAGAAACCAATACGCTTTAGTGTAGTCATACAGAGTATTGTACACTGATCATTGGACATTGTCAAGTGGACAGTAGTTCCATTACATTTTGTAGGGTATCTTGTGTCAAGTTATCAAAATCAGCCAATTCGGGCATGACATCGCCTTCGTGGTCTACCAAAACCCATTGCACTTGGGGATTGTTTTGTACAGCGTCCACAACAAATTTACGATAGTTGTTTGCTCTGTGTGCTATTAACCGATCACTGCTGATGGGCTTTTCGGTCCAATCAAATCCCATCAGTAACACAATATCGCTTTGGCCAGATACCAATTGTATAGCAATCAGTTCATCTTGATTGTCTACTGCAAATGTAAACTGGCCACCAAACAACCGAACCGATCGAGGTCTATCCAATTCAGCATACATGGACTCAGGAATATACATGTTGCACATTTCTTGCATGTTGCGTTTTAACAATTCGCGAGCTTTGCCGGCGTCATTGCACACCACATTGTCGGTGCTGCATCCACGCCAGGTGCGCCAGCTGCCCCAAATGCTGGCAATGTCTTTGACAGCAGCAATGTCCACATCTGGTGCAATCACAGTGGCGTCGGCCACAACCCAGTTGATTCTCATTCCGCTGCCCGAAGCACTTTCCAGTTGTGACCACCCAGGCATACCCAGGCAAATGCACTGTTGGGCACAGGATTCACATTGAACACAAGGTCGCCTTTGGTACCAGCGTAGCCAGGTACTGAGATACCGTGCCCAATCAGGTACTGTGCTACTCGCAATTTTTTAATGCTGGTGATGCCGTCAGTACCAATGGTAATGTGCGGAAGTTTATTGACGCCGATGTTCAAGGCTTGATCGCGGTTGGTTCCAAAATATGCTTCATGATTTTTATATTTGCCTGCGGAAATGCTGACTTCCTCGTCCCATAGATTCAGCGCAGCATCCGGTTGTTCTGTGTTGATGCCCACTCGTTTCTTTACCACTATCACTGTTTCATTCAAACTTGTTTCACCATCCACTATCAAGTCCTGCAGTCGACCTACCTTGCGTAAACTGCTCTGTGTCACAGTTCTGGCCAGCTCGGCACCAGATACCAATGGATATCCATCAACTTTTACATTGGCAAAATCAATCCCATTGGCTTTAATTTCATCTGCTACCTGAGCAACCAGCCGGTGTTTCCAATCTTGATCCAGCTGGGTCAATGTCTTGGCACTGATGTCGGCAGCCAAGGCATTCCAACTGTGGTTGTCTGTGTTGATAGAACCTGTTACTGCCAGATCTTTTACTGTGACAGATTCTACAAAATTTGCAGACCGAGCAGTCAATGTATTTTCAATCACAGTGGCATCGTCCATAATGGTCAACTGACACGCAGTTGCTTTGTCATCTATGCCAGTGCTTGAAAAACTTTCTAGCAATTCACGCTTGAACACAGCCATGTTTTCATCCACACGCTGATGAATAATAGTGGCAATATCAATTGACCCAATGGTCATCACTGTTCGACGAACAACTGCCTGGTTAACTAATTTTTCAATTTTTTCTAACCATGCTGGGTCTTTGAACAGTTCTATCACAGTTAATTGTGTTAGATTTTCTACTCCTTTATCCACTGTGGTTTGTATGAGATCGTTGTCAACAAATGCAGATACTCCAGGTATGTGCCCATTGGCAAATAACTCACCCACACTTGCCTTGACAGCTTCGATGATTTCGGGCATTGCAGTTGAATTAGCAAACTTGGAAAGTATACGATCTTGAGTGTATTTTAATATTTTTTCTTCAATTGGCTGAGCCCATTCGTTGGATGTGAGTACGCCCGACACATGACTGCCAACAGTTTCAGCAATCTGTCGTTCTATCATTCGTTTTAGTACTTCAGTGTCAATCATGTTTTCTCCGTGTGTCAAGTGTTACGCAGTGGAATCCGCCGCCCAAGGTACGACTGTGACTGAGTGTATGTGGAACAGCATCAACTCCCTTTGATTTTAACAATGTAATTAGCTCAGTTTGTTGCGAATCAACAATAACTGTCTTGGGATCCAATACCAGCATGTTCAGCGCAATCCATTTGGATGCGTACGGATATTCAAAAAAGCCTTGCGGAACCACATCATTGATGTAGATTTTTTCCCAAGAGTCAAACGCCCGTGGACAGTTTGACTCGTTCACTCTGCTGCCATTCAACAGCACGAGACCTTCGCGTACAGGCACAATGGTGGAGTCAATGTGTACTCCAGCATAAAAGTTACATAACTCAATGTTGATTTCAGGAAATTGTTCACACAACCAATTGTATGCAGCACGGTTGCCGCTGTGACTTTCCAGATATAACCATGTGTTGCCCAGTCTGCACACATTGGCAGCGTCCAATGTCATGCCTTGATCTCGTGGCATTGTTTTGATAATTCTGGCCTGATCCAAGACTGTGCGCAGAGCTTGAGATTCTTGATTTCTACAAGGATACATCATGTTGCAATCTACCACAGTGTCCCCGGCCACAATAAGTCGATCTCTAGGACAGTAGTTGTACATGCCTTTTCGTGCCACAAAGTCCATTGGTATCGGTCTGTACACAACAGCACCGTAATCCACTAATATTTCTGTCAGCTTGTCCAACTCAATATTGGCTTCTTCTACTATCCAGCCGGGCACGGGCCCACTGGGCACAGGAGTTTCGGTCCACAGTGTTCGAGATGCTTCTTTGGCAAACACTGGGTCTGAGCTGGGCCAGTTGGCCATTGATGCACTGCCAACCATGATTGCTTGCAATGGATCCCATTCGTTGCGACTGTCAATCATACATGACCTGTGATCTGCAAAGTGTATCTGGGCGTCAGTCCCAGATTAGCTGCCATGTGCGGAGTGTCATAACTCCATTCCACAGTGGCGCCGGCTGACCAATTTACAAATGCCTGGTCACTGTATTCGGCATAATGACCGGGTGCCCAGTCATCTAAAAATACTATGGCACGCCGTATGGTTGTCTGTTTTTTGTGTAGGTCAAACAGGTCGATATACCGCAAATATAGATCACTGTGTGTGGGCAAAACTGTTCCGGTATTCATGCGATAATAACTGGTGCCAATGTCTCGCCACCCTTGGGCAGCAAAGATATCAACAAATCGTTGATTCCATGATGGCTGCGGATGTCGCATGTCACACATGTCGCCGGTGAACCGGTTGGGATATCCTTGTGTCACCCAGCGAGCCGACAACTCAACATCATTGAAGTTTTCATTAGCATACGCTAAATTTTTATACTCGTCATCCCAGAACTTGTACAGTTGATATTTTTTTATGTTGTTCATTTTAAGAATATTCCATAGTTTTCTGTTTTAATTTTATCCGAAACAACATCATATAATAATTCACAATCTACTGTATTATACACATCGACTATTGACCAAAATCTTTCTGATTCTTTCAAAGACAATTGTTCCTCTTTTTCAAGACACAATTTTAAAATTGATGTGCTATGATTTTTTTCAATTGTTATAGAATTCAACTGATTAGTTTGCAGTAACATATCTATTTCTGCTGCGGTTGGTGATTTGTTATTAATTTGTTGAAATAAATCAATCATACATTGTGTATCAAATGTATCTTCAAAATTTATAATGTAATCGTATACGGAATAATTCAACTGTGCATCATTCTCAAACAATTCTTGTGCAAAATGCGTTAGTTTAGTAAATGTGTCTAGACAAAATTCATCTCGTGTAAAATCTGGAAGTTGAACATGCACATTCTTTCTTAAAAATAATAAACAATGTAAGTCAATCATTTTTAATGTTGGACGAATTCTTATTTTTATTCCACTAAAATTTGTAATTTGTTGTGTATTATCTAAGTCATGTATTTTATAAAATTGTGGTTTAAGTTCTTCGCCCGAATCAAATGTTAATTTGGTTAATTTTTGAGTAAGCCATGCAGCCACGAATCCAGACCTAGCTCCAGGATCAGCATGTATAAGCAAACTTAATTTAGTTTCCACTGTATGCCAGTCTGACTGTCATATCAAAATAAATTATTTTTACTGTCATCCCGATTGATGTCAAGCGTGAAACAATGCCGACTGCTGTTCTAAAAATCAAATTGTCAGAGAGAAGGTGCAAGATAAACATATATGATAACATATATATGATATTTATCCTCGATAAGTACATAATGAATGTATTAATCCTTACCCCCGATCGAGTGGGAAGTACCTTATTGCAACGGCTAATCACAGTGTACATGAATTTTCACGATTTTTTTGATCGTCCTGTGATCAACTTGCACGAACTCAGCAATGGCCTGATCAAATATTACAATCCTGCTTATCAGCGTGAAGTACTGGGCAAGCCAAATGGAAGATCTTGGGGTTATTATCAGAGCCTTGATGACATAACTGAATTGCTGAATTCTGTTGATCACTACAAAACGTCTAGACTGGCGCACTATCACATTCAAGGCCGTGCAGACTCACTGGAGCAGCAGATACCTTTTTACAACTATCTAAACGAAAACTTTTTCATTATTCAAGCCCGACGTCATAATCTATTAGAACATGCATTGAGCTGGTGCATTTACAATGAAACCAAACGATTGAATGTGTACAGCCACGCAGAAAAAATACAAACACTGGGCGCACTGTATCGTGATAGAATCACAGTTGATACAGGGATAATGATCAATTACCTATTCAAATACAAGGCCTATCTGGAATGGGTAGATCAACACTTTGTGGTCAGCAGTCATTTTGAATACGAGCAGCACTTGCCCAATATAGAACAGTACATACTGAATCTTGGAATATTTCGCGGCCAGTCTAAAAAAATCAATTGGAACGAACATTTTGGCATTGATTTTCAGCAGTGGAATCGCTGTCATTATTTGTTGAGCGATTTGAGTGGCATAAGTCAACAATTGCCTGCACCCGATAAAATGTTGCAGCTAGAACATTCTCACAGCAGCCACACGAATATGCAACTACAAAGCATTGCACACAACGACATCTCGCTCAGTCTCAGCAGTGCTGATCGGGACTTTTTATTAACACACGGACCCAAATATCAATTAGTTCAACAGGCCATTGATGAATTAGTAGAAAGAAAAACACTCACCACACCAATACCCATCAAATTAAACACTCTGTTGGAAAAACGTTTGTTGATCAAGAACTTTGATCAGTGCGTAGCAGTTTACAATCAATGGATGACTGATCAACACAGTAAAATATGCGGGTTAGGCGATGTTTATTCAGACCAGGATATTGATCAACAAACAGAAACAGAGATGAATCAGTGGCACACTCGTCCACAATTAACGCAACCTGTGTGAAATTTTGTCCACAAACCAGTTGGCAGTTTGAATATCATAATGAAACCCGTCTCTAGCACGGTCTTTTTGTTGCACTAAAATTACATTATAATCTGACAGAATAGATTGCAGTTGCCAATGTTGATCAAACTGCTGTGGCACTGTGATATCTTTGGGCGGTAAATTGGGTAAAATTTCTGGCCAATTGTCTTGTCGCAGATTCCACCACCAACCTTCTGCTTCTGAGCGACTGATTCCCGGAGCAGCGTCGGGTATGACACTTTGAACAACATTGGGATAGCAAGCAAACTCTGCACACAGCTCGCGCCATTGCGGTATATTGTGTTCAGAGTCTGCACTCAGCGCAGTGTGATGCATCTTTTTGAAACTTTTGTTTTCTGTTCTATGTAAAAAACTCCACTGTATCACACAGTAGTGCGGTCGAATATGATTCAATATCAATCTTGCTTGTCGTGCAATCCAGGCGTTGCTGGCACCATCCATACTGATATTGATAGTGCTACATTTATTTTTTTGTGCTAATACTTTAGGCCAAGTGTGCGACTCGGGACTTCCAATTCCTACAGTAAAGCTATCACCAATACACCATACGGCATTGGCCAGATTCACTGGCCATTCTTGATCACGAAATCCTCTAGTGTTATATTTGTACTCAATCGGGTGTGACCAATGAATGAATAATTCTTTATCCAAACAACTGTTTAAAGTATCTATTCCGGAGTAAGCAAATTGTTTGTTGGCTAATTCTGGCACTGTTAATAAATCAATGACTGCATTCATATTCAGTACTGATCACTAATCCATATTTGTCTCAATGGCGTAAATCCAAAATCAGAATTAATCATGTTGTTTTACGAGTATTTCCGTAGTGTATTACTGTAATGTCATTCATGGTCTTGGACAGTTTACGCCACGGATCAACAATGACACTGCCGGGATGAATTGTACAGTACGGTTGAGTGTCCTGCTGATCACCGGTGTATTCGTAAGTGATCTTGCGATTGTGAGCCCATAAAAATACCGCGGGCCCGTCAACTGTGGCCACCACATCAGCAAGGTCGTCGGCCAATGGGTCAACATACTTGACCAATACTCCCAGTTCTTTCAAGTAGTGTCCAACCAGGGTGCTGTAGCTGCCAATGCAGTATGGTACATCGGGTTTGTAGGCTTTGCCGTGAATCACAATGGGTAAAAGACCAAAGGCTTTTCCGTCCTGAAGGGCTGTGTCAAACAAAAACTGAGCAAGATTCTTTGCCTGCACTTCTCTAGCACTCATCACAGTGTCAAACAGATCGTAGCCAATGTCGTATTCTTCGGCCAGCCACCGCAGTGCAATGTTGTCACGGGGATGGCAAGCACCGGCATCGCCCATGCCTGCTGTCATGTACTTTGGACCCATGATACGCATGGTGCTACGAGCCAAGGCATCAGTTACTACATCCACATTGATATTGCCAATCTTCATGGCAAAGTCCTGTATCATGTTGACCAGTCCAACTTTGGCCGAAATGAATGTGTTGTAAAAAATCTTTATTGCTTCGCATTCGTCCCAGGTGCCAATTTCGTAGCGTGGATTGTTGGCCATAATCTGTTTGTAAATGTCTACCAGTTCAGATGCTACCCCGTTCCAGTTGCCATCTTCGGTTCCGATCATGACCATTTCTGGATGAGCCATGTCCCATTTGACCGAACCCATGGCAATCAAGTAAGGATTGTATAAAAATTGATGTTGCTTGTCTAGTAGATTAACAAAATGCCTGCGAGTGGTTCCGGGCAGCACTGTGCTGATCAACACAATCTTTTTAGGCTCTGTGGCGTATTGATTTATTTTGGCAATGGCATCTTTGACAGCATCATGTCCAAAATCTTTTGGCGTCATATGACTGCTGGGAACCGAACCGTCGTATCCAGCTTCGTGCGGTGTAGGAACAGCAATAAAAATCCATTCACTTTCATTTACAGTTTCTTCAATGCCGCAAACTTTTATCAGGTCACTGGTTCTTGGGTAAATATCATAACCCCGCACTGTGAACTTTTCTGCCATGACTTCGGCACAATCCAGCCCCAATTTTCCAATGCCAATAAAGCCTATATTTTTCATTTTATGAGTATTCCTTTAGATCGATTGTATCACTACATTCATAGTATTGCCGAACAGGTGCGCGGCGACTATGTATTAATTTATCGCTTTTTCCCACATGGCTCAAAAAATATTGAAGATTTAGATATGGTGTGTGATCATGTCGGAGCCTATGCATCGCCAACTTACCGAATATATCCAGAGATAGTGTGCCACGATCAAGAACCATTGGATTATGATTTTTATCAATCCAGTAACTTTGTTCGCACTCACCACTGGATTACCGAGCATCTTAACGGCGGCCCTGTGCCATACGCACAGCCACCAAATCTAAGAATATACATGGATAATATATATGATAAATGTATCCTGTTACACAGTGAACAACAATCTACAAATGTTCAAAAATACCAACACAGTCACTTTATCCCGGTATATTATTGGGCACATGCTGTGATCGCACAAGACTGGTTTCGTTTTGCAAAACATATGGATATCACACCTAACAAATTACAAAAACAATTTCTTATTTACAATCGTGCCTGGGCAGGAACAAGAGAATACAGACTTAAATTTGTAGAACTACTACAACAACATCAATTGGTCGACGATTGTCAAACATCATTCAATCCTATTGACCCCGAACACAGTGTACACTACGCTGCGCATGAGTTTAAGAATGCAGTATTTAAACCAGTTCACATTCAAGACACATTACCCACTACCGCAGCATCAAGCAGTTCTAGTGCAGATTTTACTGTTGACGACTATGCCAATACAAAATTTGAAGTGGTGTTAGAAACACTGTTTGACGACGATAGAATACAGTTGACTGAAAAAATACTCAGACCCATTGCTTGTGGACACCCGTTTATATTGGCGGCAACCCCGGGCAGCTTGGCATATCTTCAAAATTACGGCTTTAAAACATTTGCCGGCATCATCGACGAATCGTATGACACTGTGACAGATCCGGTTGATCGATTAAATTCAATTGTTGCTGCAATGAAAACTATCACAGAGTGGACGCCCGAAGAACAATTGATCAATTGGGCAAAGATTAAAGAAATTACAAATCACAATAAGCAACATTTTTTTAGTGAACAGTTTTTTAATTTGATCGTCAATGAATTAAAACACAACTTGGCCGTGGCATTTGCTGAAATGGAAGAAACCAATACCAGTAAAACTTTTTTTGATTTTAAAAAAACTATTAGAAAGATACCAGGACTTTATAAAAGTGAAAGAGAGAGTAGAAGAAATGATATCAGCGAAACAATGGTTGTAACGCTTAAGGCCAGAAGCTATTACAAGAGATATTTGAAATCGCTTAAAAAGTAAATATTCACAAATTTGTAACAAAACTGTAATATATTAACACTTAAATAACTGTGCAAGAGCATTCTGCATTGCACAATTATTTAAGGAACATACAAAATGAACAAACTATTAGCTATTTTGCTAGCGGCCATAACTGTCACAGCTCACGCAGACATCACTGGCGCAGGCGCAACATTCCCCTATCCCATCTATGCCAAGTGGGCAGAAGCCTACAAGAAAGAAACAGGCATTGGACTCAACTATCAGTCAATTGGTAGTTCAGGTGGCATACGCCAGATCAACAACAAAACAGTGACCTTTGGTGCCAGCGATGCTCCAGTAGCAGGTGCAGAGCTAGACAAGCTAGCACAAGTACAGTTTCCCGCCATCATTGGTGGCACAGTGCCTATTGTGAACTTGGAAGGGTTTAAACCTGGAGAGTTGCGAATCACTGGCACAGTGTTGGCAGAAGTGTTTCTGGGTGACATCACTCGTTGGAATGATGCCAGACTGGCAGCACTGAACCCTGGCAAGAAGCTGCCTGATCAACCAATCACCGTGGTTCATCGTGCAGACGGGTCGGGCACAACATTCAACTGGACTGACTACTTGACTGTGGCCAGCACCGAGTGGGCCAAGCGTGTGGGTCGTGGTGCAGCAATCAAATGGCCTGCTGTGAGCAGTATTGGTGGCAAAGGCAACGAAGGTGTTGCAGCCATTGTGAATCGTACCAAGGGCGGCATTGGTTATGTTGAGTATGCTTATGTAAAGAAAAACAACATGACTTTTATGCAGCTACAGAACAAAAACGGTAAATTTGTCAGCCCTGATGATGTGACATTTGCGGCCGCAGCCGCAGGTGCTGATTGGTTCAGTGTGCCGGGCATGGGCTTGAGCATTGTGGATCAAAAGGGTGATGCGGTCTGGCCAATAAGCACTGCCAGCTTTATTATCATGTACAAAGATCCAGCAGATAAAAAATCTTCAGCTGAAGTGCTCAAGTTCTTTGACTGGGCATTCCGCAACGGCAAGAAGGATGCTGCTGACCTTGACTATGTGTCATTGCCCGACAGCTTGACTAAACAAATTCGTGAACGAGTTTGGACACAGATCAAATAAACCGGCCGCAAGATTGAGCGGAGGCTGGAACTCGTAACCAGCACTAAGGGCCGCAAGGCTCTTTTTTATTGGCTAATTATTGCGGCCGTCTTGTGGTCAGCGTTGCTAGTCCTATGGATTTAAGCACAGTAATATACATCCAACCTATGTCAAATTCAAACCAACGTCTGCTCAGTCGAGGGTTAGCAGGATCCAAATGATGGTTATTATGCAGGCATTCCCCACCAATAACAATACCCCAAGGCATAATGTTTCTACTGTGATCTTTGGTTTCGCCATTTCTGTATCCTATCCAGTGTCCTACACCGTTGACTATTCCTGCTGCCCAAAACGGTATCCAGATCATCTGTATGCCCCAAATCAGCAGCCCCCACCAGCCAAACACCGCTAGGTTGAACACAAAGAGAATGCCAATGCCAAGTCTACTGTGAGCAGTGTATATGTTGCGCTCCATCCAATCAGCAGGAGTACCAACGCCGTATGAATCAACCATGACTTTATCTTTGCTTGCTGCATGATATAACATTGCTCCTCGAAATAGCACACGCCTGATGCCATACACATGTGGTGTATGCGGATCACCTTGTTGATCACTAAATCTATGATGCTTGCGATGTATTGCAACCCATTGTTTGGTGACCATGCCTGTGGTCAACCACAACCAAAATCTCATGGCATGAGCAATCACAGGATGAAAAGTCACGCCACGATGTGCTTGGCTACGGTGCAAAAACAAAGTCACGCACACTATGGTAATGTGCGTGACTATCAAGGTGTAAATTAAATATGTCATTACATACTTAGCGGAGCCCACAGCCATAGGCCTTGACTCATGAGTACCAGACCTAGTGCTCCTACTCCTATTGAACCCCAATACATACGCATGTTAACTGCTAAAATACTGGCAGATAACAGCACAATGGCCAACTGAAACAGCATGCCCGAAAAGTTCAGCCACGGACTGTGTAGTCTAGCTTCATCTCTTGCAGCTTCTTGTGCTCGTGCTCGGACCAATAACTCTCGTTTGCCTTCGCCTGTGTCGGGTTCTGACTCGTAGCGATCAATTTTGGCCTGCAGTTTTTCCATGCGTTCTTTGTTGCCAACAATCCGGGCTTCTTCCAGTTGTCCTTCAGCCAGAGTTTGCTTGATACTTTTGGACTGATAAAATCCGTAGGTGTTGCTGGCCTTCAGCAGATTGGTTTGTGCTACACTGCTGAAGTTGTTGGCAATGTATGTATTTGCTGCTAGGAACAAGGCCATGAAAACAATTACTAAGCCTGCTTTGTCCTTGATTTGTGCTTCACGTTCTGATCTTGATAGGGGTTTCTTTTCTTCTGCCATGTTAACTCCTTTGAATTATTTACCAGCCAAGGGATTATCAATGGCTCGCTGAATTTTTTGATCAAGTTCTTTCTTCAATGCTTCCACTTCTCTATTGACTTCTCTCTTGAGTGATTGAGTTTCAGAATTGATCTCTCTACGAGCATCAGCCATTTCTTTGCGTATAGTATTGACTTCAGCACGAGCCTTGTCAAGGTCTTCACGCACATCTTTGCGGGCTGCTCGCATTTCAGCTTCAGTCTCACGCTGAGCAGTTTTTACACTGCGCTCCACTTGTTCTGTCACAGTTTCGTTGCGGCGAATATCGTTCTTTAGATCATTTTTGATGTCACGAGTGTAGTCGCTGGTCTTGCCTGAATTTTCTTCAATCACGGCCAGCCTTTTGTCAAAGCCACTCAAGTCTGGTGCTGAATATTCAGCAATCTTTTTCTTCATGCCCTGATAGTCCTTGTACACTTCAAACGCACCATATAAGCCGCCTAGTGTTGAACTCACAATGGTAGCTGCTACCATGAGCTTGGCTGGAGTAAATTCATACCCGCCAATGCTGATCACAGTGTCTTTGCTGGCATACTTCTTTACAGCTTTTTCAGCTTCGTCAATTTTGGCATTGACATCTTTAATTTCTTCTGACATTTTGGTCTCCTTTATTTTTTGTATTGACTGTCCACCATGTCTTGGTGGATTCTATCACTGCGCACCAGCAGCAATCTTGCTGCAGGTGAGTCTATGTTGCGCTGCCCAGGATAGATATCAAATGGCTTGTATCCCACAGCGTCGGGTATGGTGCTGCGGCTGTATGTATCAAATCCTGCTACAAATCCCATTGCACCTAGTACCACGGATTGCAGTTCAACCTGTTGTTCCATGCTGCCTGCTGCGTCCATTTGTGCTGCCATTGCAGCAGGATTTTGTTTGGCCGCGGCTGTTGCTTTTTCACGGGCTGCTTCCATTCTGCGTTCGGCCAAGGCTTGCCGATTGGTTTTGGGCTGTTCTTTTGAACCGCTGCTGTTGGAGGTGCCGGAGGTGCTGCTGGTTGCATCAGCAGTGGCCTTGGTTTCTTTTTTGCTTTCTGCAGGTGCTGCTGCGGCCACGGGTGCAGGTGGTGGCACAAGTTGCACAGGGGCAGTGGCAGACTCTGCAGGCGATGCTGTGGCCATTGGTGCAGGTGCTGCTGGAGGTGCTGGTTCGGCTGCTGCCGGAGCGGTGTTTGCTATGGCCATGACTCCGACTGACACTGTTTCTTCTGCCTTGGGTTTTTCAATCACAATGTATTTCAAAGCATAAGCTTCACGATAGCCTGTACACTGCGAATTGTAGAGTGGATCCAGGCCGCACTGTTGATCAAAGTAGGCTTGAGCATATCCTGTACATCCTGAATCATACAGTGGACTGCCAGTGCATTGTTGTACATAATAGGCATCAGCATACCCAGGACACTGCGAATTGTAAAGTGTGTTCAAGCTGCACTGTTGGTCAAAATAGGCCTGTGCATATCCTGTACAGCCTGTGTGGTATAATGGGTTGGCCGAACACTGATAATTGTAGTAGGCAGTGGCATATCCTGGACAGGCAGTGCTGTACAAGGAATTGGCTGTGCATTGTTGGTTGAAATAGGCCTGAGTATAGCCTGGACACTGTGAGCTGTATAACGCATTGTTCGAGCACTGTTGATCAAAATAGGCCTGTGCATAGCCAGCACACTGTGAGTTGTATAGGGGATTAGCACCGCACTGTTGGTCAAAGTAGGCCTGTGCATAGCCCGAGCAGGTGGTTGAACTAAGTGGGTTGACCACGCACTCGTCTATGGTATAAGCAGCCTGGCTATACATACCAAAAATTGTAGAATTACCTGCAGTCGTAGCTGAGTATCCAATGTTGCCCAGTTCAGTGATTGATCGGGGATTGGCAAATCTGTATTGATAATCTCTACTGCGATTGCCGGTATTATTGCCAGTTTCGCTGTGAGTAACATCATACAACAGGCTATTGGTGTTGCTGCGAATTTTAAAGTTCACATCCACTCGCGGATTAAATGTCATGGTCCATGAGCAACTGCCGTCTTGATTGAACGCTGTACACTGAGAGTATGAGCTGCCCAGATTGTATTGATAGCCATAATTGAAACCGTGGATCACAACACCAGCGCCCACTGAACTCAGGGCCTGGTTGATGGCATAGGTCTGATTGATGCCTTGGCCGGCAGTGGTCCAGTGGTTGGGAAATGGCACCAGGTTGTCTGAAATAATTGTGTAGCCCGGGCATGAAGGCGAACTCTGAGGATTGGCCACACAAGGATCCGGCGGTGCCGAGGTATAGTTCACAGTCATCTCAACATCGCGCACCTGAGGGCCGTAATATCCACCCCAGTTACCGCTGTCGTTGGCCACAAACTGAATGCCCAGGGAACCACTATCTGCCAGGCTCACACTAGTGGGCAATCCCACTGTGCCAGAAAATCTAGTCCAGTCAAACTGTGTGTTGTAGTGTCGGTCATCTTGCGCTAGAAACTGATTGAACCGATTGGTCATGAATGTGGTGGCCACAATAGAGTCAGTTCCGGTTTGCACACCACGCACACCGTTCATGTTTCTCAAATCATAGCCCCAGTTGTACCCATTGATTTGTACACCAGAACCAGACAGTGCTTGATTGATGGCTATGACTCTATGCACTGCGGTCAGAGTGTAGGAGAAATGTATGGTGTTGGTTGCAGGATCATACAGAGGTTGTGGACCGCCCCAGCAACACTCATTGGCACCGGGATGAGTGCCGGTCACTACATTGTTCCAACTGCCTGTGAGTGGAGCACTGGTTCCTGTGGTCTGTGCTGACACAGTCAACCCTGAGATTGACACAGCCAATGCCACAAGCAGTTGACTGATCAGTTTCATTTGACCTCAGGAGTCTCAGACACAACAGCAGCAGGTGCTTTTTTGGGCGGTACGCCGTAGAAGCCAATGGCCTTTTTGTCATTTGCTAGCACACCGCGACTGTCCCATTCAGCCTTGGCCTGTACACCAATTTTGCCGTCTATGGGGCAAGGTGTTCCTGCTGCAATCATGGCAGCAAACACACGCTCGTCTTGGCACAAGGTGGCCACGGCTGCTACTTTCATGCCCATGTCAAACAAGTTCTTGCTGAGTTTGATGCGTTCGCAGTTCATGTCCCGCATGGTACCGCCCATGCTGAATCCAAAAATCTGTGTTTGCACAGCACCTGATGCTACCACAGCGCACACATCATTGTTGATGGTTGTGACTGCTGGTGCCACGGCCGTGGGTGGTGGCGACCGTAGAGTCTGAGTGCTGTCACTCACACTACGACTGTCACTGATGTTGGTATTGGTATTGTTGCTGGTGCTGGTACTACGACTGGTACTGTCAGTCACAATTGGGTCTGACTGTGCAAACGCAGAAACGGCAACAAACCCCAAAATTGCCGCCAGGTAATTTAATTTTTTCATTTCACTGGCCTTTATAATCGCAGCCAATCTTTGTTGGCTTGTTGATATTTATCGCACCAGTGTCCAATACAATTATGCTGTGTGTTTTTCTATAATGCCGTCCCATTGCGGCCCGGGATCATTTTCCATAAACACATTGATTCTGTTGCGTACATCATCGTAGAATGAATCTAATTCGCCATTCCAACTGCCGATCAAATGGTCCAGGGCCTGATGGCAGTAGTTCCAGTCGCGTTTGCGATAGTTTTCCAATAGACCATTGTGTAGATTTCGCTTGCTTTCTGTCAAATGCAATTCCAAAATAGGAATTGATTCAACCACACAGTAGGCCGTCACTTGTTTGTTTTCTGGCACCATGCGAATAGTGTCCAGTTCCAACACAGTGTATTTTTCCTGATATGTTTTCAGCTGATCTGGGTCAATAATAATGTTCATGTTGTAAATCCTTTTAAATATGTATCATGCAAATGACCTTTGATTTAATTTCCGACCTGCATTTGGATCCGCATGAGACCCTGGACTGGATGGGGCAAGCTACCAGTCCTATTTGTATAGTTGCCGGAGACATTTCCCGTGATGTAGAAGTGGTAAGAGAAACTCTTGAGCACTTGGGCAAATGCTATCAAGCAGTGTTTTATATAGATGGCAACAACGAACACAGATACAATTTAGATGTGATTGAACAAAGTTATTCCATACTGGAAGAAGCAATAACTGACATTCCAAATGTTGTGTTTTTACAAAACAACTGTGTGATCATCAATGGTGTTGCTATCATTGGCACCAATGGATGGTGGACCTGGGACTTTGATCGCAACATAGACGAACAACAGTGCAAGCTGTGGTGGACTGATGTGATGAAAACCAATTACGATACCACCGCAGAAATAGAGTCTTTTGCATTTGATGATGTTGCTTATCTAATCAACAGTGTTAAAAAACTACAAACACATTCAGATGTCAAACGCATTGTTGTGGTCACGCACACTGTGCCTGCCATGGATCTTATCAGTCACGATGTCAGCATAACCGACACCTACGAGTTCAACAAAATGGGTAATTCGCACATGTCGCTAGTGCTGGACGAAGACACTGAAAACAAAATAGACACATGGTGCTTTGGTCACTATCACAATTCAGTAGATCGCAACATCAACGGGGTACGCTATGTGAACAATTGCAAGGGCCGACAAGAAGACAGTGGCTGGACACCAACTTATTATCCCAAACGCATCAGCATAGATTTTTAAATTTTATTCAATGCACAACTGTTTCAGGTTCCAGCTTGATCTGCAATGGAAAATTATGATTGCGAGCATCCACAGTGACTTCGATGCCTTTTTGTTCAGCAATTTCGTAGGGCAATACTGCTACCACTGCGGATCCAGAATTATGGATATCTTCAGTGATGGCGACAGCAGTGTCTGCTGTGTATTCAAAGTGTGTGATTAAACTTTCAACTACAAAATCTACAGATGTCTTGGTGTCGTTCAAGTAGATGATCTTAAACATTGGTGGTTCACGCAGTTCTACTTTTGATTTGATTAATGTATTGATATCTGGTGATGTCATAGTGTGTCCTTTGTTGTAGTAGTGGCAGCACTGTGCTGCCACTGTACTTATGATTATTATATTACTTTTTGTAGTTGATTGCAATGGTCTTTGGCTTGGCTTCTTCAGGAATATCACGCTTTAGGTGTATGCTCAAGATGCCCAGTTCAAGATTTGCATTGACAATTTCCACATGATCAGCCAACTGAAATTCCCTGCGGAAATGTCTTTCACTGATGCCTTTGTGCAGATATTTTGCAGTAGAATCTTCATTGTCCACAGTTTCACGGCTGTGCTTACCTTCAATGACCAAAACTTTTTTGTCCTTGATCACTGAAAGATTGTCGTCGCCAAATCCGGCCACAGCCACAGCAATCATGTACTCATCTTCGTTGATTTGTACAATATCATAAGGTGGATAATTTGTGGTAGATTGTTGAGCACTCACACGCATGAGATCATCAAACATGTTGTCGAATCCGATGCCAAATTTGTGAATTGCAGGAATGTCGAAAGAGCGAAGGGTGAGAGTTTTTGTCATTTGTTTTCTCCTTTATTAAGCAAGATGACTTTTAAAATGTAGCCCCACCATGGGCACTACACGATTATTTATAACAGATATCTCAACATCTGTCAATAAATTTAAGAATTTTGTTGTTCTAATTTAAGAGGCGTTGTGACTTGTGTTTTGTCAATGGCAATTTTTAGCACATTGCGTGACTGATAATCTTTCAAGTTGTACATATGCGGCAACAACACACGCTCTAGTTCTGTATGCAGTCCACGAGCACCAGTTTTTGTGACCATTGTGCGTTCAGCAATTAGATCTAAACTGTCGGTATCAAAGTCCAATGCTACCCCATCTTGGTTAAACAACCATCTGTACTGACCAACCAGGTTGTTTTTTACTTCGGTAAGAATGGTAATAAGTTGTGGTTTGGTCAGCTCGTCCAGTTGTATAATGCTGGGAAATCTTCCCACAAACTCCGGTATCATTCCGTAGCGTACTAGATCGTCTGGAGTGATTGCTTCTGTTGTGGCGTTGTTTGGCACTGTTAACTTTGCACCAAATCCAATGGCAGTTCCGTGTGTGCGGGTTTTGATAACTTTGTCTAGCCCAACAAAAGCTCCACCACAGATAAACAGGATGTTGGTAGTGTCGATGTCAACTGTTTCACCTGTTGAGACCTTGCGACTATTTTGCTGGGCCACTTTGCACTTGGTACCTTCGATCAGTTTGAGCAGTGCTTGCTGCACACCCTCGCCGGATATGTCCCGTGTTACCGTGGCGCTTTCGCTTTTGCGGGCTATTTTGTCTACTTCGTCTAGGAATATAATACCGCGCTGTGTGCGTTCCACATCATTTCCACTGGCATGATATAACCGTGTGATCAAACTGTCAACATCATCACCCACATAACCTGCTTCGGTCAATGTGGTTGCATCTGCAATGACAAAAGGAACATCTAAATATTTGGCCACAGTACGGGCCATCAGTGTTTTGCCTGTGCCGGTTGGTCCTGTTATTAAGATATTGGCTTTTTGTATTTCTTGTTCTAGACCTGTATCACTGATGCGCTTGTAATGATTGGCCACAGCCACACTCAACACAATTTTAGCAGTTGGTTGACCAATCACATACTGATCAAGATATTTGTGTATTGCTCGTGGATCTAAAATTGATTCTTCTGTGACGTTTTTTGTTTTGGCCTGTTCTTTTATCAGTAGCCCGTGACAAAAATCAACACACTCGTTGCATATGCCTACATTGTGCCCCACAATCAGTTTGACGACTTGATCCTTGTGCTTGTCACAAAAACTGCAATGCGTGGGTGTTGATCTGATGGTCATTCTAGTTTCCAGTTAATCTTTGTTCAATCTGTTCTCTCTCGGCATCACTCAGCAGGTCTGGATCATACTCACCAGTGTCTATCTTGGAGATGAGATAATCAATGTATGCTTCGTCGTGTGCGTAACGGTCACTGAGAGCTTTGTCTACTTCTATCCAGCCAAGGCCATTGAACTTGTACAGCACACTTGGCAGTCGGTCTACACGCAGATAGCTGTCGCCTTTGTTGGGAGCAGTAGGAAACGCAATGCCAAATCCTGATTGTGTTTCATTGCCCAAATCAATATCTGGAACCAAGCTAGAATTGTATTCTGCTGCCAACCAAGGAAGTTGTGCCAGTTTTCCCATGTCAACTAGTCGTCGTTGAAATTTCAAAGTGTGGCCGGGGTGAGCTGCTTTCCATCGTCTGGCCGCGTCCTTTTCAACAGAATCCATCGAACTAAGTTCGACATCGTCATCCATTGGGTCGTCGCTGCTGATAATTGTTGTTGGTGGCTGCACTTCTGGCTCAACCACTGTTTCCGGTTGCACAAACAATTTGTAAGAACGGTACTCTGAGGGCAATGGCTGGGTAAAATCAAGTTCTAGTTGATCATCCCACAATGGGCCGTCTAGTACATCACACGCCTTGTTGGGGCAAAATAGCCCGATGCCCGGTGCATTTACTAAATCAGTGCCGCACTTGTGACAAGGGATAGTATCTTCTTCAATGATGTACTCTGTGGTCTGCGGTACAAAGTCATTGATGCTTGGATGTTTTGGCAGTGTAGTTGTTTCACCCGGTTTATACACCATTGGTGTAAGATTTTTAAAATGCACAAACGGCTGGTCCAGATAAGGGTGTTGCTGTGCTAGTGTTTTTTTAATCTGTTCAACCTGATGGCCGGTCAACGCGCCGTCGTCGGCTTCATACTTGGGCTCGGCCACTCTGCCGAGATCCTGCATTGTTTCTGTTAACTCTTGCTCAATCCTTTTGTGGGCGTCTTCATCCGTTTCTTCACGATTCCATTTTATACTTTGTTGAGCAGCAAGAATTAACATCAGCGCCAGAGGATCAAACACTGCAACAATAATAATAATCACCCATGTCACTGCTTTTTCCAACAAATTGGCGTCGGGATTATCACCATAGATAAATGCCGCAATGTATTTTATTGGTCCAACCTCGGCTTCAACTTTACGGACCTCAGCGGCAATAGGCGCACGGGCATCGTTAAGTTCCGCAATAGACTTTTGCGACTGCGATATTTCAGCTTGAAGGCGAGCACGTTCTTTCTGCTGGGCTCGACGCAGAGCCACAGCTTTGTCGGCACCCGTTTCTGATGTTGAGCGGCCCAGTACTTGGTCCACTCCTTCATCCATCTGTTTAAGTGCCTTACGGTTTGCTTCAATATTCTCTTTTTCGGTTTTGATTTTTTCATCATATATTGCAATCTTACTGGTAACATCGCCCGACACCAGACTTTGATCGCTGTGTGCCTTGCTCAAAAAGCCAAAAATGCCCATGCTGGTCAACAACATGAGGAATACCAGTGCTGGAACCAGATACAGTTTATAAGTTATACTGGCACGGTGCCAATTTAATTTCAACCAAATTGCGGCTGTGATTTTGCCTACTCCAAGTGCAACACCCATAATAACCACCGGCCAAAAAGCTGCGGAAAAAATAGAAGTCAGGCCTATAATGCTATAGAACTCTGCCACTGCACTGATGACCAGTGCAACAAATAATGTAAAGTATCCGAATATCATAATGTGTATTTATAGGGTTTAGTACCAGCGCTGATGAGCTTCAGCCACCCACTCTTTACCACCGCGATTCATAATTTCCCATTCAACACTGGCAGGGATTTTTACAATTTTTAAGTCGGCATACGGACCATTGGCTTTTTTCCCCAATCTTTTTACCACAGATACCAGCACAGGATCGTCTCTTTTCAAGTCAGTTGACAACCACTCATCTCCGTCGACCATCAGTTGCGGTCCCAGTCTTGTGGTTTCATCGCGACTTGTTCGATCCTGTTGGGTATAGTCAATCATGGCCAGTTTAAGATACAACAGGTCAGCATCATGACTCAGCCCAAACCCACCATGACATCTGTTAATGACTATTTCTCGTATGCCTTTGAGATGTCGAATCAGATCATCGTGGGATTGATCGTCGCTCATTAGTCAAATTTGTATTCGTAATTTACCGATGTTGAATTGACCTGTAGTACACCAGCGCCGTTGCTGAGATGAAATCGGCGTGCCATGTCGGTCATTGGACTCAGTGTGACAAATCTTTTGACATCGGGCATTGTGTTTCTGATCAATTCAGCCACACCCAACACAATTGTTCTACCTGAACCAGGCCGGTAACTCCACACAGTATAGAATATTGCATTGGTGCCTCGGGCGCTGTGTTCGTCTGTTGGCGTGGAATATTTTTCTAATTCACCTTCGTCAATGGGTATTTCGTTGCAGAATGCCACACATATCATTGCAGTAACTTCGTTGGTTTCATCATCTTCCAACACATAGACTTCGCGATTGGGTTCTACACGCCAAAAGGTCGGCAGATGAGGACGAACAGGGTCGTCTTTAATGAAATTCAAATAATAGTCTGTCCTTACATTTTTTATCACAATAAACCCTTGACATTTGTATGTTATGCATAGCGATTATAACAGTAGCAACCAGTGTTGTCAAGTTTTACTCAGGTTTATTTGCCAGTCCGCGCCATTCTTTGACAGGCTCGCCCCACTGCTTGCCATTCCACTCTACCATGGTAGGAAACGGCCACATAGGTGCTGCCTCAGTAATTGCTTGATAATTGCCTTTATGTACAGGCTTGACATCTGCTGTAAACCAGTCGGTAACAGCAGGTTCATCTGGATCTGGCATGGCGGCAATCAGCTGGTCCAACTCTGCCAGCAACTGTTGTTCAGTTTGAGCTTGAGTACCCGCAGCGTTACCTAGGAATACTTCACCAGTGTCTTCGTTGGTTAATTCCAACGGACCATGGTACCAATACTCAGTATCGTCATTGCTCCAGCCCAGAGCTTCCACGCCATCGTAGCCATCATCTTCCCAGGCTTGTTCAAACGCTGCCACATCCTCTTCAGTGGCGTCGCGGCCTGCGTCAATATCTAGCCAGCAACCGTCGGTCATTTCATAAAGTTCCCATGACTCGTCGTTGTCAATGCAACCAAGTTCATAGCCGTCTTCATTTGCAAGTTCTGAATCTGTAAGCGGACGCTCATCTGATTCTACTGTGAACGTGCCCCAGCGCCAGCCTTGTTCAACAACAATAGTTTTGCTGCCATTGTAGAAAAACATTGTCTCTACTGCTGATTTTTTGTACTGTGGTGATAGTTTCCAGGTGGCCATGTTGTTGTCCTTAAACGTCTAGGTCCATTTCGCCGGCTTCTTTCACAAGAATCAGTACCTCATCTAGTGTGTTGCACAGGATCTTGGCAGTAACATAGTCGCCTTTTTTGTTGCGACCGCCTGCTTCTATCATGAAGCCGTTGTCGTAACGATACACAGTGTATGATTCATTTATCTTGGTCAGCTTGTCGCTGATTTTTGATACTGTTGCTTTAGTTGCCATTTTTTCTCTCCTTAGTAAGTTCACATGTTAACATAAATTTCTCCCATGCGTCAACCACTGCGGGATGACTCATCAGTTTGTCAGCTTCGGCCTGCATGGCCTTGACACCTGCTTCGGCCAAATCTCTGGCACTGGCATGCTGTAATGTACACAATTCATCACCAAACTCCTTGGCTAATTTTTGCCAGGCCTTGAGTTGACCCGGAGTGATGGGAGTTTTTTGTGGCCGCATTTCACTGGCCTTGTGTAGGGCCTGACAGATGGCATCTTCAGCCAGCCGTCCAGCGGCAATCATGGCCGCATGGTTAGGTTCCACATTAAACCTACGGGATTGTCCCCCGGGGTATACGCAGACAAGGTGACTACCTCGATGGAAACTATCCAAAAGATTGCTATCATACTCAGCCACAGGCCGATACCGCCGTCCAATTTTTTCATAATACACCTTTTTCATTGATAATCTCGATCCAACTTTGTGTTGGTTAATCCGGCCAGCATCTGAAACCGATCCCATGCGTCTTTTACTGCGGGGCGTGATTCCAGTTCAGAATCAGGCAGCACTGCTTCCAACCAAAATTCACCACGCCGACTCGGATTTGCGCCAAATTTGCGTGGCTGGTGCAGCTTGCCCAACTTCCATAAGCCTACGCTCACACTACGGAAAAGATCTTCGTCAGTTTGACCAGCCCACTCTGGAGCACTACGACTAAAGCCCGTAATAGAATCAAATCTAGGCGAGCCGCCGCCGTAGGCCGACCACATGTTTGCCCATTGCTCGTCGTCATTGGGATCAAAATCTGTACGAGCAATGATAACCAGCACATCGTCAATGTCCACACGACCTTCCGCAATGTCTCGAACACATCGGCTGTAACTGAGTCCAATTTTCATTTAGCCACCAAAATGTTTGATCACAGCATCCAAGTGATGGATCATGATTGTGTTTCCGCTTACATCTTCAGGATGCAGGTATTCGCCTTTTTTGAAGTCGGCCAGTTCTTTTTTGAGATACTTGCGCTGTTCTTTCAGTGTGAGCACTGTGATGCGGTCTGCTGTTTCAAAATCAATTTCAAGTTTCTTGTTCATATGTTATTCCAAGTGCTTAATCGTTGTACAACTGACCAAATCTTTCTGGGTTCGCGTCGCGGAGTTGAATGGCCTCGGTCAAGGCCTGCACCACCAATTCGTTGAATGTGATATCACGCTCGTGTGCCAGTTTCATGTACTTCAACAGATCTTCATCTGAAAAGTCAACTGTAATCTGTACTCGTGTGTCATAATCCTCACCGGCGCGAATGGCCAGGCACTTTTGAATAAAGTCGTCTGCCACTTCCAAATCCACATAGTCAACATTGTCCCAGGCTTGATTAGCCGGCACATTTCTAGACTTGGCTTCGTTATGATACTGCTCTGCATAGTCTGGATTGATCATTCGGTAAGCACGATTGTTGGTGTAGTCGTATGCCGACACTTGATGCGCTGTTTGTGCAGATTCAGTACTGAACACAATGCTGAAACTGTATCCGCCTTCGCCTTGAACACCGTTCCACGAATCTAGTGTATAAGCATCGGGACCGTAGCATGACCAGCCGTATGCACTGCCTTCGGTGATCTTATAGTCGACCAATTCCATCCATTCTTTCATTGAAATCATTTGAACATCCTAGCATCTAAAATTATTGCAGCGCCCAAGACTAACCATAATATCCCAGGCCAAACACTGCCACCGGCAATTGCGGCAATGCCAGCTCCTAAGTTAACACCACCGACAGTGTATCCAATCGTCTTACGGTGCCGACCAAACCATTCCATAAATTTTTCCATTTTCAATTCCTTGTTAGATTAATTTTTTGTTTGTTTGCCAAAAAATATAAAAATTGCTGCCAACCCCAGGGCCAGCGGCAGGTTAACAAATGCCAAGATCAATACCAGTAGCCAATGCATTACAGTTTCTCCCCGGCTTCAAATCCACGGAACCGAACATGCCTAGGGAATCTCAAACTGTATGATCCGTCTTGATTTTGAGTAACTGCATCAGCTTGGATTTCGCCAATGACACCAAGTAACTGATCCCGGGCAGCCCAAAACTCATCACGATCATTATCACTATAGCCAGTACCAACATTAACCCGAATATTTCGTTCATTATCAACTCCTTCGTAAATTATAGCACCCAACCGGCCTGCATTGCGACCAGTTCCTTCTTCAAAACCCACAATGGTCAAATCCACTGTGATGGTGGGTTTCCATTTCATCCAGTGATCACTGCGTTTGCATTCGTACGGAGCATCGAGATTTTTAATCATGATGCCTTCATATCCTTGCTCAACTGACGCTTCAGCAAACCTGCGCATAACATCATGTCCTTCCGCAGTGTCCAGGTTCACATCCATACCCGGCATGATACGCAAACAATCGGTTTCGTCCAACACCGTTTTTGCACTTTCTAGCCATGCTATACGTTTGTGCTGTTGCAAGTTGCAATGGCCTTCTTTGAGTGCATCCAATGGAATGATATCAAAAATGTGATAAACCATACCAGTTGTTTTGGCATTGCTTTTGCGTTGTGCCTGTTTCATCAAGGCTTGGAAATTCTCACCTACAATTTCACCATCCAACACAAAGTGTCCACCTGTGCCTCGACCGTGTTGGAATGCCCGACGGTTGTCCAAGATAGCCTCAGCAATCTGCGGAAAGTTTTCAAACTCCTTGCCATTGCGGCTGTACAACACACAGCTATTGCCCGACACCACTGCAATCACACGCACACCGTCCAATTTGACTTCCAGGCGTTTGATGCCCTTCATCTTCTTGGGGTGGTCGGTGGAGTCCTGTGCCAGCTGACAAGTAAAGGTAGGGATCTTCCATTCTGTTCGGCCCACAACTTTGTTGATGGTCTTTTCACTGATGCCGCATCGCAGGTCTTTGATCAGCACTCGACGACACAACATGTTCCATTCGGCACTGTCAAACTCTTGGCTCACGGCCGCAATACGATCACGAGCTTCGTGTCCGGTCAAGCTACGAGTGCGCAGTGCTTCACACAAGGCCCAGAACACAGGCCAGTTGTTGGGTTGGTTCTCAAGTCCAGTAGTCTCGGGTATTTGTTTGACGCCGAACACATAGAAAGGGTTGTAGGCCTGATAGCAGTTGAACAAAAAGCATTGAGCACTGGCGCTGCCAAGTTGTGAGGCCACATAGGCTTTTTCGATCACAGATTCTTTGTGTAATCTACTGTCGCTGCTTTCAAGATCTCGAATCCAGTCTGCTGCCAACTTGATCCCTTCAAATTCTTTTGTGCTAAAATCTATTTTGTTCATGTTATTTACTGTTGCGTTGCTGATGTTTATACTCTCGTTTAAGCCAATATTTGTATCGGTTAAAATACTCTTGTTGGCTGACAACAGGCTCTCGATGGGCCTGATGTTCTTCGCGATTTTCCATCCACATCTGTGTTAACCACAGACGAAAAGTTGATTGTTTCATTTGCAAGCACAGTCAATTATACTGTTTCCAACATGGCAGCCGGAACATTGTATCGAACACCAACATCGGTGTCGACCAGAATATTCTTCAGCTTGACCTTGTTGACTGTTCCGGTATAGGTCACACCAGTTTTACGATTGTGAAACTTGACGCGAGTACCAATCACAAAGGATCCAGTGTTGCGGCGAGTGAGTTGACTACGAGCAAATCGCACTGCGTCTACAATGCTGGTCAGCTGATCGTTGGTAAATGGGCCTTGAATGATGGCAGTGTTGATTTCTTGGATATTCATAACATACTCCTTAGTCAATTTGAATGTCGGCAATTTGGCCGTTGCGAAAAATAAAATACTCGTTGATCGCGCCATGGTAAGCCCAGATGCAATCGTTGCCTTTGGTCAAGGTGTAACACTTGATGCCACGCTTTCGATAGTGCTCCTGCACCAGCATGACTTCAAACAGATTAAGATCAGGATGGATTGATATCATGCTGCCGCCAGTACCGCCATCAAACTGTTGTTGATCATGTCCATCTCGTCGCGTTCCACATAGAAGTCTGTGGTTGGATCATAGTACTGACCTTGTTTGACATCATAGTAGAGCACACGACCCGAGAAGTTGAACGGACCTTCAAGTCCCGCCCGTGGACCGTATTTGACACGCATCAGGTCTGTCTCGAATTTGTCTGCCAGTACCTTGTAGCCCATAATCAACTCCTTTTGTGTCTGTGTATGTATATTATAGCAGAATGGCAATTTTGGGTCAACCAAAATTAGGCAAACAATTCTCCGTACATTTCTTCGTACACTGCATCAAAGTCTTCGCGGATCCATTCGATGGCATATCCGCGCTGGGCATAGTCATCGGCCATGACCTGCAGGTAGTGCAGGGCCTGTGTGGCGCTCATATCGCGATCAGCCATCAGGCTTAGATTACTGCAATGAGCAAAATTGTTGCTGTCTCTGTGGGCACTAACTTGGACAAATTGCTTGATCATCTCTGGCTCCTGTTTGCTGTTTATGCATTAATTATAGCAGAATGGCAATTTTGAGTCAACCAAATGCTTTTACCAGCCCAGAAAAGCCAATGGCTACACTTACAAGATTCACAAACATTTGTGGTTTATTTGCAACACGAATAGTCCATGCTAGAAACAGTATTGTTCCCACAAAGAATGTAAGTATATTGTAGGGGTAAGCCTCCGGGCCCATGGCGTTCAGGCTATGCCCGGCCACTATGAATACAGCGCCGGCCCACTGCAAAATTTCGTTAACATCTAATTTCATAACTGTATTATAGCAGAATGGCGATTTTGGGTCAACCGTTTTATGCCACAAAAAAACCCCTGATTTTGGGGTAATTTTTGTTGTTTTTTAGCAACAGATTAGTAAACTACATTGGCCCGGGCAGCGCTTTCGCTCACTATGGACGGTATCAAATTTGCCTGTGGTGGTATTTGATCTGGATCAGCAGGCACAACATTGGATGCGGTTCCTACGCCTGAACTGTTTAGTCCTAACTTGCTGCGTCCTTCTCTCAAGGTGGCCACTATTGCTTGTCCGCCTGCTGTGGCCACATTGGCAACATCTTCGAGATATTGCGCAGTGCCACCTACTTTGGTATCAACGCCGTAGCTGGGCAAAGAGAATATAAAACTTTGAGTGGAGGTTTGACTGGCCACAACATTTGCAACATCTATTGCGGCTGCTGTTTGGAAAGAGACTTCTGACGTTATCTGTGAACTGATTGCTGAGAAGTATGTGTTGAGTTCTGTGGTCTGTGTAGGGTTGGCCGTGATAATATTTCCAATTTCAGTTTGTGCTTGCCCAATCAAGGTCAGTATTGTGGCGTCCGATGCCACATTCCCCAACATGTTGTTGTAAATGGTAATTAGATTGGTCAGCTGACCAGCAGCATACAGTGAATTGATAACTGTGACAGAATTGTTTAAACTGTCAATGATGTTGGTGCCCACTGCTGTGCCAAGAATATCTGTTATCAGTATTGTGCCGTTGTCGCCAGAACCCGTGGCATAGGTGTTGGCATAGTAATCTAAATCTGTTTGCGGAACAGCCTGAGTCTGTGCAGTGATATCTGGCAAGTCAGTGTTTGTTTCCACTGCCAAGAATGCATCTGACAACTGTGGCAATGTCATTCTGCTGATGTTGGTAATTTGCAATAGAGCATTGGCAAGCGCTTTGTTAGCCAAAGCCAGGCCAGGCTCAGTTATGATGGACAAGCGCTCAAGACTTATACCAAACGGTGGCAGTGTAGTTTCCAAATTAGAATTCACTGTGTAAAATACACCTGAGCTGGTGTTGTTGGTGGTGGGAATCGTGGAACTTTGTCGCACTGCACATGCCAATGGGCGTTCAACTACTCGTGCTGCGGCTTCTTGATCTAAAGTGCTGTAGGGTGGCACAGGTTCGGGTGTTATATAGATGCCACGAAGACCATCAGCAGTGGCTGTTGTCAATGACGCATAACTGTTGGGCAGCATTATGGCTGGGTTTAATAAATCTGCCAATGAATTGATGTTGGGTGTCCATATGCCAAGTGTTTGCAGTATCTGTTCTAGCGTAGAGCCTGTTATGGCTGTCAGTGCCAAGTACATGATTTTTTGCACATCGTCAGTGACAATTAAATCATTGTTGCTTAGGTTCAATATGATATTTTCATTTATGCCGGCATCAGACAATGCGCCAATCAGCGGAGTTATTGTGCCCGATCGTAATGAGATTTGTTGTATCAAGGCCAAGGGTGATCCCAGGTTGGCCAAGTTACCTAAATTTATCCAATAGCCGGCATTGAACAAATCATCGCCCATGGCCTGAGTTGCCAAATTTACATCTGTCAATCCACCGGTGGTCAGACTATTCATGTTGGTGAATGTGTCTGCCAGATAAGTGTTGGCGTTTACAGCACTGTTGATAAAGATATTTGTAGTGTCTGCATACGCTGCTGCGGTGTTGAATATCTGTGTAAACTTGCTGACATTGTTGTTGCCCAAATACTCATCAGCAGTCAATGTAATGATGCCGGTCATGCCTGGATCAACAATGGTAGACGACACCGACGACACAGTTCCGGTCACTATGGAATCCGCCAATGCAGGACAACTATTGCCAATGTTGCCTGCAAATGTCTGTAGCGCTGTTTGTGTACTGCCGGGCAAAGAACCAGAATTACCAATGGTTGCAATCAAATTTGCCAACAACGGCAACGAGGTATAATTGGTGATTGCTGTTGTCAGTGTAGAAGGAATGTCAATTCCTGTATTTTGCAGCAGAGCAGCACCTGCTTGCAATTGCAATGGTGTTAGTATTGCTGCCATTATGCAGCCCTTACATTGGAGCTACCACCTGATCGTGGATGACCGCAGGTGTCGGTATCTCCAGTTCGGATCACTGGCTTGCCGCCGGCTCGCACTGTGGCGCTGCCACCTTTGACTGTGGCAGAAGCATGTGGAGGATGCGGTTTTCCCCACGGAGCATGCCCAGTGACACCGTTGCCCGCGACAACAATAGGACTGCCATTCACTCGTACAGAAGCCACGCCACCGGTGGCTTGACCGCCTGCTGAATTTGAATCGCCTACTCGCTGTACTGCTGGCATGTTATCCTAGTATAAGTTTTTTCTCCGGCACCCGGATGCCAGTGGTTGCTTCAATGTACTTCATTTTGACTTCTTCGTCAGTGAGTGCATAGATTGCAACATTGTTAATATTTAGTGTGACAGAACCCTTTCGTTCTGCGGTAAACACGCTGGGTACAAGACCAAGTCCTTGTGGGCCCGGTGCCACACTGACTGGCTCGCTCACTGTGATAAAATTGTATTCAATCAGTTCTACTCTTGCAATCAGTTCTTCTCCTGAATTGAGTTTAAATGTGCAAACCTGTCCCATTGTTTTTTCAATATTCATTCTGTTAGTTTCTTTCTAAGTTCTGTAAATCCGCCCACCAGTTCTTGGTCCAAGAAGATTTGTGGCAGTGTTCGAGCTGTTGGTACAGCTTCTAATAGTTGTTCTCGGGTCCAGGTGCCTTGTGTAATATTGCGTTCTTCGTAATCTATGCCGCGGCTTTCTAACATCGCCTTGGCTTGAACACAGTAAGGGCACGAGTCTTTTGACCATATAATTGCTTTCATTTATTTTCCTTCTTTTGATTTGTTGTATGTTTTGGCAAAGATGTCTGCTTTCACAACACCGTAGTCACCAGGACCATGTTTCACAATGTAGTCATTGCCCTTGGTATAATTTAAATCTCCCCAGCTGGCTCGGACAACACCGTCATGGTCGGCAATCTTTGCCACCTTCATGATTTTCTTGGGTGTTGCTGTGCCATCACCATTGTCGTCGTAGTATGCAGCAAACTTGATGGGGCTCACAGGATACTTCTCACCTTTGGGACCAGTGATGATCTTGTGACCCACGGTGTAGTCCACAGGTCCTTCTAGTGTATCTACTGTGCCGTTGTCTGTGGCAGTTTCATAACTGATAGGTGTTGGGTGTTTGTAGGTCTGGAAACCGCCAGCATCAAACCAGGCATCATCTACTCCGGGTGCGGTTGCTGCAATAGATTGTCGAATATCGTCATTCATTTTTATAGCTCCGGTAGTTGTTCGTAGTCCAGGTCAGACGACATCACGCCAATGACATAATTTGTGCTTTCATTTTCTTGCAAAGCTGTCTGCTTGTTGGCTGTGTTTGTATGCTTGTTGAACCACGGAATGGGGGTTGAACGAGGTGCAGGTTCTTGATACTTGATACCAATTTCTTTCAGTGCGCCCACGGCTGTGTAGTCCACAAAGTCTTTGAGAATGTTGGCATTGAGTCCAATCACTGGACCTTGATTGAACAAATAGTCGGCCCAGGCTTTTTCTTCACGAATCACATCTAGATACATTTGATACACTTCGGCTTCGCATTCTTGCTTGGCTCGGGCAAAGCGTGGATCTTCTTTGACCACCTGATTGATGATCCAGGCTGTCCAGTCCTTGTGTAGAATTTCGTCTTGCAGTATCAAGCTGATGATATTGCCATTGCCAATGAAGATTCTGTTCTCAACCATGGCCAAGCTGGTGGCAAAGCTGACCATGAATCTGAACGCTTCTAGTCCGTAGCTGGCATTCAGTGCTAACCAGATGGCTTTGATGTGTTCATATTCGTCAAAATCTTCTTGTAGTTCTTTGCGGCAGTTGATCATGTGCAGGCGATCATAATACAGGCCAATTGTACTGGCCATTTCAACAATTTCTTTTGTGTCATGGATTGTGCTGAACACATCCTTGGGCACATTGTAGATGTTACGGATGATGTGACTGTAACTTCTACTGTGAATGTTGGTTTCAAAGAATCCCCAGTTGTACATTAAGGCTTCTAATTCAGGAATTGATACCACAGGAGTAAACACCTGTGTGGGTCCACGACCTTGTAAACTGTCCAGTGCTGTTTGACGCAGCAGGTTTGATGTAAAAATATGTTTGACTGTGCTGCTGGCTTCCTTGAAGTCGTTGGCATCCTTGGTCAGGCTGACTTCCTCGGGCACCCAGAAGAATCCGCGAGCCTCTTGTTCAAATTTTACAATCTTGTTGTATTTGACTTCTTCAAAGCGTTGAATGGTCACAGGACCCGCAGGATCCAGAAACATCTTACGATTGAGATAATCTGTTTTTGTTTTTAAGTTGTATTGCGCTTGGCTCATTTTAATATTTTCCTGTTATTCTTTTTTTGCATCAATGGAGTAAAACCAATCATCACCGGCTGACCAATTGCGCTCGTACGCATCCAACATCACATCACAAATGGTTTCTAACATTACGATTTATTTTCTTTATTTAAATAAATCCACTAGCTCTAAAGCCAATGCATTATTGCCCAAGACTGGACTCAAATCCTTGTGTTCATCTCGGTACATTTTAAGTTTTTTTGGATTGTTTGCTAAACTGGCAGAAACATTGCTCAATCGGTCTGCACTCTTTACCAATTCACTTCCCGGAGTTTGAGCAATCTTGGCAATGGCATTTGCCATTTTTTCTTTTCGGTTCTCTCCGCGTCCTGTCACTGCCCAAACTATATTGGCAACATTATCACCAAATTGTTGTTTGATTTGTTCTAAGGTAACATCTGTATCTTCCACTATATCATGCAACCAAGCAGCAGCAATTATTTCCGGGTCTTGTGTAATTGTTTTAACACGGGCAACAACATCCGCCAAATGAGTGACATAAGGGTGTACACCGTATTTTTGGTTCTTGTGTGCATCAACAGCAAGAGTTTTTGCCTTGAACTCTATGTCATCTGCACTTTCTAACAGTTCATTTATTTTCATACCATTTCATGCTAGAGCTTGCATGCCTCGCAATCTTCTTGATCATCAAACTCAATCGCTTCCAATGGTGCAACAACTTCGTCTTGACCTTTGCTACCTGCTTTGTTGATCAGGCTGTAGTAGAAAGTTTTTAGACCCCAGTAGTGCGACTGCATCAAGTTCCGAGCAATTAGAGTTGTTGGTACCTTACGATCTGCAAAGTGTGCAGGATTGTAGAATGTGTTGGTACTGATGCTTTGGTCCACATAGGCAGCTAGTACTGCGGCTGTTTTCAAGTAGCCATCACAATCTTTTTGTGCCCACATCAGTTGATATTTGTTTTTCAACCGGTTGTATTCGGGCGCCACTTGAATCAAACTGCCGGCCTTGCTTTCTTTCACAGTGATCAGGCTCATGGGCATTTCAATGCCGTTGGTTGAGTTGATGGCCACCGAACTGGATTCAACAGGAGCAATTGCTCCATTAGTAGCATTACGAACGCCACTCACTTTCATTCTAGCACGAAGTGTTTCCCATTCAAGTTCCGGGGTAAAATCAGTCAGTTCATTGACTCCTACTGCACGAAGTTCCCAGGGAAACTGTCCTTGGCCATAGCGTGTGTGATCACTGCCTTCACATCGGCCTCGCTCCTCAGCCAGTTCAACACTCATCTCAGTTAGATAATATGTCTGATGTTCCATCCAAGTTTTGACTTCTGCCAGAGCATCCTTCTCACCATATTTCAAACTACGCTTGGCATGCCAGTAGGCAAGATTGGTGATACCAATTCCCAGTGGTCTGATTTCATCGTTGCTCAACTTCGACTGAATTGATAGGAAATCTTGATAGTCCAGTATATTATTGAGGCTTCTATGTAGAATGCGACAAGCCCTGCGCATATCTTCAGGATTACGGAAGGCACCCCAATTAATTGAACCAAGAGTGCATAAAGCGATGCGCCCATCAGCATCATCGAGACGCTTAAAAGAACGAGTAGGTAAAAGTATTTCACAACAAAGGTTACTTTGGTAAATGGTGTGGTATTCAGGATCAAACGGTCCTTGCTTCATCACATTGTCAATGAACACTAGATAGATGCGTCCAGTGTCTGTGCGCTCCTTCAAGATGCCTGATTTAAATACTTCTTCAGCACTCATAGTTTTCTTACGCAGGCCAGATTGCTTTTCATACTTTACATAAAGTTCTTCGAATAGTTCTGTATTACTATAGAACGCTTGATACAAGTCGGGCACTTCGTTAGGATCAAAGAATGTTATGTCTTCTTTGTTTTTAAATCGTCTCCAGAAGAATGCTGACAATACGACTCCATAATCCATGTGTCGAACTCGGGTCTCTTCAGTCCCTTGATTGTTCTTGAGTACAATAAGATCATCAAATTGATGATGCCAAATAGGGTAAAACACAGTAGCACTAGCATTACGAATACCTCCTTGACTACAACTACGCAAATCTCCAAACCATTTCTTCAAGAATGGTATCATACCTGTGTGCATGATCTCACCACCACGAATGGGCGAACCTAGTGGACGCAATCTACCAATCTCTAATCCAATGCCAGCTCGCTTGCTGGCATACTTGGCCATCATTTCACCAGACGCGAAAATACTATCCAAATCATCATCTGATCTAATAAGAACGCAAGATGAAAATTGTTTCGTAGGAGTACCAAGCCCAGCAAGAACAGGAGTAGCAAGAGTAAATAGCCCATCACTGGCAGCGTTGTAGTATTCTTTGATGAAGCGCATTCTCGCTGTGTTCGGTTCTTCTGAGTGAAATACAGTAGCGGCCGCGACCATGTATCTAATTTGTGGAGTTTCATAAATTTGTCCTGTTGAACGATTTTTAACTAGATATTTTTCAATCAGCTGTTCAATGGCTGCATAACCATACAGTTCATCTTTGCTGTGGTCAATGAAAGAATCCATTCGGTTCCAATCATCTTCAGTGTACCATTCCAGCAGCTCAGGAGTGTACAGGCCAGTGGCCACATTCTTTTTTACAATCGTGTACAGTGATGGCACATCATAGCTGCCGTACACATCTTTTCTCAACATGCTAAGTCTTTGTTTGCCGGCCACATATTGATAGTTGGTATGGCCCACATCAGGATTTGATTCAACATCGATCAAATCCACAATAGCTCTAAGTGTGATACCGTCAATTTCTTTGGTGGTGATACCATCGTAGAAATGCAATTGTGCTTTGATCTCCACCATACTTTGGCTGACATCTGCTATGCCTTGGCACACTTTTGCTACTTGGGTTTGCCATTTTTCGATGGCCATGATCTCGCGCCGACCGCTTCGTTTTACTACATTGATTGTTGACATTTACTTCTCTTGTTATTTTACTTGTACTGCTGTGTTATCTGTGACTGGTGCAGGCTCTTCTTGACTTCTATCTCCGAGCTGGTATTTAATACAACTGTCCGGTCCCAATTCAGTATATATTTAGATTTGTCCACGAGGACTAAATTACGGCCATCATTGGTCAAAACCAGCTCTGCAGAGTCCATATCGCCACGATTCAAGCATGTTATAGTATACAGGATTCCCAGCCCTCTTGCAACCTCACAATACATGTTGTCGCTCAACAACTGCCAAGGATCCGGCCAAGTGATTTGGTCGTCCCAGTGCAAATGGTAAGCAGTCCAAGGAGATTGAAACCACCAAGAGTTAATGGTTTCCAGTGCCGATTCAACAGGCTGGTCAGCAACTTGTGTTCGAAGTTGATTCCAGCTGTCGAGTCTTGCTTCAAATGTTGCAGGCCACTTCAATGTATATGGTTTATGCTGTAGGTTATCGATCCACCGGTGCCGGTATTTGTGCTGACGTAGTTTACAAAAATTTCATTACCGGTCTGTGACACTGTCAGCGTGATGCCAGTAGAAGTATTTTCAGAAAAATCATCAGTGTATGTTAGCGCACCGGCGCCGTCAAATAAAACAACAGTAATTCTGCCAGTTCTATATGCAGTGCTTCTAGAAATGCTGTAATCAATGTTGAGTGACCAGGTGTCAAGTTCACTGTAAGAAAAAGCAGCAGTGGGCGAAGTTACATTGTTGTTCAATGTTGCTGTGAGGCCAGATTCTCGCACATACGGACCCATGGCCAACTGTTGACCATTGGTAAACGCAATGCTGGCAGTGCCATTCAAATCAACTCTGGGATACAGTGTGGCATATTGGTCTGGTCGATCAAAAATATCGCCAACGCTGATGTTGTTGGGCGATACAAAATCAATAATGGCAGTGTAGGGCTGTGTGACACCACCAAAGTGGTTGCCGACATCACCGAATGTATTTTGTGCAGTGGCATTGCGTTCCACTTCAAACACAATGCCGCGAGCATAGATAGTATCAAAGTCGCAACTTTGTATGCCAATACCACGCGGGTCATAGGCAGAACCCAGGGGGTTTGGCTCAACCAGTATGCCTTCGAACAGTGTGGAGAAATGTGATCCAGTAAAGTCAATACCACGCACCTGCTGATCTGTTCGCATGCCATAGGTACAGCCGGAGAATGTACAGTTGTCAAACTTGATCTGATGCGTGTCATTGGCAGCAGTACTGATAAATTTAACACACGAAATATCGGCCACAGCCGATGTCAAATCAACAGTGGTCAATGGTCCAAGGAATTCAACCTGATTAAACACAAATTCAGTTGCCTGTTCTATACATGCAACATCTGTTGCTTTGAGACTGGCAAAGGCCATATTTTCACATGTGACACTTATTGGAGGTTGAGCGCCATTGGTGCCAATGTTGACACCGGTCTGTTGTAGGCTGTCGCCAGTCTGCATTGTGTAAACTGCTGTGGCAGTTGCTGTCAGTTGAATAATACTGTTCTTGGGGCCTTCGCCAATCAGTGTGGCATAGGGTGGAATAACAATAGTGCCTGAAACTTTGTAAATGCCAGCTGGAAAGAATAAACTTCTACGAATTGCAGGATTCACTTCTCTACAGTACAATTGATAAAGTGCGCGGTTAATGGCCGCAGTGTCGTCAGCAACACCGTTGCCAACTGCACCAAAGTCTTTGACTGTGGCAAATTGATCCATCCAGTTTTGCAAGGACAGTTGAACCGGAGTTCCGGGTGTTGCACCTGTTTGTACTGTGTATCCGGTGGCTTCTTGGCCCGAATATACATAATCTTGCACCAGATACAATAAGTCAGAAAATTCAGTGAGAATTTCTGTATTACCAATTACTGGAGCACCTTCTTCCAATGTTCCGTTACCAATGAACAATCTGCGTTCGTCGATACTCCATCCCAATTCAGCGCCTGCCAATTGCGGTAGATCTTCTTGTAACCCTTTACGCTGGGTAATTCGCGAAATTTGTACAATAGCCAATTTAGTTGTCCTCTGTTGTCAACTATTTAGCAGATAATACTGTTCGACTCTTTTCCACCATTGGGATTTCCAGTGGTCAAATTCCGCACCTTCAATGACAAATTCTTGGTATTGCGGTGCGCTGGTCACATTGCCCATGTCATCTGTGGTGGGTTTAACGCACATTAAAATGACACCTTTGCGTATGTCTGTGCCGTACACTTCGTTGTGCGCTTCGGCATAGGCACACAGTTGCAAGAAATAGTCTTCAATCCACTCAATTTTTTTGGGCTTGTTTGTTTGCTTAAAGTCCAAAATACTTTGTTGGTTGTTGTGCATGCCACAGCAGTCTGTTGTACCTGCGTAAATGCCGGGAAAGTACAAGGGCACTTCCACACCCCAAAACTCATCTACATTTTTAAGCCCGTTTTCGATCACAACTTCGGCCATGGCGTGACTTGCCCATCCAAACGGATTGGTGCCTTTGTCTTTGATTTCGCCTGTCTTGACATAGTTTTCAAGATAGGTGTGCATTCTTGTGCCGCGGTTGGCCGCTTCTGTTGTGATTTGCTGTGCTTTTGTTTCGCCCACTGCTTTACGCCAGTTGGCCAGTGCAATGCGACTTTCTGCAGGTTTGGTCTTGTCAAGAATAGTGGTTACACTAGGAACCCTGTTGCCATCAGGAGTGGCATATAGACGTTTTCCGTCCACTTGCTCTCGGGCAAGTGAGTGATAGTTGAATTTTGGATTGTACATTGGTTAAAGATTTTTGTGTATGAGTTTTGATTCAGTTTGGTAATGACCCCATACAACAATACCATGCTGGTTGATATGGTGTTGATGTATGTCATATTGTGTTGTTGCTTCTTTTATTGCGTGTGTTTTTAATTTACCCAGTATGTTTCTTACCTGAGAACTATTGTATTTTTCTACTAGATCTACACGACTAGTCAACTCGTTCCATTTTTTTGCTAGTATTTGAGCAGTCCATAAATCTAACATTTTCATTGTTTTATGACCAACCACCATTGGTAGCTTATAAAATTTGTCTGACAAACTGTTGCCAGACGCTAACTCGCTGTATAGTTCCCCAAGATCTGGCACCACATGAGACTCAAATGCAAAGTACACTTCCTTGATATCAAGCCCCCAGAATCTTTGATAAGCAGGATCAGCTGCTGGACTGTTTGGTAAAAATGACCAATTGGCCCATGAAGCTCTTAACAAGCCCAATTCAAAAAACTTAACATAAGAATTAATTAGACTGTCAACTGTTTGCCCCGGTAACCCTAGTATGCATTGCAGTTCTGTCTTGCGAAATTTTTCAGGCGGTAAGTTATTTCTTAGATTGTTTGTCATTTTAACAATAGCTTCCCACGGAACTGCTGGACGATCGATTGCCTTTAATACATCTTCATCGGCATCTTGAAGATTGATCACAGGCGGAACATCATACACAAGACTATTTTGAGTAATAATATACTCGGTTACATCTTTCTTGAGTTTGGGAGTGTTGTTCACTATAAAAGAAAAACTACGAGCAGGATCATATAAAGAAATTGCATAATCAAACGCTTTTATGTCATCTGGCCATTGTCCAAAGTTGGCATCTGTTTCTCGTATGGCCACATTTAGTCGATGGAACAAATCAATATCGTGTTTCCAGTTGTGTGTACGACGTTTGACTTTTTTAGTTAAATTTTGTGACCAATCACAAAATGTACAACTATACATACATCCTCGGGCAAATTCAATAGCCCAGTATTGGTCTTCGATTGGAATTCCGTAAGCTGCCAGATGATCACGCACTTCGGCCATATGAGCTTCTTGACTCACATAAGGACTTTGACTTAGGTAAAGTTCATCTGTCAACGTTTCGTGCGGATATATTTTTCTTACCCCATTGGCATTTTCAATAATGTTAACAAACTCGTCTTTATTGAACAGGAGCCCGGAATGATAATCAATAATTTGCTGAAATGGTCGTTCGCCGTCGCCGTACACTACATAGTCTATATACGGATGGTTGATGAAAAAATCAACTTGGTTGTCAGTCTCTGTTTCTTTGTGTACCGATAGTTGCGGACCGCCGCAGACTATAATTATATCTGGTAATTGTTTTTTAACTTCTCTGGCAATGTGATATTGCAAGTCAAAGTTCCAAACATAGAATCCAAGACCCAAAATATCAGGTTGTTCTTGCACAATTTTATCAATTACAACATCCATTGGATCTAATAATACAATCCCAGGAAGCAACCATTTTACATTGGGATTTTTTCCATGCAGTTCGTACCATTTTTGCATGTAGAGCCATGCAGGATTTACACTGACTTTTTCATGCTTGATTAGTTGTGTCAGACTATGCGAACAAAATTTTACTCTCATCTAAACTCTGAATGATTCTCCGCAACCGCAGCGGTCGCGCTCGTTTTTGTTGATAAACTCAAAACCTTCGTTGAGGCCGTTCCTTTTGAAATCTACTATCATGCCATCCAAGTACGGCAGGTGTTTGGGATCAATGAACACCCGTACACCATTTGAATCGTAATGTCGTACACAATGCAAATTGGGATTGTCTACATATTCTAACACATAAGCAAGTCCCGAACAACCAGTGGTTCGTACACCAATTTGGATGCCTTCACCGCGACCGCGAGCGGCTAAACTTTTTTTAATTTTTTTAGCAGCAGTGTCAGTGACTTCGATCATTGCGCTGGATGCTTGATTCTATAGTCAGCTACCGCCGCTTTGATGGCATCTTCTGCAAGTATTGAACAATGAATTTTAACAGGGGGAAGGGCAAGCTCAGTAGCAATTTCGCTATTTTTGATCGTTTCCGCCTGCTCAAGGGTGAGTCCTTTGACCCATTCAGTAACAAGCGAACTTGACGCAATCGCGCTGCCGCAACCGTATGTTTTAAATCTTGCATCTGTGATTACTCCGTCGGTGACTTTGATTTGCAGCTTCATCACATCGCCGCAGGCCGGAGCCCCGACCATGCCTGTGCCGACATCACCATCTTCTTTGGCAAAGCTGCCTACATTTCTTGGGTTCTCATAATGATCAACTACTTTTTCTGAATAGGCCATATGTTGATTGTTTTATAATTTGATAAAAAAGCCGGAGTAACCCGGCCTGTTGCGATTTACTGTGGCACAATGTTAGATGCTTGCAGGCCTTTTTGTCCTTGAACTACATCGTAAGATACACGCTGATTTTCTTTGAGGACCTTGAATCCATCTGTTTGAATTGCTGTGTAGTGTGCGAACAGTTCTTCTCCGCCTGCGTCTGGAGTAATAAACCCAAAACCTTTGGTTTCATTAAACCATTTTACTTTACCTGATGCCATTTAAAAAATTTCCTGTTGTATTAAATTGTTGAATTTACAGCTATCGTAATAATAGCTATGCGTATAGTATACTACACTCTCAGTGTATTTACTAGTCTTTTGAGTATACTGCGATTTTGAGTGTGTTACTGACGGCGTTTCATTGCCGACTTGGCATTGCTGTTGACCACTTCTTGAGCTTGATCAACACTCATGCCGGTGGCAGCTTCTGTGTCGCCTTTGAAACTGATTATGTCTGAACCAGGATCAATTGGGTTGAGGATGTTGCTGAGTGGTTCAGCAGCAACCATGTCATTGAGATTGGTGTCGTTTACATTGACACCCACAGAGCGGGCAAGTTCGATGAATGTTTTTTTGCTAATTTGTTTTGCTGCTGCTTCGTCATTGGCTCGGTCGCTGAGAAAGGTGGCCAATGCCGCAAGTTTTTGACCATCAGCTTGATCTTCAGCGAACTCTCGTAAACGCATTATCTGCGATCGCGACCTAGACCAGCCGAAACTGGTTCTTCAATGTCTGCATCAACATCGATGTCTAAATCATCTGCTGGCGCAGCAGCCATTGGATCAGCCATTGGATCAACTGGTAATTCAGCAGCTACATCGCCGCCGGGTATTACTGGAGCTTGACCAGTGACTGTGCCCATTGCAGCTTCCAATTGTGTTTTGGAGCCCTGCAAGTTTTGAACCATGCCGCCCAGTGCAGCAGTTGCGTCGGCATTGAATTTTGTTGCTTGCTCGTAGCCAATTTCATTGCGAATCTGATCTACCAACGCAGGCAAATCTTTAAATTGTAACGAAGTGACCTGTTCAATCATCTTCTGTACTTGGTCAACCATGTCTTGACTGGCCAGGATAACCTGAGCTTGTTGCACTTCGCTTTCACTCAAACGGCGACCAGTTCTACGACGGCTTTCTGCGGCCACTGCTTGCAGTGCTGCACCTTGCACAAGTTTTTGTTCGTCTGGTGAAAGTGTCTGTCCGGCTGCGCTTTTGGTCATGGCAGCTTTGAGTTTGGGATCTTGAATTTTGGCCAGGGCCTGTTTGGTCTTGGCTGGATCAACCGCAGCAGTGCCATCAGTGCTTGGAAATTCTTCACGAAGTTTCTTGGTCAGCACTTGTTCCATCATTACCAACTTTAAGTAGGCTGGGCTTTTTTCACTGCCATGATAGGAAGTGGTGGCACGGTGCTCGCTTATCAAGCTGCGTACTCGGCCCAACATGGCATGTGCATGGCGCTTGGAAATTGATTCAAAGGTAATGGTATTACCAAAGTAACTTTCGAATACTTTAGCGATTTGTTTTGTTTGTGGCAGCACGGCCAGGTCTTGCAGTTTCATTGTCGAATCCTTGTTGTTGATAATATTTAGCCCAGTTGACACAAATGTCTAACCTATTTTCTATCTCTTTTTTCTGTATAATTTTACTTTCCAGCTTGGTCAGTATAATTTCATGCTGATCAGCAGTTTTTGCACGATCACCCAGGGCAGCTCTGGTGTTGATATCCACTGTTAAAAAATGTAAATTATTGTCCAGCTGTAGTATATCCCTGGCTGTGTTATACCGCGCAAACTTGTCGGCAATACACCAGCTCAGTGCTGCTCTTGTGCTGTGAAAAAGCCCAACTTCAGTTAGAGAACAGTATACTCTGTAGCCTGCTGATTCTTTCACAATGCGATAACGCCCAAATACTTGGTATTCTCCAGCATCATTTTTCCAAAGACTGTTGGACTGTAGCGCCGCAAACTCAGTTTTAAACAGGCGTTCAAATTGTGTGTCTAGGGTCATTTAAGAACGTATTGTGTAATAAGGTACCCAACCACAGCAACTAGTGTACCAATGGTACCTATGCCCCAGTTGATCAATTGATCATTGCGTTTTTCGGCCATGGACTGTACCATGTCGCGCACTTCACAAATGATTTTTTCAAGCTGAGAAATTTTAGAATCTACATTATCCAATCTTGATTCCAACGCACTGTAGCGTTCAGCACACAGTTCCACATGTGCTTCTAAACTTTTCTTTTCAATATTGGTAGTATCAACCATTTAAGTCTCCGTTGATCTATTTATGGAGACCGGAACAAACCAAATATTCTGAGCCGGGCCCTGAGTGACAATGGTCGATGCCAATTCGTGCTTGTTATCCAGTCCGGTCAGCATGGGCACACCATCCGCATCGGCTCTCAATATGCTGGTGGGATCAACATCATTGCCGTATATGTTGTCAGATTCTGTTTCGAATTCAAACATCCATGCACTGCGTGATGTGTCTACTATGGGATCTTGCAGGCGGAACAGCTGAGTTCTTAGTCCAAGAATCTGTGTTACGGTTTCCCAGTTGCGTTGTTGATTTCTAGCACGATTCCAGGATTCTGCATCGGTTATCATATTTCCTGCATTGTCGCGAAACGGAATCCTTGACGGTTTAAAATGTCCTGTAATTCCAGTGGCTGTTATGTCAAAGAAAGTTTGTACTGCATATTTCATTTGTTCTTTTTACTCAATTCATACAGCACTTCAACTTTACTGCACAGTTCATTGAGTGCTACATTGTTGTGCCGGGATTCAAATATTTCTGCCCAGCGGCGCTTGTGTTCTAATTCATCTAGTTCTTGTTTTAGTTTGGGATCTTGATAATGCAGTGACCGATTCTGTGCGCCTGGGTGACGTGCATACACTGTCCGGCCGCCATCTGGACTTTCAAATATCGTCACTTCGGTAATCTTGCTCACCATCATAATGAAGTATTTAACGCCAAAAGAAAACCCTGGGTTTTAATCCAGGGTTTTTGTATCAAAAACTAATTGCTTAGTTTGTGAATGTTGCAGTGGCTGCTGTACTACCGCCAGTGGCAGTGTCTAGTGTAGCAGTGGTCCAAGCGCCTGTGGGATACACAGCAATAGCCAGTGTATCTGTACCAGCGTCAGTGACTTCGTACATGGCAATAGTGGCCTTGGTTTGAATGGCAAGCATACATGCATTCAAAACTGCGCCACTAGTGGCCAAACTTGCCAAAGTGATTGTGAAGAAGTCTAACTTTGGACCAGCCAAGTTAACTGTGACAGCACTGGTTGCGCTGTTTAACGGTGTTGGATAACCAGCACCTGGTGAAGATGCTACTGTTCCAGAGTCCATGTTGGATACTGGTTGGTATGTGCCGTTCGTTGCTGTTGTGATATTTGCCATTTTAAAATCTCCTAAAGTATGTGGTCTTGGTTGACCTACTTTTATTTATGTATTTGGAGAAAAATTACCGGTTAGGCTGCTTGTTCTGGGTTGTTTAGAGCACGGTTTCCTGCACTGAATCCAAATCTATTCACCAGTTTGGCGCGGCCTGCTGGTGTTGCTAGTACCCAGCCTTCCTGGCCTGGCTGCTGACGATCCAACTGTGTCAACATGTCAGTTTTGATATCGTGCAACAACATGAACGCTGCGAATGCTGCGGTAATGCCGTCGGTGTTGGATCGCGGGCTTTGTAAATATTCCACAATGTTGTTGAATTTGCGTGGTGTCACATTGGCCTGCAACCAGTCACCAAAGCCATTCAGCAGGTTGTCGTAGTTGCTGGTAATTCTAGAATTGATATAGCGTTTGCATAACTGTGGTAAGTCAGTGATACCAGCTGAACGAAGGTCCGCAGGATTGAACAATCCATCAATGTCTTTGCCGTGAACAGAAATGATTTGACTCAGTTGCTTGACCAACTGAGTATTGAGTTCGATATTTTGAATGTCTTTGACACTGGGTTCAATCAACAACAATCCTGGAACAGGATCCAGTGCGATGTTTTTAATTGCAGTAGGCGAACTGTCAGGATCTTTGTATCTGGTGTGAATTGCAACACCCACTTCGCTGGCAGCAATACGCTGCCCCAGCTGACTACCAGCAGGTATCTTGTATTCAACAAAGTTTGGTTGGAACACAAATGCGCCAGCAACTTCGGGCGGAGTGTTGGTGTACAACAGATCGCCTTGCACATAGCCGCGCATGTTTTCCGGAGTGGCAGCCCGTAACAGAGGAAATAACTTTTGATAGATAGCTACCAGTTCAGTTCTGTCACCTTTGCGCAGGGCCATTATTTGTTGAATATGCTCCGGTGATGTGGCCAAGCCGTCGTAGCCTTTGGCACTGAATCCGCTTTTGTCTGTGAGCACAAATGTGCCGTCAGGCTTGCGTCCAAATATAATGGCGGGCTTTCCATCCCACTTGACAGTGGTAGTTGCTCTAGTATTTTCAGCAGCATGTCGCATGATGTCCACTGCTTCACGAATGCCCCGGGTTCCTTTTTCAAACACTAGATCTTCTAAGTGTTCAATTCTGGCATCCTTTGCACCTTCCACAATGACCTGCATGCCTTGATTCACAATACGATCACGCAGGCGTGCAAGAAAATCCACTTCGGTGTATTCTTTGTACACTGGTTCATCGCTTTCCATAAAAGGCACACCTTTTTTAGCAAAGTGATCTCTAGCATCTGCCAACTTGGCATCACGCTTGGGATCCTGTTCCAATGCAGCCACAATAGTTTCTACACTGTACAAATCTTCTTTGGTTGCACGATTGTTCAGCAACAGCTTGGCAATCTTGTCAGGATCATCTGTGATAATTTTGTTGGTTGCGCGGTCGGCAATGCCCGAAGTTTGATTCAGTTTGTAACCCATGCTTTTGGCTATGCTGTTGATCAGCACATTGCGATCAGATCCGCCGTACTTGCTGTCAGCAGCGGCTGTCAGCGCAAACTTGGAGAATGGCACATTGGTCAAAAACATAAAGTCAGTTTGCACATAGCCCATTGTGGGTCTTCCATTGATGGGCGTTTTAAAATGCACACTGATGCCGGACCGTTTCACATAGTCTTCGGGTTTGAGACCATGGCTCTGAGCCCACTGAGTCAGTTTTGCAGCCAATTGGTCTTTGCTGACAACATTGGCATCCACTGCTATATCCAAGTCACCGGATGTGGGTTTTAGCCCAGTTGAGCCCAGTTTGTTGTTTTGTAGATCCAGGCCCGGCAGCAGCATTTCCAACCAGGCCAAGGTGGGATTCACGTCTGTTTGATTGATGCGTTGAGTCAGAATGCGACCATTCTGATCTTTAAATACATTGCCGCCTTCTTTTAATATCATGTTACTTTGAATCCCAATGCTTTCAGCATGTTATCAACTGTGCCGTTGCCAGTTGTGGTCACAGCGTTGGTTCCGCTGGCTCGTCTTAATTCAGTTCCAAGTTTGGGTAGCAGTGCGGGATCAACCCCGTTCAACTTGAATAGCCCTTGTACACCTGCGGTATCAAGAATTCTGCCACCAGCAGTGGGCGCAGTACCGGGCGCAGTACCAGGCGCTGCACCGCCTGCGGCAGCACCGTTGTCTCCTGTGGCTCCTGCGGCAGCGTCTGGATCGTTTGGATCTACTTCTGGCTGTTCTAGTTCCACGCCGGCCCTATTTTTTGAAGATATCAGTTGGGCGCCAGCCATTGCTGTCAATATATATTCAGTGGCTGCTGGTGTTACATCTTGCCCGGCTTTGTATGCTTGTAAAATTTTGGCTTTGGCTGCTTCAAGTTCATTTTTATATCCAGATTGCTTTTGAATTTGATCTAGCCCGATCATTTGATAAGTGCTGGCATCTCTAATGGCGGTTTTTTTATTTACATATGCTAAAAACTTGTTCCAATATTCTTTTTCTGCCGGGTCAGCAGGCGGTGTTACTGCGTCGGGCTGTCCAGCACCACCTCCTGCTGCTCCGGGTGTTATTGACCCGGGTGTTGCAGGTTGTCCGGGCATGCCCGGCATCTTCATCACATTGGCAGCATTGAATCCAGGAGGGGCACCGGGCTTGGGTGTCGTTGCAGCAGAGGCAGGTGCAGGTTTCTTACCAGCCGGCTGCATGCCTGGCATCTTCATTACATTGGCAGCATTGAATCCCGGTGGTGCGCCAGGTTTAGTTGGTGTTGTTGTTGCGGCAGCCGGATTAGCAGTTGGATTTATCGCCGGATTAGCAGTTGGATTTATCGCCGGATTAGCAGTTGGATTTATCGCCGGATTAGCAGTTGGATTTAATCTTGGATTAGCAGTTGGATTTAATCTTGGATCAACGGATGGATCAGCTGTTTTGACCGTTGGTGCAGTACGCGAAGTTCTGGCTGCTATTGTTTGTTCTCTAGCTGCTCGTTGCTTTGCAACTTCTTCGGGACTTGCACCAGAAGCTGCAACTCTTGCATCGGCTGCATCTTGTTCTGCAGATGTTGGTGTAGCATCGCTGCCTGGTACAGCAGCTTGTTGTTTTGCTTGTATCTGTTGCTGTATTGCAGGCGGCAAGTCTGACAATGAAGTCATTGTTTTACCATCTAAATTTGCTGCGCCAGTTTTTTTATTGTATGTGCCCACTGCTTCGGGCAGTGGTGCTGCACCAGCTGCTGGTGCCTTAGTTAGTTTTGTTGCTTCTGCAGTCCATCCTGCGGCCAGTTGTGCAGCAACTCTCTGCATGTCCTTGTTTTTTCTTACTGCGTCTAATTTTTTTGCAGGGTCAAGAATTCCTGCAGAGGCTGCTTGTGCATTGGGATTGGTGACGCCGGTGGCAGCCCCGAGAGCAGAACCTGCGGCCTTACCGATACCTTTAACGACGTCAAAGACACCTTCGTCTGTGCGGCGTCTACGACTCAGTTCATGAATTTGCATCAGTTTTTCTCACGGTTCTGGTAAATTTGCCTGGGTCACGCAGGTTGATGGCATTGAGCAATTTGCGTTGTAAATTCTTAGCAGTTTCGGGCTCGTAAATGGAGTCAATCTGCTCTAGCAGGCGTATGGCACTGGCTATGATGTTACTGGCACGGTTTTCAATCACATGGCGGTTGTCACGCTCAACGTACATTGAATCGAGTTCTTCTAACAAACTTCTAGTTTTCTTTTGCATTTTGGGCCTGACACCTTTGTGTTATTTATCGGATGGGCAATTAGATCAAATCTAAATATTAACTATATTGCGCGGCTAACGACAGTAATAATTGTTTGGTCGGCGGTTGGTCAATGTTGTTAATTGACCATAGTCTATTTTGAGATGTAAAATTATTTGCTAATTCATATTTGTGTATGCAATAGGTAAAAAACCACGGATTTTTTAGTAATAGTGTGTCTTCGATTACATCTACAATATCTTCCATACTGGATCTGTCTTGATCCAATTCTACGGGTAACTGCAATCCTTCGTATGTTTTTCTAATAGTTTCCCGGCTGTCATCAAATTCAATTTGAAAATATTTGTATAAAATATCACTTAAATAGTTTTTATCTAACAATTGGTCAAAATCAATAATATTTGTATAACAGTTAGATTGTATATCTTTTGTGATCAAATCATGGTATTCTATTATATTGTGGTAACAACGGTCGTACCAAAACACTGTATCAGCATGCCAATTGTCTAATACCGTAAAACAATACTGTTCGTCTATTAGCTTTTTCATAAAGTTATTATATATTGCTGAATAGATTTTTTTAGTAGGCAAGATCCTTAATGCCAAATCAAATTCCAATGTATGATCTTGATAATTGTTGTTATGGGTCAGCGTGATACCACTTGCTTTATGATTTTCAGACATTCTGAATCCAACACCATGCAAACTACTATTTAAAATTATAGACTTTAAATAGTGTCCGCTGTGGCCTTCTCGAAATACTATAACTGTTTTCATGAAAATATAATGTTATAAAGATCTGGATTGAATTCTTTTAACGAGGTGTTATGCAACTGATCGTGTTTTACAATTGTTTGTCTTAAATTGGTGAGATCCGTAATAGTTGACCTATTTTTAACAGCAGCCCATGCCCGACTGTAAACTTCCCGATGTTGACCAATGTGTTCTTTCAGTGCCATTGGCAAGTTGTCAAGACTGTATGATCCAGATACGTAGTGATCTATTAATTCAATAGGGTCACCAAATTTACTAGTCAGATGTTGCTGGTGCCATTTATCTAGTAGGTGCAAACGATTAATATTAAGTAATCCAATTGTACGATTTATAGCAGGCATGACCGTATGTGGCATATCTTCTAAAAAAATCTTCCAGTTGGTTTCCCATTGGTTCCACCGCGATGGCCAACGTTGATATTCATGTCCTGTACCGATATCATCTAAACTAAATCGAACCCTTACTAAAGCAAACTGTAGGAAAAAATCTATTAGTTTTGAATTTAGTTTGTGTGATCCGTTTGTACTAAGTCGTAAAGTTATTTTAGAAAAATCACATCGGTCCGACAATTGTTCTATGTACTGTTTAACATTATTGTTTAAAAACGGCTCGCCACCTGAAAAATTAATTTCTTGCACCTGTGATAGGTCAATTTTATTAAATTTAGTTTTAAAATCTGAAAAATTCATGTTAAAATTTGAATTGATTTTAACATTTTCAAGTTTTGCCCAGGTAGAGCTAGAATGAGATCCACAGATTTTACAAGCTAGATCACAATTTCTATTAGGATATACATCCACTACTATAGGCAACGAATGATTGTGTTCTAGCCCGTATATCTGATTGGCTCCTTGCCGATAGGAAAATATATTATTATTTTCCTGATCTATACAAGCACGGCAACCAACTGGGTCAACACTGTCAGATGTATATGTTGCGGGGTCTGTTTGATTGTAACAACATGTTCCAAATCTACTACCGTCATGACTAACCGTCAATCCGTGTTGTATTAACACACACCGAGTCATGGCGAGACCACCCACAGAGTTGGATTAACAATCTTTATGTCAAAACTAACTTGTTCTTTCACCAATGAGTCTAAAGTAAATTTCAAATGATTATGTTGAATAAAAATAGGATAAAAATTTATTACAGTAACAGATTTGACCCACACGTTTAAAAAATTTACAAATTGAGTTAAAGTTGCATATTTTAAAAACCAAGGAAATTTAAAAACTATCGTTTCATCTGTTGGAATGTAGGTTGGGCGATGCGTAAGAATATCAGGCTCAACATAGCACCCGGGAAAGTATTGTTTAGATAACATATCACTTTCTAAACAAGTTGTGTTGATATCAAACTCTTGAAAATACCAGCCGGCGCAATCAACTGCTACCAGTTTATTATTTTTTAAATTGTCCAGAATCCATCGATCAGTAAAATCAAGTTTATACGGAATTCCGTAACGAGTCGCACGCCATTTTTTAACAGCCGGGCGAGACAAATGATATAATCTGAATTGCTGAATCAGACGAATTGGTCCAAAGTCTGTGCTATAACCAGGTACTATTTGCATAATCCGTAACAGTCCATTGGATGTGCAGCGACCATATGATTCCCGTCGACTTGATCAAAAGTGTGCAATCTTTTAAATTTATTATTGCAGTGATGCATAATAGTGTCTAAACTATCGTTAATCTCATTGAACAATGTAATATTTAAATCATGCTGTACAACTTCATAACGATTGATTGCTACATAAGCATATTCGCATTCACTTGTTAATTGTTGTATGGTATTTACCAATGACTGTGTGGTTTGTTGTTCCAGTACTGGACCAAATATTATCACACCGTTGTACTTGTCGTTGTTGATCGTAATATGCTCTTGACATATTTTTTTAAATTTAGTGTCTGGTGCTGCCCACCGCCATACCACATCAGTGCATGTTTTTACAAAATTTAACATCACCGATTCTTGCTCTAATATTGTGCATGTGCCAGTGAGATTTTTAAATCCGTTTAATTGCTGATCTCTCCAGAAATTATGGTCAATGGTCATGCCTGCTTGATTTGTCCAAGTAATTGTTTTAGTTTAGCACTTTGTACATCTGCTGTGATTTTGCTTATTTCGCCTGTGTCGCTGTCAATCTTTTCTGTTGGATTGTTGATGCGACTTTGCGGCTTGATGCTGTCGTAAATGCTGGGCTTTTTAACGGATCCGCTGCTGTTGTCATCATCACCGCCGTTGTCTGTGATGCGCATGGTGTCAATGTTGTACTCTAGATCGACCTTTTGTCCAACACCGGTACTGCTGCGACTTTTCATACACTGTATCTGATACTTGCCGCGTTCTTTCATGGCACGACTGGTAAAGATACCAAACACATTGTCTGCTGTGTTGATCTTTGAGATACCACCGGATATGTGACTGTGATCAAATTCAATTTCTTCCACAGCCGATCGATTCAACTGCGATGCTGTTACAAACAACACATTCAATTCTTTGGCCAGGTTGCGCAGTTCTTCACTCACATACTTGTCTTTGACAAACAAGTCGTTGGGACTGACTTTGGCACTGACCGGCATCAGCAGGTCCAGATAGTCGCACATGATAAAATCCACACGGATACCAGTTTGTATCTGTACTTCTTTGATGTAACTTCTAATGTCGTTGATGTTGCTCTGTGCCGGCAAGGCCTTGACGCGATACTGACCAAACTTCTTACCAGTCATTTTGACTTTTAATGTTGCTGTATCAATATCCTTGCGAATGTCCTTGGTACTCATGTTGGTCAACATGGCGTCAGTTCTCAAACTGGTAAGTTCTTCACTCAATTCAAGACTGATATACACACCCGAAAGTCCTTGCTGTAACCAGTTCAATGCAATGTTCATCATTACCAAACTTTTGCCTGATCCTGAGCCACCGGCAAAAATGTTCAGTTCGCCACGACTGAATCCACCATACAACAACTTGTCCACTTGTGGCCAACCTGTGCTTACTTGTCCACCTGAATTGAAGTATCGATTAATTCGAGCAGCAGGATCAGCAAAGTAATCAGTGCCCATGTCTTTTGTTAGACTGATCTGTACTGCATCTTTGATCAGTTTTTCTACAGGATCATACTCGCCTTTTTCCAATAGGTCAGCACTTTTTAAAATGGCCCGCTCAAGTTCTTGACGTCTAGTAAACGCTTCAAACTCAGTCATGAACCACTCGTAGTGTCCTTCGTTCAGGTCTGGCACTGCGGCCAGTTTAACTCCGGTTGTGGCCGAGATTTGTGTGCGATCCGGCAAGGTCTTGTGTTTTTCAGAATGCTCTTTGATGAACTCTGCTGCTGGTCTTAGACTGCGATCAAAGTTGGCCGGATTATAAATGTTCTGTACCCGCACATAGCTGGCAGCATCTTCCAGCATCATTTCCAGAAACAATCTCTGTACATCTAATCCGTATTCTTTAAGCATCTAGTAGTTCTCTTGGTCTGTTGATTTTCTTTTCAAGTTGTCGTTTCCGCAACTCAATTTTTATCTTACTTGTCTCTCTTGATTGCAGTATAGTTAGCAAGGTTGGCAGCTTTCCCCACAGTTTCACAGCGTCATTGACGTCTTTTACTTGGTCTGGCCAATCAGGAATACTCACTGCCCACCCCAACTCTACTGCACGGTCTATCAGTGCAAGTCCTGCTGAATCTTGATCCGGCACCACTGTGACATCGCGACCTAAACTGCGTATCAATCTTACCTGCTCGTCACTTATCTCATTGTGCATCACTGCCAGCCCACCAATGCATAACGCATCAAAGATGCCTTCGGTCACAATCACATGTTGCCATCCTGTTTGCTGTAGATCCATGCCAAACACATAGCCCCGGGGCATGTCATTGATGTAGCGTGGATTACGATTGTCTAAAAATCGTATTGTACTGCCTACAACTCGGTTGTTGTATGTGAATGGCACTACAACACCTTCCCTGAAACCCGGCTGTACTACCATTACAGGATAATCTTCTGGCACATGTCTGCTTTGTAGGTATGCCCATTCTTTAGGAGTATCGGGTGTTACAAAATCTACAAAATCAGGAAGATCTGCTTCTTTGAATTCTATTGGTGCCAACTGGTTCCACACACGCTGACGATCCTCCAGCATGCCTTCCATGCTGCGATGGCGCATGCTTTCAAGATTGATTTGATTGATGTCGTTTTCTGGAACGCCTAACCATTCAAGCAGTCGACGTGCTTTGAAACTGATATTGCGTCCCAGTATGAAACTTGCAGTGTATCCACAGTTGAAGCAGTGATAACTCCAGCCTTGTTCGGAAAGTTTAATGCCGCCTCTGCTTCTGCGATCTGGTGTGTTGCCGTTGTGTACGCAACAGGGTGCATTGAAACTGAGCCATCCAGAACTAGACTGTTTTCTTTTTGCAGGTAAAAATGCCAACACATCAATCATGTTAGTATTATAACATGTTTTACTGCAACAATCAACTTGTTTTGGTTTAACGGTATTTTATATTTTCCACATACCCAGTGGACACTATCACAGCAATTGACAGCATGGTGTAGGGATTTGGACGATATCCTGAGCCGCCTGACACCAAATTGATATCAGTCACAATGCCATTTTCTCCGATGGTGGATGTTGCAGTGGCGCCTGCACCATTGCCCACAAATGTAATCAGCGGTGGAGCTTGGTAGCCGAATCCAGGGTTGGTAATAGATACACTGGTGACAACTCCGTCAGTTACCACAGCATTGGCTGTGGCTGCCACTCCAAAGTTTGTTCCGTTGATGCCAGTGGTGGTCACACTGTTGTTGAAACACAGGCGCAACAAGGGATGCCATCCAATCACTGTCATATGAATAGTTTCGGTTGCATTCAAGTACTGTGTAGACGGTGTCACATTGTACCAGATGCTTTGATATGTTTCTGCTGCCTGTGCTTTGATAGTGCCGGTGTAGCCAATCAGGTCCATCTGTATGCTGGTCACTGGGCCCATGGGTTCAATCTGACTGCTGAAATATTCAGTGCTCTGATACGGTGTGGTTGATCCGATGAATTGACCGGCCTGCAGGGCCCAATCTGGATATTGTGATCCACTGCTGCCACCATAACTGGTCTGCGCTGACAGATTAACAGTGGGAATTGTTAATTCAACACTGGGCACAAACTCTGGATATACGCTGTCTACAATGTCAACTGGTGCTCTAGCGCCAGCTTGAGCATCAGTAAACACTGCTTCTGTTAGATTGCCACTGGCTCGCACAATACTGTAGCCTGCTGGCTGTGCCTGTACAACATCCAGATCAGCTGGAGTCAGTGTTACTTTGGCACGACCATAAGCAGCATTGATAATGACCATGTCTTTTTGTGCCAGTACTTCTGCGCCGTTTTGACTGACAATTCTGAATGTCAGTGCGCTGCCGGTGATGTTTACAGGTTTTTCATCTTGATTGATGAATTCAAACAACACCACATTGTCAACACCTTTGTTAATTGTTAGTTTTTTAGCATACACAGGATCGTACCTCAGATTGAAATAAGCACCACTGGTGTCAGGAGTTAGAACTCTAATTACTTGCTGGTAAAGGTATACAGTGGTTGAATACATATGATGTATTTAGCGCCAACAAATAGCAAACGAAGACTCTTTGGAATCGACCAAAATGCTAGTGTATAAATATCCAGATGGGCAACGATATCTTTACAAAACTAACTGAACAGTATCCGTTTATCACGCTGTGCGTGTATTCATCTACGGAATATGTGGGGATCGTTCAGAATCAAGATGCCGCAATCACTACCATATACGACTTTGGCAGCATACACGATTCTGCAATGAAACAGAAGTTTTTGGAGTTGGCCAATATATGGTGGTGGGAAAGCAATCGCAGCATTCCCATCAACATTTTTCTGAAAAAAGACTGGGAAATGTTCAAGCCTTGCCTGCGCACATTTGCCAACAAAGACCTAGAAATCTTGCACGGACCTGTGTGTAGTCTTGCAGACATTGCACTGAAGAAGGGCAAAAGAAAAAGTATTACTCTTGTGCGGCGGATGGAGTAAGCAGATTCATGTGTAGTGCTACCAAGGCTGCGTAACTAACAGCGTGGCTTTTTTTAAATGTGTAGCCTCTGCTTTCGTCACCGTCCCACACTGTTTCAAACACAGTGCTCCAGGGCTGTCGTTGCAAGTGTGCTTTGCCCGGACGGATGATACTGATAAATGCTGCCATTCGTGGAATCGAATCTGGCTGCATTTCCGTTAACAAGTCTGTGTAGTTGCCGACGTGCGCTAGTTGTTTTGCCCACGCAGAGTCTTGCCACAGTCTGCTCCATGTAGGCTCCGTGGCCACAGCAGTGGCATAGTGTTCAGGACTGGTGATAAGCTGATAAACACTCATGTTCAATAGGTCAATTTTAAAATAGCCCAGCTGTTCTGCGGTTTCGTAATCAATGGCTGCACAACGATTCACAGGGTCCAGCGGAATGTCTGTTACATAAACACCAGAATTGTGTCGACGTACCTGTCCTTGATGCAGTTGCCGTGCCGGTGTATGCCGAATCAATTCCAACAGCTGATTACGATCAGCAAAGTCAATGTCAATGTCTGCGCTCATCGTTGTACCAAAGCAGTTATTATGTCCAGTTGTTCCTGTGCCCGTGCCACTGTGGCTAAGCCACAGCAGGATGTTGTCTGGCCAATTCTTCCAGGCGCTTTTCTTGTTCCATTCGACGACGTGCCCACTGGACAGCTTCCTGTGTTGGACCGTCAAGACTTATCTGCGTATGGCTGCTGGACAAGGCCAGCCAGCTGACACCGTCATACACTTCTATATTTTTTAAATTTGTATTGTACCGTAATATTCCAGCACTCTGAGATCCCGGGCTTATATACGGCTGCATAGAGCTGCCGCCTGTGGTCACTAGTCCCGGACCGGGTATTATTCCATGAATCATGTTACCATCCTGCTTGTGTTAGTATTTCTTTGGCATACTCTTGATCCGACGGGTAGTCTTGAAATCGTTTCTGCCAATGATCCACGTCTATGTACGGATACACTATGGCAATCTGTTCAGCATTGAGTTCACTCAAAAACTTCTGTCCAGATTCACTGTTGAAGATTATCCACGGACTGATCCTGCCTGCTGTGACTGCATAGATCATTGCGTTGGTACCGCCATAACGCAAACAATCATGCGGTGGATTGCCGGTCTTTTCTGACCAATCAATGCCAAACTCCATTGCTCGGGCCAGGGCATCTGTCACACTTTCCACACGCAGATAAAAAGTCAAGTACTCGGTGTAAACTACATCACGACACCAGTGATCAATTTTTTTATTTTGTTTCAGTACCCATTCCATAAATCTTGCAGGATTGACAGCACGGATATCAACACAATAACGACCGAACTTCACAAATGCTTTGTAGTACGGGCTTTCACAAAAATCATCATAGGTTTTTAATTTGGCACTGCCTTGTGTCATTTCAAAGAATTTGATATATGCTTGGAACCCCAATTCCACACCGCGCTCGGCTCGTTCTTGTCTGCGTCTGCGTGGCTCACAGCTATGCACAGTGAGACTTGTTTCTTTGACAAAGTCTTTACGACAAAACTGACAGGTGTATTTCATTTTTTAGTTTCTTGACCCATCAACTTAAGGTGCTCGTCAATTTGTTTTTTGCTGGTAATTGATGCCAGCACAGCAATGTCGTCATCTTTCATTTCTGGATATATTTCTGCCAACTGTCGACGAATGCTGCTGGCGCCTGGCTCTTTCTTTTTGGGAGCGATCCAGTTGTGTCTTGGTGTGCCCATGTCTGGACTAACTGTTGTTGCACAGAGCCATTGTAGTTTGGGATGTTTTCCCATTGCAAAAAAGTTTTTGTTGAGTCGTTCATTGGTGGCAATGAGATAGAACTCTTGCAGTTCTCGTGAACCTTCTACAGCACTGCCCCAACGCAGCATTAAAAATGTTGAGAACTTCTTGCGCTCGTCATCGGTCAACTCGTCATAGAATCCACGATTCTTTTGATCGAACTGCCGCATCTCGTTGCCAATGTTTAGTTTATCGCTCATTACCAAGCTCGCGAATAGTCAACAATTTCACAATTGCGGCTGATGTCTTTGACAAAGTAAACACACTCGGGCTTGGGACCATCTGAAATAGGAACACACAACATCTGTCCGTTTTTTAGTTTGGGGGCATACCATGCCACTTCATGATACACATCCACAATCTCAATGGTGGGAAAACTTGGGCGGAAACTACTAAGCGGGTTGAATTCAAACACTTTAAACCCACGATCATTGATGCTGGTCAAAGGCAACACTTCGAGATCACCCACGTCCGGTTCGCCGATCAACACTTGCCAGTCCATGGGCATGCGTATCTTGTGCTCGCCAATTTTTAATACCAGTGCAGGAGCGTTGAAACTTTCGAGAAAAATCAATGGAATATAATGATAGTCGGGATCTCTAGGATCACTGTTGTCAAATATAGCAAATCTCATGTCATCAACTTCTTCCGGAAGATGATCAAGATCAAAGAATGTGTTTGTGTCTAATTGTAGAATTCGCATGTTGTTATTATAGCAGGTTTGTTAGAAATCGCAACCTTTATTTCCACTCTAACTTTTCCTGTGAGAAGGGATAGTTGGCATCTCTGTAGAATACTTTTCGTTTGGTCAAGTGACGCTTGGCAAATTTACAAGTGCTGGTCACATCCCAGATCTGGACGTGATCCTTGTCTTCTGCTTTTCTAATACCTCGCCCAATACTTTGTATAACGCGAACAAAGCTCTTTCCGGGCTCCACAAGAACCAAATTAAAAATCCTAGGGATATTAATACCCACAGCGGCCACACCGTAAGTCGCCACAATAATCTTGCCAGTGCTTGTTGCAATTTCGTCATATTCTTCCTGCCTTTTAGTTCCTTTGGTGGCACCCGACACAAATACTGCTCGGTCTCCCAGTAGTTCAACCAGCGCATGGCCAGCTGCCACACGATCCACCAACACCAGAGTATTCCCAGTGTCATTTACTTGTGTTACCAATCCAGAAATGGCTGCAAGTCTATCAGGATCTTCTAATAAAAACTTCAACTCACTTTGATAGTTTGAAAATTCTGCATGATCGACCAGCTGCACAATGTTCACATGACACTGCGCCAACACACCACGATCCTGTAGTTCGCTGGCACTGAGTTGATTAATAACTGGACCTAGACTACACTTCAGCGCTTGAAACTCAAATGGTTCTTTGGGCACAGTTCCAGTCAAGCCCCATCGAATTGGCACTCTAGACATGACTCCGGTCAGCAGAGTTTTGAGAGCGTCGGCCTTGGCCATGTGTACTTCGTCAACCATGACACACACCACATCTTCAATGAAGTCCTGTATGGTAATGTCTGCTACACCAGCTTTGGTATTCTTCATCAACACATTTAAACTTTGCCAAGTGCATATCGTGTGTGTGCGACCATGTTCTTTACGGTCGCCAAAGTACACACCCACATCCAGGCCTAAATTCACATAGTCTGCTTCAGTTTGTGTGACCAAACTTTTGTTGGGCACAATAACAATGCTACGACCATACGGCTCAATGCTCAAACTCAGCGCTGCTGTCATCAGTGTTTTGCCTGCTCCTGTGGCCACTTCTTGGATGCATTGCGGATTGCCCAAGAAAGCATTGATGATCTCAACCTGGTAGTCGCGCAGAACAACTGGTTGTCCTGCTATCGGATGTGTTTTAGGCCATGTTTTGTGAGCAAACGAATCTTCTTTGATATGATCAAAATCAAATGTGGTTGAGTATGTGCGCTGATCGTCCAGTTCAATGTCATAGTTGAACTTTTCCAGTATGGGCACAATGTCCGGCAATAAATTTACATAGGTACTACCGCCCAATTGAAAGTAACTGACCTTGCCATCCCATCTGCCCAGGCGCACTGCGGGCAAATATCTGGCACCAGGCACATCATATTTAAAAGCCGTGACCAACGCACGACGAACGTCGGCGTCTAGGCCTTCAATCTTGATATTGACTTCGTCTCGAATTATGATTGTGGCTGTTTTCATGTTAGTTATTATACAATTTTTTATAGGAATTCACAACCATGTCTTGAAAACTGTTATCAAAGGATTGGTGTACAATTATGTGCCAGCGCGGCTGGTCACTGTTGTTTATCACTGCATGCTGATTTGAAATATCTAACCATAACGCTTGCCCGGGAAAAAAAGGCACTGTTCCGTGTTTGGCCATTACAAACTGGCACTCGGTGGGCTGTGTAATTGCAATGTTGATTGCTGTCAATTTGGATATTGCGTAATCTTGATGAATGCTTATATATCCGCCGGGTTCAAGCAACATAACTCGAATTCTTTTAAATTGACCTCCGGGCCACTTAGTGGCAAAATAATCCACAGTCAATGGCATACATTGTTGTGCTTCACTTGTCCATACATACGGTCGATTGTCATTGTAATAACTTTCTTCACGAGTAGCATCGTAACTCTTTCCGTGTATGCAAAAACTTTTCCAGCCGCGATGTTCTCCATAATTGTCCCGATGGTCTACCAACAACAATTCAATATTTTTGATTTCGTGCAGAATATCCTGATACGGCACTGCAATGTCTAACTGCAACCATGGCAACCCAGAAGCGTTCATTATCCACTCAAAATCAGCAGAGGGATTGTACTCCGGCAACTGCAAATTGCAGTTGGCATATTTTTTAAACATCAACTGGCTTATTTCGTATTTCATTGATTTTTAATTGAAAATTATTGTATTTCTCAACTGTGGTATGTAACAGTGTCCATTTGTAGTTTAATATATTTGAACACCATATATTGTCATAGTCACTTATATTGTTTTCTAGCACCCAGTCAATTAGATTATCATTGCAAAACTCAACAACTTTTGTTTTTTGCGCATGTTGCCAGTGACTGCTAAAATTCTCTTTCACTTGTTTTGTAAATCTGCTGTTGACATATTCAACAAACATTGATTGCTTTTTTAACTGCAATCTTTCCAATGGAGTGAGATTTGGATTATCTACTTCGTAGTGCTTTAAGTTATTTTGTGTTATAAAGTTCCAAACAAAATTTCCATAGTCTGTTCCGTCCCAAGTGGTCCAAAGTTTCTGACAAAAATCAATTTGTACACGGCTTATGTCAACTATTTGGATATGTTGCGTGGCAGCATTGATAATATTTAAGATCCAGTATAGGCCGGATCCAGGTGATACCAATTGTTTTTGTTTGATTTCGGTGATAGGTTCGTTGTTAAAAATCCATAACTGATTTTCGGCTATGTTTTTATAATCCTGGAACTGGGTCAGATCAATGGTGCCGTCATACAAAAAGAATTTTAAATCTCTAGCAGCATTGTTCCAGTTCACAACAGCTCGGTTACTTTGTAATTGTTTTGCTATGAGCCCTTGTCCAAATGCTGTAACAGTGTATTCTGCCACAGCCACGCCAGGTTTAATCCATAAAGGTGTATAATTGTCATGCAAATTTTGATCGCTGCGCACAGGCACTGAATGAGACACTGTGCTAATTGAAAAATCCTCTGCATCAAATTTACCCAGATCCATAAACCAACATTGATCATCTAAACATACCGGCTGTCCTGGATGCCAAATCACATGTGCAATCAGTCCATAATGTGGATATGTATCAACTAATTTTTTCCACTGCTGCCAATCTATGAACATGGTTCCGCTTTTGACGAACAGCGCAGACTTGTGCCCGTGCTGCTTGGCCCACAATACACCATCTGCCCAATTGTTACAAATAAAAACTTCTTGCCGGGTGGATTCCCCGTGTTTACCAAATTGTATGCCACTCAAAGTTTGATTTCTAAGTGGTCCGTCTAGAATGATCACTGGCCAAGCCATTATAAAGTAACCCTGACAGGCACAGCATTATTTTTTAATTGTTCTTTTAACAAATCAAGTTGAGTTGTTTTTCCAAACACACTGACGCCGAATATGTTCTCGATGTTCCAGCTGGGTATATTCCAATGCTGTGTCCACTCATGTTGATAATGTTTCCACCAAGAAGAGAATTCATCGCATTGTTTGTTTTTTAATCGGTCCATGTCCTCAAGTGCCACATATATCTTTGGTCTAAGTTTCAGCCAGGGCTTGGCCAATTCACACATTCTTTTTATGTCATTGGGCTCGTTGTTTATCCAATATGCGTACGGTGTCTTGCCCAACTCTGACCACTGCACATATATATCACCGGCTTGAATTGTTGTTTGAGTATTGATTAACCATTTTTGATCAATTGGTTTTTCTAGTAACCCAGATTTTTCGCGATAGTCTATACAAAATACACCATTGGTTTTTTTGAAATACATTTCACACATGTGAATATGTTCGTGAAAATCTAACCAATCAGAATTACCATTGTAATTTTTTTCATAGATTTTATGTATACTGTTAAAATACATCTGATCCTGAGCCAAACATTTTGAGCGATCAATAGGAACCGATACTCCATGTGCATACTTTATCAACTGCTCGACCAAATCTGTATAGGTTAAATTTTTTGTATAGTAAGGATTGTCCCAGGGCCTAAACGGTATTGATATCTTACTCAAATGTTTGTATATTTTTTGATAGGTCGTGGCCAATGGGCTATCATCTATAGACAGATCTATAACGCAATTGTTTGAAAAAATCAATTTCATGTCAGTAGTATATACTTATTGCAGTAAGAAGTCAAAAAAACAGGTACCTTTTTTAAGGGTACCTGCCAAAAGTCCGGGGCGGAGCCAACCAACCCCGGGAATAACCCTGATGAGTTATTTTTTTCTGTTGACTGTGGTCCTAAACAAGAATCCGCACAGCACAGTCAGGCCCCAGGCCTGCAACCAGGACACTTCGTTGACACCTGTTACAGCACCTACCAAGCAACCGTTCCACAACATGTACACAGGCCAACTCAGCAAGAAACTCAACAGCAGGATGCCTACAATGCCACCAAAAACTGCACCAACAACAACCAAAATCTTTTCCATGTTATGCTCCGTAGTATTCTAAACATTTAACTGTGAAGCCTGCTTCACGCTGTTCATCTGCTTCGTATTCAGTGTCCACTGAGTACAAGTACAAGTCACCATCCCAGATTTCAAACATGCTCAACTCCAAAATGTTCTTTAATCCTGTTAGCAACAAACACACCATAATCATCATTTCGTCTATCGTTGCTAACAAATTCAGCACATTCCTTGACAATTAAGTCAGCGAATTTTTGTTGATCTATTGTTATTTTTAGCATGGGATTACCTTCGTGATCCGTGCCGTGCTCACGGATGAGACTTTGATCGTATAATGCTTTGATTCGTTCGTTCATTTTATGCCGCCTTCATGCAAGTTGTTTCTGCCAGACGCTTCCAGTTCAGCATGCTCATCTTGCGCAGGTCTGCAATTTTGATTGCCATGCGCAGACTCATTTCACGCAGACGATTCTGATTGGCGTCCATGAACGCAATGATCTCGTCTTGAACTTCGGGTTCAAAATCGTAGTCTGCAAACAACACGCCATCTTTGGCAATTTGTTTGATACGCAGAATCTTGTCACGCATGGTGTCCAAAGTCAGATCCAGGTAGTGGCAACGACTTTGCAGTGCATCCAAGTGATCCCGCAGTTTCTGCGATTTCATCTTGTCAAACTTCAAGTTGGTGATAAAGATGGCACTGCCTTTGAATTCAAAACTGTCTGGGATGCCTTCGCGGCGCAGGCTGCTGCTTTCTGACAACCAGCTAATCTTGCGCTTCTTGCCTGAGTCTAATGCACCCTTCAGCAGGTTCAAGCTCACGTCATCCAACAGGATACTGTCGCAGTCGTCAAACACAACCACGCAATTGGCGTCTGAATACTTGTACAGAGTCTGGTACAGGCCAATGGGTGTAGCAGCACCTTTCACAACTTCTGCTCGCAGTCGCTTGCCTGCCAGTTTGTCAAACATGGTGGCTTTTTCAATCTCTTGCTCCACACCAAAGCTCTTGCCCACACCCGGAGGACCCGATACAATCATGGCGCGGATGTCGCCTGTCACTGTGGCTTTGGTCATTTCGTGCAGGATGTCAAAACGCTCACGGATACGATCCATGGCCTGTTCTTCTGTTTCTGCTGGTGCAGCCACTGCCTTGGCAGCGTTGGTGGTTGTGTCTGTCATGCCGTTAGTATACTCAATATCAGAAATGTTGTCAACACGGATACGGATCGTATCTGGGCAATTGGGAAAATTGCCGTCATTTTTAACAGTCACAAAGTTGCCTTTGGCGCCGGTCTGAAAGCCCGACACAAGACTAAACACTTGGTCAGCTACGGGACGCTTACGATACTCTCCGCGAACGATACGAATTGCACTCATGGTTGGCTCCTTTGGTGTGCGTTGTTTAAGTATTAATTATAGCAGAATAGCAATTAATGGTCAACTGTTTGTTCTGCAAGCACTTGTGGCGTAATTACAACACCACCATAGCATTGCTGGTACAAGTCAGCTACAGATTTTAGAAAAAAAATGTATACTTTACCATTACCTGCAATCAATGTGTACTGCATTGTGATTCCTTTTTGCTTTGCTATGTGTGTATTATAGCATTTGGGCAATTAATGGTCAACCACAAAAAACCCTGCTAAAAGCAGGGTTTTTGATGTTGTACAGTGCAAGGGTTACTCACTGCCCGCACTAATGTTGAAATTGTATTCAATTGTGCTGCCGGCCTCGACTGACCATGTCCACTGACCGGATGGCGGTATTTCTCGACTCTGAGGTACGCCGTTAATTTGTACACTACTGCGGGAATCTTGTGTGCCGTCTGAATTTGTAGGAACTCCAGTGTAACACATTTTAAATGTGTCCACGGTGCCTGGGAAAAGAATTTCACCATTTATAGTTGCTTCACCTGCTAACTGACTCTCAGAGACTTGCCAAGTTGACCCGCTGCCCGATACAATTGTTGTTCCTTTGGTTATAATAGTGTTATGTATGATCTGGCCGGGTACAATTTCTCCAGACGTCACGCTACTTACATTCAATGTTGTGTCGCTAATGGAACCACTGAATTCTACCATATTTGTTGCTGTTGACATGTAGTTGCTTTTTACAAAGCCAAGTATTATGCCGGATCCAGTTGCAACAGAAATTGTCATTGGATACGAACCGCTGAAACTGGTTGGAAACAGTGCTGACTCGGTCACTGAAAACAATACCGGTGCATTGGTCATATCAATTGGCAACGCAGGAATATCTTCAGTTAATGTATCGACTGCCCCGCTAAAAACTGTTTGTCCATTGATGTGTGCGTTTAATTGTAACGGCACTGCACCGTATGCGTATCCGCAAAATTGTATTGTTCTATTGGCCATCTAAGGTCTCCTGTTATGTTTATTTATCACTGCCAGTGTGATATCACTGTGGCATCTGTTATTTCATGCGGTTTAGGTTGGCCATGAAATACCAATATACTGGTATCAGTGGTTAAGGTTGTTCCTGTACCAGGTGTGCGGTGCTTTTTACGAGCAAAGTCAAATCCACCGTCGACACATTCCCATTTCCAGCTTTTTACCCATTCAGAATGAAAAAATCGACGATGTGCCGTGGGTATTACATCTGACACAAAATCCTGATCTCCGCGGTATTTACGAACAAAGAAGTCTATGTCCTGATCTACCACTGTGTTCCACACATGCTGGTATTGTGCAGTGTCCCACCACATCACACTGGTATTTGATCCGGTCCAGTTGTGCTTCCACAGATATTTGAAGTCCCGTATTGACCAAAAATGTCGCAAATTCAATTGCCAGATCCAGTCTATGTTGTTGGCAATGACCACATCTAAATCAAAATACAACATGGGGCCTGAATGATGCTGGGTGTTGAACAACTGTAGTTTATACCACCAACTTTTTTTGGGCCCAGCAAATCCCCAATCTTCTAAACAGTGCTTGACCATGTGATCCGGAACTGGTCTTGTTGCTTCGGTATAAACATGTAGTCGGACTGGGCGGGTCAAATGTCTGCATAACATGCTGTACAGTCGATCCACATAGGTCCAGTCGTATCCGTTGCTGTGTATAACACAAGCACAGTCCAGTGGCTGTGTGTTGGCGATCAGTGAGGTCATTCTATATTTATGTGCGTATATAACGATAAATATCTTTATGAAAATAGTATTAGTAACCGGTGGATTTGATCCTGTGCATTCGGGACATATTGCCTACTTTAAAGCTGCAAAAACTCTAGGCGACATGTTGATTGTTGGCCTCAATAGCGATGAGTGGCTGGTTCGTAAAAAAGGTGCAGCCTTTATGCCCTGGAACGAACGACTCTGCATTGTTAATAATTTATCAATGGTTGACGAAGTTTATACCTTTGACGACAATGACGGATCAGCAAAACATTTTATTCAACAAGCAAGAGCACATTACCCCGATGCCGAACTGATATTTGCCAATGGCGGGGACAGAACCCGAGATAACATTCCAGAAATGGATGTGATAGATGCTAATTTATCATTTGTGTTTGGCATAGGCGGTGAAGATAAAAAGAATTCTAGCAGTTGGATATTGCAAGAATGGAAAGCACCCCGGACCGAACGAGCCTGGGGATACTATCGTGTGCTGCACGAAGTGGGTGCCAACACCAAGCTCAAAGAGCTCACTGTGATGCCTCAGACCTGTTTAAGCATGCAACGCCATGATCTACGACAGGAGTTTTGGTTTGTGGCCGAAGGCACAGCCACAGTGTACACACTGGAAGACTCCAGCACAGACCGTGACGTCAAGTGCCAGCTTGATGTGCATGAACACACTTTTATTGAATGTCGTGAATGGCATCAGCTGTGTAACGAAACTGATAAACCGCTGAAACTGATTGAGATCCAGTACGGCAGTGACTGTGTCGAAGAAGATATTGAGAGAAAATAATTTGTTTTTTAAAAATGTTCTTTTTGATTCAATTCCAAAGAGTGACAATTTAGTTGTTTTTTCTTGCGACGATAATTATTTTAAAAAATACGGAATATATAATATTTTATCGTGTAACGACACCAATCAACCAGTGCATGTACACTTAATTAATCCATCACTGGATTCAGTGTTGACTTTAAAAGCAATAATAGATAAATTACAGATTCCGCTATCGTGGTCTACTGAGTACTTTGAAACGTCAAATTTAAATTTTTATCTATTAAAAAGTTATTATTACATGGCTAGATTTTATCTTTCTAATTATATATTTCAACACACTTCTGTAACTTGCATTAAAATCGTCGATGCTGATATTATCTTTAATTCTTTAATTAGCTTTCCTGAATCAGTTAATATAGGAATAACTTATAAAAAACAAAAAAACACCGCTTGGGAAAGAACTGCTGCTTATTTTTTATTTTTAACATCATCATATAAAAATTTTCTTCCAAAAGTCATTGATCTATACGAAGAAAAAATAAAAAATATAGATTTTTTAAAAGTTGAAAAAATAGAAAACAAAATAGAAAAAGCTAATTTTACAGGACTTGATCAGGTGTGCTTAACTGAAATTTTAGAAAACGAATGCATTTATCAAAATCAAGATTTTTTAAATTTAGGATCTCTACAATCATTTTCTAGCAAAGGCCCTGATGCAAAAATTTGGGTATTGGTCGGTAAAACTAAAAAATTGTTACCAGACGACTATCTACCAGTTAAATACAAAAAATACTTTGAAAACATACAATGAAACCAATACCAATTTTTGTCGGATACGATCCCAGAGAAGCAATAGCTTACCACACCTGTGTTAACTCAATCATTAGGCATGCAAGCAAGCCTGTAGCAATTATTCCACTGGCCCTTAACTTGTTTACCGACTACACAGAAACGCACACTGATGGTAGCAATCAGTTTATCTACAGTCGCTTTCTTGTGCCGCACTTGATGGAGTACACTGGCCATGCTATCTTTATAGATGGTGATATGATTGTGCGCAGCGACATTGCGGAACTCTGGGCTCTACGCAATCCTGGCCTGGATGTGCAAGTGGTCAAGCATGACTACAAAACTCGTATGCCTGTAAAATATCTAGGAGCAAAGAATGAAGACTATCCTCGTAAAAATTGGAGTAGTGTTATACTGTGGAATTGTAATAGCTTTCCTAACCGGGCTCTTACTCCCAAGTTCGTCCAGCGTGCCACTGGTAGCGAGCTCCACCGCTTCTCGTGGATAGACGATGATCGCATTGGCGAATTGCCCAAAGAATGGAATTGGTTAGACGTTGAATACGACGCAAACCCCAATGCAAAACTGGTACATTATACCTTGGGCACGCCGTGTTTTCACGAGTTTGCCGATAAAGGCAGCTTTGCCAATGAATGGCACCAAGAAAGAATTCATACAGAATATTGCCAACAACACTTATCAAATGACCAAACTTAAATTTACAGTAGTACATCGTGCCGACCGCAACAATGTAGGCGACCTTGCCAGTAATCCGTTGCAGTATTTCCTCGAACCAGAAGAGTATCAAGTAGTTGATATTACTAATATAAAAAATACTGCATACGATCCTACACTGCCGATGGTTGTAGGTGGGGGTGGCTTGATTGCTAACGAGTTTTTTAATGATGCCATTGAATCGGTATTGCCGTCAGCTGATTTATATCAATTAATTCAAATACAAAAACATAAATGGGATCTGAGAGATCCGGCAAATAAAAAATCACATAAGGAATTTATGTTTGCCCATAGAGAGTTTATTAAAAAATATATGATGCAACTTGCGCCTGCACAGGCCAAACGATACATATGGGGTGCAGGGCATAACGGTCCGTTGGATAAACGTGGCGATGCGGCAGTTGAATATCCAGATTGGCTCATGAAGTTTGACGAAGTTGGTATCCGCGACTGGAATCAAAATCAGCCATGGGTGCCGTGTGCCAGTTGTATGCACCCGGCATTTGATGAAAAATATGCAATTAAAAATGATGTTATATTTTTTGAACATAAAAAACAGTTGATTAAAAACTTCGGCAATGACAGTATACCGCGGTTTGTGAATTCTGGAAGCAACATAGATCAGTCTATTGAACTCCTGGGCAGTGCTAACATAATTTTAACCAATAGTTATCATGGCGCTTATTGGGGTGCGCTGTTGGGTAAGAAAGTTATTGTAGTCGACGCATGGAGTAGTAAATTTTTAAATATGAAACATGTTCCGTATATGTTAAAGCGCGATGGTGACTGGAAAGATGTAGTTGATGATGTTATAATAAGTGACCATGCTCTAGAAGAATGTCGGCTTGCTACTACGGAATTTTGGGAAAAGATTAAATGAAATTAATAGCATATCTATCAACTATTCCGCCGAGTAAAAAAAGTCAGCATAAATTTGAATTGTTAACAAGATTTGTCAGTGGAGTAAACGCATACGGAGACACTGGCGTAGTTAGTTCATCCCCAGTTCTGAGCAACTGCGAAGTAGCATTTATACAAGGATGGCCGCATGCCACCGGAAAACAAGGTACCCACAATCTATTTAGATCAGCAGTACACGAATATCAGAAAAAAAATAACAATAGATTACTTGTAGTAGATAGCAACTTGTTTAACTATCGTGGCAAAAATGAGTATTCTAGATACAGTTTCGACGGAGTTTTCCCGAACACAGGGACATATTTCTGGGATAATCCAGATCCTGCTCGCTGGCAGTCTATAAGTCGCAACACTGGCATTGGGTTGAAGGATTGGCGACAAAATGGCAAACATATATTGGTGTGCTTGCAGCGCAACGGCGGTTGGAGCATGGGCACATACGACATAGTTGATTGGGCTACAAAAACCATTGCCAAACTGCAACAAGCAACAGATCGCCCTATTGTACTGCGACCGCATCCAGGAGACAAAGCCGCAAGACAACACATCGGTAGCGTTGATCATTTTCGTAATGTATCATTGTCTCGGCCTGATTCTACACTAATAGACGATCTCCGAAACTGTTGGGCTGTGGTAAATCACAATTCCAGTCCCACTGTAGGATCTGTAATAGAAGGATATCCAATTTTTGTCACTGATCCAGATCGTAGTCAAGCTGCTGCTGTGGCCAACACAGATCTAAGATTGATAGAAAATCCCGCTATGCCAGATAGACAAGCATGGATAGAACGCATTGCCATGTGCCATTGGAATCACACAGAAGTCGTGTCAGGCGCAGCCTGGCAACACATTAAAAAATATATCTAAATCCAGTGTTGCGCCACCAATGGATGATGCAGCATAGTGCTGGGTTTTTGATTATTTTTTCTAAAATGTAATATTTTAACCAATTCAAGATTGTCTAACTGTCGTTTATGTGCAATCTGCATCCACTCAGTAGGTAAGAAATCAGTGAATAATTCATGGTCAACATGCTGGCTTATCAGTGCTTGATCACCGTACAGCGGCACCTGGCCATACAAAGATTTCCAGTGGTCCAATGGACGAGATTGATATATTTCCCATAAGTGACTGTGGTCACCTTGCCACCACATCATGGCACTTGAGTGAATGTGTTTGTCTGCTTCATACCACATTACAAAAGTTTTGGATTGGCAAGCTGAAACAATTTCATCTATGTTTGAACAAATTACAGTGTCAAGATCCAGATACAGCACAGGTTCAGAAAACACCCCAGGCTTGAACAACTGTAGTTTTGCCCAAAATCCTGTACCAGTTGCATCCAACGGGATTCGGTCAACTGCAACTTCACAGTCACTCAGACACACAAAGCGGTGGGGCACTGTTAAGTTTCTTGCCACTGCTCTCTGCAGTTTGGCAACCCATTCTGCATCATAATTTACTTTGCCGCCGTGTCGCAGTACGCATACAACATTAATCACAATATTTCTCAAGCACCAGTAATCCAGATCCACGATTGCAATGTTCAACTATGTGCCATTGGTGATTTTCCGACAAAAAATCACAGGCCGCCTGAAACACACCAGGCCAATCAGTGGTATCATGAAAAATAATATATCGTTTAACTTTGTTACTGTGTCGGGCCAGTTCAGCAGCAGTGTGCTTTTTTTTATGCACAGTATCAATAAACAACAGGTCAGTTGGTTCTATGTCTACGGCTAGACTATCACCTATGATGAATTCAAAATCAATTTGATGTTGTGTTGCATGTTGGTTAAGTCTGTCCAACACTGTGAGATTTTCATCAGTGATGTCATAGCTACGCAATTTTTTTGGATTGCCAGCCAAGAATGCAGCAGTACTCAATCCAGTGTACACTCCAAACTCTACAATGCTGTCAACTTTGGCCGCGTATTTTGTGTATGTGTCAAATCGGCTAGGACTGTCGCCTAACCAATCAGTTGGAGTTATTTTTAAAGATAAAAAATCATCTCGTAGTTGTGTTATAGTTTTCATTTTTTCATCCAGTATACACCTAATTTACTTTTTCTACTTTTAAGGTAATGATGTTTTATATAATGGGACCAGGTGTCCATCACTTCTGCATGGCTCCAGTCATCCTTTACATGCGCCTCGTAAGGGTTGTCGTATGCATGTTCGTCTTGCGGCATGTGTACAATTGGAATGCTCGCAATCAACACATCCGAAACTGACAAAATTTTATCTACCAATGTCATTGCCTGTTCTTTTGTGATATGTTCCAGTACATCTCCGGCAATTACAACACTAACAGGTCCCAGAGCTTCCCAATTTACTTCACGCACATCTTGATTAATAATTTGATCGTATCGCTGTTCTAGATTGTATTTTTTTATGTATGGCTCCCATACTTCTATACCAATCCAATAAGCAGAGTTGCAGCAGTTGTGTTGTTCTTTAATGAGATTGACGTAGGTACCAGACCCGGGTCCAATGTCAACAATTTTTGTAATTTTTTCATGGTGTTCTTGAAACCACGCAAGCGTTTCTGATTTACCTGTTTTTAAACTGTATGACATTGATTAATTTTCCTTATCCCAAATTTTAGTTTTAATGAGGCTGGATCTACCGTGTGTTCTTTCTCTATCCTGTGCCTGTCCCATCATGTAATTATGTATTTGAATTTTTACTATGTATTGATTTATTGCGTTGTCTGCCGGCAGGAATGATTGATGATAAAAATCTACAAGTTTCTGTGCAGCATGTGGTTTTATTGCATAGCCGGCGGCGCCGGGAAGGCTGCTGCGTTGATAGTATTCAGCTGTGGGATCACCTGTAGGAGATTCTAAATAATGCTTGTATTTTTCCATTTTCTTAGTATGACTACTAGCCAGAATCAAAACATCAGTCCATTCAACCGGGTAGTACGGGCGAATTACATGAGCATCGTCTTCCCATATTACAATGGGTTGATCAGAGTTTGCACAAAGTTTCCATAGTCTGTAATGACTATCAAAACATCCGACTATGCCCGGAGTTGTGCGGTCTTGCTTGCACTGATCCAAAAACGGTACATCGGGTCCTTTAAACCCCCAAGGATGGCACTGTCGATTATTTTTTTGATATTGTATCAGTGCTTGATCTCCGTAAGAGCCTTCAAACAATTCGGCTTCTATTTTAAAATTAGACAGTTCTTTTTGTAAACGAAGGCCACTATTCAAACTTGCAGGAATATTACTTAAACAAATGATGTAGCTTTTCATTGCCAATACGCCTCTGTTCTTTTAATTTTTAAATCGCTTAATTTACTACGACCCAATGACTTGCGATCACCTTTCAAGTGATCTAGATAGGCACCCCATTCACTGTTGATCAACGGATGGCCTTCGCCCGAAATCAAATGGCTACTCCAATCGTGTTGTTCCAACGTCATTGATTTACGCACAACATCAAACACAAAACTGTCGTGCCATTCTTTCATGGTGAATATTCCGTTGTCTGCATCGTCGTACACACGCTGAAACTCTTTGAGAAATTTTGATGTGGCCGGAGAACGCAGATTCATAGCATACAACCCGCATTCGGTGTATTTGCCTTTGCGACCCAAGAAACAAATGTCAGCTGCGGCGGGACACAAATTGTGTAATTGCGCCATCGAGATAGGACTATGACACACAGTGTCAGCATCCATCCATATCAGCCAATCAGTTGCAGCATGGGCAGCAGCAAATATAGCATATACTTTGTGAGCAAAGCGTACAGCATTCCATTTGAATCCTTTGGCAGCGTCTTTGCGGTTGTTTCTTGTGGGGTCAGCAGACACATCACCATTGGCCTTGGGAACACCGCGCCATTTTGTTTTGAATGCCACTAGTTCTGGACTGTCCCGATGCAGATCTAACACACGCAAGTTGGGTGCAGATTCAACGACAGTGCAATCTTCAGCATACACTATCAAGTCAACTTCTGCAGGCCATGTGTTCAGGAATGTTTCGATCATTCTTTTGCCGTATTTTTTGTAGCCAGATGCGTTGAATGTGGTGACCACAGAGAATTTACGACTCATTGTTTTCCTTATAACTAAGTGTATATTTAACCGGGTATATTATGAGAGTAAGTATTTTTGACCAATATGGCGCACTCAACAGCGGGCCTGTGTTTGACGCCATTAGAACAGGTCTTGACCAACTGGGTATCAAGCATAACAACATGGACAGTTCGGCAGATGTTGCTGTTATCTGGAGTCAGTTGTGGCACGGCCGCATGAAGCACAATCGTGAAATATGGCAAACATTTAGAAACAGCGGAAGGCCTGTGATAGTGGCCGAGGTGGGCATGCTGCGGCGCGGCAGCACATGGAAATTGGGATTGAACGGAACCGGCAGCACTGCTTATTATGGCACTGAGTTGATACCAGGTCGTGCAGCCAACCTACGACTGACAGCCAAGCCCTGGACCAACACTGGATACAATATTGTCATTGCAGCACAGCGTTCAGAAAGTGAACAATGGGCTGGACAACCGCCCACTGTGGCCTGGCTGACAGAAACTGCTGGCAAGATTAGAGAATATACAGATCGACCCATTGTTATACGGCCACACCCAAGACAGCGTATAGGTGCAGTGCCAGGTTGTGTTATACAAATGCCCACGCCGGTTCAGGGAACCTATGATAACTTTGACTATGATCGGTGTTTGGCCACTGCGTGGGCTGTGATCAATCACAACAGCGGACCTGGCTCACAAGCAGTGTTGGCTGGTGTTCCGGCGTTTGTCAATTCAACCAGTTTGGCTGCACCAGTGGGCAATTTAGATCTGTCCCGTATCAACGATCCTGCCAGACCAGATCGTACAGCATGGCTGGAACAGCTGGCACATACCGAATGGTATACAGAAGAAATTGCCTCTGGTTTACCGCTTGGCCGTTTATTGTTGCCCCATCCGGGATAAACTTTTATCAATCCACTGTAGCACAAGGTCTTGTTGCCGTATCATACCGTGGCGCTGTATACTGGTCATTGCTGTTTCTGGCAGTAGATCCTTTTCTGCCAATTCATACCATGTGGTAGTGCTGTATGGCATAGGAGCATGGGCACTCTTGTAGGCAATCACATGTATAAAATCATCGTCTGGCCGCTTTAGAAAAAAGCCCGAATTGCAATCCCACCCATTCACTGCCAGCATGTGAATCAAACTGACCACTGTGTGATGATAATAGCATCCAGCGGGCTGCACAAACGACAGTTGGCGAATGTCCATGTTGGTGGTCTGCGGAATTGCCATTACCAACATGGCGCCATCTTCGGCAATGCTGTTCCATTTACCTAGAGTTTCTAGTGGATTTACGCAATACTGAAAAGCATCGTGACACCACAGCACATCAAACTTTGTCTTTTTTGGTAGCCGGTTGACTTGTTCAAAGTCAATCAGTTGATGCGTGATATTTGGATATTTTTTAAACATCGATGGTGCGTTGGCAATGTCAACTCCGGTGCAACGAATGTTCAACGGTTGCGGCGCATCCTCTCTGGTGGTTCTAGTTGCCCACCATTCTAGATCCATACCGCTGCCACAACCAAGATCAACCAGTGTACCAATGCTTTCCATGAAGTCATCATACTCGGCCAATGTGTTGAGAGTTTGTAAACTGTGTTCGTGCCGTTCTTGGTCGTTTCTAAATGTCATAGTTGTATGTCTTCCATCCCAGCAGCTCGTAATCTTACCACATGTCCCAGCATGAAGTTTTTACTTTCCATGGCTTTCATAATGCCCAAGTAACGATTTCTCAAGTAGGCCACTTCGTTGATGATAGTTTCAAAGTCAATCACTTCGTCTTCGCCATCCACATATTTTTCAGCATCTCTGCTGGTCAATGCTCTAGCATATGCTTCGAGATATTTTTGAAAATGTTTTCGACGAATCTTGCGTAGCTGTATGTTGAGATGATTTAATACTGCTTCAATTTCTTGAAGCTGATTAAATCTATGTTCTGTAATGCCCGGCAGTGCTGAGATATTTCGTTCAACCATGCCGCCAATGGCGCAATCACGGCGTGCAGCAGTGAGTTCTTGCTCAAAGTGAGCAATGAAATCTGGGATTGCTCCCAGATCACTAGTGACACGGCTGAGCCACATGATTAATCTTC